CTAAGGAGGAACAACTATGAACATACCTAAATACGCACTTGGTCAGAAGATATACTACATCGGATTCTATAGCGACGCCCGACATGAAGGTGTGGTGGAAGAAGTTATAATTAAGGACCAAGGGGTTTACTATAAGATAGGAAGTATAACTAGCGAAGCTGCCGAAGAGAATCTCTTTCTCGGGACTTGCGAGCTCGGTGAGTACGAAATAAAGGGAATCGTGGAGGCGTAATGGCACTATTGCAACTATATTCGAAGAATCCTGACTTCTCTTGGATTCTCTCTAAGAATCCTGAAGGAGATATGCAGATCAAGTCTTTGAGAGAAGGACACTCTTTTGGGTGGTACTCTAAGGGAAGATCGGACACATATAATATCTACTTTAAGGACCACGATACACAAGTATCCTTTGGCGACGTTAGAGATGAGTCGGATTTTTCTGCTGAATACATAGACACCTCAAGGTATATATCGTCTCAGGCCTATATCAAGATGCTGGACGACTTTCTCTTTAGTGTAGTTCGGAAACCCTCGGATAAGGATGTCGGAAACTTCGAGAGCACTATACACCTTTCGATGGTTGACGTAGTAGGTCTTGATAAGTTCGCTAAGTACTTTCCCGACTTTACGTTCACCCTCAACCCCTTCTCAAAGAACAAGAAGGTGAAGAGTCTACTAGTCTCCACTCAGAAGCCTATCCGAGACCTTATATGTTGCGTGATGGCTTACCTCATGATGACCTCAATAAAGACTAATCAATTAGGTTGGGTGGACGACAATTGGGTGGAGAAAGCGTTTAGATGTCTGAATAAGATTAAAGCACCTATCGGAGTCAGACAGTATTTCAAAGTGAACCTGATAAACTCTCCCAAGATCTTCACCAAACTGAAATCTCAGATCGATATTCCAGGAGTTACGGATTTTAAGTTCGGGTCTACTTCAATGGCTAGACATTCTTTCGTCTCGAACAATCTCTCGAAGGACATGGCCGTCTACGACTTCGGTTGTGGAGAAGGTGCCTACTTTAAATACGCAAAGAAGCTCGAACAGGGTCTGAACTGGTACTACCACGATATTGACGAAGAGCGTATGAAGCTATGCGAGAAGCTAGTTAAGAAGAAAGAACTAGTTAACGTGGTAGCAGGGAAACCTCCGCTAACTTCTGGAGTAGATAACACTCCCTTCGTTCAGGCTGTTATGGTTGAGGTTCTCGAGCACATGCCGAAGGAGGGATCTCGTAACGCAATAATAGATGCTGTAGAGAATTTAGGAATCCAAAAACTTATACTTACTCTACCTAACCGGAACTTTAATAAGTACTACCTCATGTCTGAAGACGAGACGAGATTAGATGACCACTTCTGGGAGCCAGACTATGTAGAAGCCGTAGACTTCGTGAAGGAGACTCTGAGCGAGGAAGATTGGGTGTTTGACTTCTTTGCTTTAGGAGACCTCGTTCTGTCTCAGATAAGCGAAGACGGTGTGGTTGTGGAAGCTTCTAGCCCGACGACAGGTATAGTTATAACGAGGAGAAAGTAATGGAAATTCTTAGAGTAGTGTTAGACGTTCTCGGATACCTAGCGGTATTTATGGGTGTTGTTGTATTTATTCTCGTATTAGTGGGGTGTTGGATGCACTATACGATGAGTGTCACGAAGGATGATACATATACAGACGTTAAGGTGAGTACTCCCAAGGTTAACGTCGATCCTCTCAGTAAGAAGGAACGTAAGGAAGTCGAGAAGAAACAAACCATTACTCGTCGCAAAGCAGTGAAGAGGAAGATTAATGCTCAGAATTCTGAAGTGGCTTAGGAAATCTTCTATCGGACATTCTTGTAAGGGTAATGCTTACACGATGTTCTCTCTGAAATTCAGCTCAAAATACAGATGCGAGAAACAGGACTTTGTCGAATGTTCTGTGTGCGGATCAAGGAGAATGGTCAGTTCTGTAGTCAACTTCGTCGAAGAGTATCTAACTCTACATCAGACAACATCTCCTTGCCGAGAGATTAAGGAAGTAGTTGAAGGATGGATTAAGAATACTCACTCCATAGAGGACCTATATAAATCCGTGAGTGGACCCTTTTCAATAATCTTAAATAGGCGCGAGAAGATTAAACTAACTAGCTGGAACTAGTTCTAACCGTCTACATAACCTTGACAAGATCAAGTGTGTTACGGAGCAGTCTTACAGCCAGTGTTGTTCGAACCTAATCGGACGAGATTCTCGGTGGAAGACTAGACGAACTATTCAGCGCGGATCTATGATAAAGAATCTTCCATATAAAGAAAAACTAGAGCACCTCAAGAGAATCCTCTCTAATATAGAGACCGAGTCTTCTGAGGAAGTCCTAAACATAATCTATCTATGTCAGACCAACGGGACATGTGAGGACTCTTTCTTCCAATCAGAATCTGTATGGTTTAACGACATAACTGAACTCGTGGATACTAGGAGCGATCTCTCCAAGGAGATTGGAAGTTTTATTCATGAACTGAATAAGTATTTCTTATCTCTCTTTAAGTCTCAAGGTTCCCTGGTAACTAAAGAGACCCCTATGATCCCTGTGTTGTTTCAGAGAGTTATGCTGGTCTCAGACTTTCTCTCGCTCGGGAATAATCTCAAGAGGTCTCCGAATCTCTCTATGGTTGATGTTCCTACAGTGTCGAACGCTTACCCTCTATTAGTGAGTCTATCGGCTCGAACCTCTATTTCTGATAACTTCCTTAACGAGTTCCTAAAGAATGCCAACGTATCAGGATCTAATTGACCAAGCAATTTCCGGTATACTCTCGAGAATATCTAACCTACAAGGGCGAGACACTCTTCCCGCGCAATTTACAACTAATTGGTCTCAGAATCTACAAATAGCTGATTCGTCTACACGTAGGGGGAAACCTGCAGGGCTAGCTGTCTCCCTATTTACAGCCGTACCGCAGTTGGTTACGGAGACCACGATTAGGTCTCAGCTGCAATCTTTCCTAACCACAGCGAATGTGTGGCAGAAAGCGAGTCAGACAATAACCCCGAGAGGACTAATTAACTTTTACAACAATCTAGCCGTGTTTTATCAGATGAAGGTGCTTAGGTACTCAGGAGGGTATAACTCGGGAGGATCTATCACACCTGCTGTTAACTTTAACATATCTAGAGTGTTATTCAATCCCGCCGCCGTATCCTTTCCTCTTGTTCCGACGAACCAAGAATCTCCAGCAGCCATCGCCTCTGATACTAACTCTCTACTAACAGCCTTGAACAACTCTTTATCTTCTCTCAGCACAGTGAACGTAGTCTACAGTTATAGTGTTTACTCCTGTAGCTGTTCTTCGTCTAGTTCGAGCTCCTCTAGTTCTTCCTCCAGCTTCTTTGCAGCTTATTTAGATATAGGAGCTTAAAACATGACTATAGCAGTAAATAACCAGATTTTATTTGGCGATTTAATACAGTCCGTATCGGCAACCATAATAAGCTTAATCGGCAATTTAAGCGGGAGGGATACTGTAAGCACTCGGTTCCTCGCAGGGGCCGTAGTTAGGAACATAGATCTAGTTACTGTGTATGGAGTCTCGCAAGGACCTGTATCCTTCTCAGTCACAACACCCAACACAGGACTCCCTGGAAATGGTCAGTCTCCACAACAGAACGCTCCGACAGGCCCTCTAGTATTAACAAGCACGATCAACACAGAGCTTCAACAGTTCTTAGAGGCTCGGAACCAGTGGCAGAGGCTGGACACAACTTTGACTCAGAGGAGTTTACTATCTTTCTTTAATACACTGGCTGTGTTCGTGGAAGCTAAACTTAAGGTATATACTGCAGGACTAAGCCCTCAGACTGATAGGAAGATATTTTACTGGCCTATAGGTAGCGTGACCTTTAGAGACATACTGATTGATACTCCTGTGACAGGTAATAACGTACCCACCCCTATCTCGAACGACGTGAATAGATTACTATCTGATCTCTCCCTCACAGTAGCTACAACGGCTAGAGTAGTTAACATGCAGTATGTTATTACGGGGGTAAGTTGCTCTAGCTCGTCTTGTTCTTCTAGCTCCTCGTCGTCAATATTTATTGCTCACATGAACTTAAACTAGGTCTCTAATTTGTCTAATGTACCTCTGGAAATCCTCGAGCTAATACTTTGGCACGATTGTAAGAACAACTGCAAATTCTGTTGGCAGAAGGCAAAGAACCATAAAGACAAGTTCCTAGATGAATCTCAAAAGATTACCAGTATTTTTAGAGCGGTAGATCTAGTAAAATCCTACGGACAATACCACGAAAAACACCACTTACTTTTAGTAGGAGGGGAGATCTTTGACATACAGTTCTCGTCCCAATTACACTCAACCTTCTTCAAGCTGATAGATTTAGTTGTCGAGAAGATGGTCAGCGGCCAGATTGAATTGCTGTATGTGAATACAAACTTGATTTATAAAGATTTGTCTACTCTTCTGAGATTCCTAGACGAACTTAACAGGCACGAACTCCTCTCTAGATTGAGATTCACAACGTCTTATGACTTAGTGGGGAGGTATAAAACCGAAGAGGATAGAGAGTTATTCCTGTCTAACTTAGAGTTCGTAGAGTCTAACTACAGGTACTCAGGATTGAAGATTGTAGCTAACATGATTATGTCTGACTATGTATGTAACGAAATTCTTGAGGACAGGTTTGGTGTTAAAGAATTCTCTGAAGAATATAATATAAAGCTTAACCTACTCCCCTACATTACTCTAATACCTGAGTTAAGCGCTTCGAGGGATAAGGTGATGCGAACCCTAGTCAAGGTTAACAACCAAGTTCCGAGGTATCTTAAGGAATATGTAGAGGGATTCCTGATAAACCAACCGAGAAGATTGTTTGAGTATTCCTCAGGAAGCGTAAACGATTACAGACATTGTACTTCCTCACTATCTGAGTGTGGACACTCTGTTAACTTCAAGAAATACTCCGAGGGAGAACAAAGGTGCTACGTATGCGACATTAAAAATCTCTATGAGACTGTGGGAGATTAGACGATGGCTTTCGGGCGCAAAGGTCAGTTCATCACCTGTACTCAATTCGAGTTATGGGAGAACTGTAAGAATAACTGCCCTTGGTGTTATCAAGGTAAGTCCCGCAGATGGAGTAATGCTGAAGAGAGACGGACACGGATTAACGACGTCAGAAGCATGATAACGGACCCCGATTACATGACTCCGTACAATGGGGTAGGGTTAATCGGGGGAGAGTTGTTCGACCCAGAATACTACTCTCCTCAGTTCCGGGATCTCGGGAAGGATCTTAACAGACTGTTCTTAGAGTATGAGATTGAAGACCTATGGCTTACTGCGGGCCTGTTAGACGAATCCCAGGAACAGCAGCTACTAAACTTTCTTAAATTATTCGACTTCGAAAAGTTCGGAGACAACCAAAGAGTGCTTATATGCACTTCTTACGACACAGAAGGCAGATTCAGAGATGAAAACCACAAGAGAGAGTGGTTCGTTAGGCTAGAGAAACTTAAAAAGACATCTGACCACGTAGACATACACATACAGTCTACAACGTTCCAGCCGTTTATTGACGAAGTTATGGTTGGTGGGTACGGTTATTCGGAGATAGTTAAAAATAAGTACTCTTTCGACTTCAAACCCCCTGCTCCGGGTAATCACTACAGACAATTCTTTAACAGCGTAGAGTCGTATTTAAGAGTGTGGAGAGAAGCGGTATTCACTGGAGAGGTAGACTCTTCTGTAATGCCTGGTTCCAGATCTCAATACATCCAATTCCTCAGGAAGATCGCTAAAGATTTTGGCCTAGAGAAGGTTATGAACTTTGCAGCTAGCGAAGTTCGTAGTAAGAGCCTCGACACCCCTGGAGAGGTAATAGAGGACCGTTGGAGTAACGCAGGGGATAAAGATCAAGCTCCTTGTGGACACCAGTTGGATTCTTATTGCTACCAAGATTCCGATAAGTGTTGTAGGTGCGATGCTTTGAGTCTCGTGGAGGTACTACAGAATGGGTAACATGTTAGAGCTGGTTCCCTCTATTCCTGAAGGAAACTGTGTGCAATACGGAATCTGGCCGTCGTGTCAAGGCCAGTGTAAATTCTGTGTTCGTAAGGATCGTAGGTTTTTGGGAACTGAAAAAAGAAAGCTTAACATTGACTTTATCCGCAATAATATTACAGCTATAGATTGGAAGGGTCAGTTCAGCCCAGGCATCTCTATACTGGGGGGAGAGGTCTATTGCTGGGATTGTCCTGAAGAGAACAAGCTCTATCTAGATCTAGTAGAGGATATAATCGAGAAGATACTGAAGGTCTCGCCTAACCCGTACGTCAAATACTCCACAGTTACAAACGGTATGTATGATCCTAATATACTTCTCTATCCCGTTGTTGATAAGATTAAAGACGCCGTAGGTATGAAGTGTGTGGATGTTAACTTCTCTTACGATCTTAAATATAGGTACTGGAGAGAGGGCCAGAGAGAATTAGTCCTAAAGAATATACAGGATTTCCGGAAGAGGTATGACTACAAAGTCGGGGTCCAGATGATTCTCGCTCAGTACGTCGTAGATATGTGGGAGAATAAGGAGATAGACTTCCATAAGATTATCGGAGAGGATCTAAAAGGATGCCACCTAGCATTTCTCTACCCCCATGACGTTAACAGCGGGATTAACCTCCCTGATTTTTTCCTTAAGAGGAAACCCTTCCTAAGGTTTATCTCTTGGTATCGGAGGGAATTCCCGGAAAATTACATGTCCTTTTATTATTCAACCATGAACTCTGGAACATTTAAGTACACCGGGTTATTCGATAGAGCAGGTATGTATTGTCCAGACAAGATCCCTTTTGATGTGTATCAACAGCCTGTACTCTCCGACGGTAAAGAGATCCTAAACCCTGCTTGTGGACACTCTACTATCTATACTTGCTATCAAGATTCCGATAAGTGTTTGCTGTGCGATCTTATGAATCTCGGAGAAGCGTAGAGCCTAGATCTTTCTAATTGTCTAGGTATTATTGAGACTTAAAATAATGGGAATTCCTGCTTATAGCTTCAGCACGATCCAGAACGCAATATATAATTTTGCAATAGATCCTGGACGTAGTCAGAACATTGGCGCGTTCACTCCTACGCTCCCGGAAAGATCAACGCCGTTCCGTTCTGGAGGTAACGTCAACGCAAACCCTAGACAATCTGGAGCTTCGAACGCGGCCCCTATTCCTACAGGACAGATATGGATCGACGCCGTGACGTCAGGATTACATCTAAATACTGTCTCCGCCGCAACAGTAAGTTCTGATCTTTCGACCTGGCTTACAACTTTAGGAGTACCGACAAGTGGTAACGTTGGCAATACCAATCAGCTGTTCTTCATGATGGGGGCTGCGGTTTCTTTCGTGGCGTCTAATATCTTAAAGATAGGGTCTGGTTGGTCTACAAGCCAATATAATACATACGTGAGTAGAGGTCCCTGGAATATTGAGGGGTGGGGATCCTTACCTTCCGGTTCGGGAGATCCTATTTCTGCTAACGGATTAAACGTCGTAGCGAGACGAGTCTTAAGACACATGCACGATGCTGGGGTGACAGGGACTCAACCTAAGTGCTATACTGCCCCTTACCACGTGAGTCGAAATAACTGCTCTTGCTCTTCCTCGTGCTCCTCTAGTTCCAGTTCATCCAGTTCCAGTTCGAGTTCCATATTTATTGCTCACATGAATATTTCGCAATAAATATGGAACTCTTCGAGTTCCGTAGTTAAGGATTATAAATGCCATCAGCACAAAATATAATAGACCAGAATGCGTTTTATAACGAGGTGATGCAGTATGTAATAGATAACTGCATGAACGTAGCGACTCTGTCAGGGCCTTCCCTCACTTGTGGAGGTACCATACAGCAGATTAGAGTAAACGTTAACGTACCAGGGCGAGGCCCTGGAACTGACCCAAGTAACGGTGGAGATACGATTACTAACTTAGGCATCAACGTCGACTTAACGGCGTATGGTACCGTTACAGCTAACCAGATACAAGTAACATACGTAAACTACCTAAATTCAATGGGTCTAGCATACAACCAGCTTATCGGAAAACCAATAACCACTAAGAGCATGATGGCCCTTTTATGTGCTGCCTCCTACTTCGTAGCAACGTACGTAAGGATGTATAGAGTTAGGACTAACATAACTTCTTCAGGGACCGGAACGTTAACCAACGCCAACGTCCTACAAGCAGCTCCATTCTTCGACAACGCCGCTAACCCCTGGATTGGGATGCCGTTCAGTTTTTCAGACCTTACGTCTACTCCCACAACTAGCGACATCGACGGTATGGTGTTCTTCCTTATGAGGATGTTATTAGCCCAAGATAACGTAATTAACCCGCAATACACGAGAGCTAACGTGTCTTGTTGCTGCTCGTCTTGTTCTTCTAGCTCCTCATCGAGCTCTAGCTTGTTTATTGCTTACATGAATCTACTGAATAACTGAGGAATCGAATGGATCAGAATAAATACATTGAAGAATCTATCCACGTAGAGAGTTTAGAGGATGTAAAAATCATAATATCTGAGAAGTACACCGATTCTGAGACTTACGGAACTCTGACCTTGGATGTTCGCAACACAACACCTGAAGAAATTACAGATATACTCAATTTCCTCAATAAAGAAGGCATTGAGAAGTTACCATACGTAATTTGCGACGTGAACGTTAAGGAATGTCCTTTCGAGTCTAAGGTAGCAACATTGAAACACATGCTAGGGAACGAAGATCTCAGAAGCCCGACCGGAACGTTAAACATCTACAACCTACTTAAGGATGTGAACAGCTTCTCTGAAGAGTACTTCAATTGCAAAGAGACGTATACTAACTCTCTCGAAGAGTTCATAGATCTAAGAACGGAATTGAAGGAAGATTTAGATAGATATGCTGTGTCTCTCTCGCACCTCTATCTCTCTATTTGTGTTAACTTCGGAGTCCTCGATGGAACAGACCCCGTACATAAGCTACCAAGCAACTATAAGTCTATGTTCTTAATCTCAGACTTACATACCCTATCGAGAGTAGTCAAGAAGCACCTGAATAATATAGACCTGAAGAATTTAAAGAGGATTGATTGCGCTCCCCAAATATTCGGTTTTTGGTCCGAGAAGCACCTCTTAGGTAACCATGTGTGGGATTACGTTCTTAACAGGCTAGAGCAAAAACCGGAGTAATAAGTTGATAGACGGGAAGAAGGAATTTCAAGTAGAGCTGTTCCAAGAATGTAATAACATGTGTAAGTTCTGTTTTCTCGGGGACGGAAACCGAAGAACTCGCAACGACAATAAGCTCGAAGCTATAAACGCGACCCTAAAGTTCCTATCTGATGATGAAAATCTAAAAGACTACTACTGCTTGTCTTTTATTGGCGGGGAATTCTTCCAAGGACAATTAGACACTCCTGAAGTTAGAGAAAGCTTCTTCAAACTAATGTCTAAAGCATCCGATTTACTTAGACGGGGCCTCGTTAAGACTGTTTGGTGTTCTGCAACATTGACTCTCGGAGACCAGAAAGATCTCTACGAAATGTTAGATCTATTCAGAGATGTCGAATATAATCCTAAAGACGATTCCGGGTTCTGGATTATAGCGTCCTACGACACGACTGGTAGATTCCATACTCAAAAGTATCTAGATAGCTGGGATTACCACATGCTTAACATCCAGAACAGATATCCGTGGGTCAAGTTTAATACATGCACTATACTGTCGCAGCACCTCGTAGACAGATATCTCGACGGTAGGCTTGATTTTCGGGAGTTCTCACGTAAATATAAGACCTCTTTCTTCTTCAAACAACCTGCAATGGGTGGTTGGGGGTTCTCTGGACTGGAAACTAACTCTCTGGAAGCAAGAGCAGCTTTCAACGAGAAGGTGCTAGCGGAATGGTTCCCTACCCGAAAGTCCGTCTTAAAGTTCTTCGCTAAGCTGAAACAGGACGACGAAGCTCTCTACGAAAAACTTTTCAACATCAAATATAGGGCCGACGAACTGTTTCGTAACTTTAATTACGAGGAAGATACTCCTGAGGAACAGAGGAGAAGGATGGCCAAGACAACTAGATTCAAAGATCAGAAAGAAGAGACTGATGAAGGCTTTGGTTTACTTCCTTGCGGACACCCTAACGTCTACCAAGCTTACGTAGATTCTGATAAGTGCTGGGTCTGTGATAGAGATAGTGTTGGGGGGTAGACTTCTTGAGATTCCTACAATTCGAACTGTGGACTGACTGTCCTTTTGCCTGCGAGTTCTGTTTTAACAAGAACATTAAGAACCAGAAGAGAAAGCTAGAGGCTTTATCTCAAGCTAGCGAGATCCTAGAGAAGGAAATCCTTAAGGGTGTAGAGATTGTGGGAGTTATGGGTGGGGAACTCTTTAATCCGTGTTACCCTGATGAAGTTAAAGAGGGCCTCGTAAGTTTCTTTAATCAGATCACATCACACGTGCTCGAGGGAAATATCGGACAAGTCTACGTTAACACTCCTCTACTGCATGGGGATAGATCTTTCTTAGAGGGAATTGTTAGGATATTCGAAGAAAGAGGAATCTTAGATAAACTCCTAATATGCACCTCTTGGGATCCTAAAGGACGGTTCGAGAAAACCCCTTACAGGTTTAAGTTCTGGGAACGAGATATGCTCTGGTTGAGAGAGATCGGAGTGAAGGTTCACGTAGAGGTAGTCCTAACTCAATCCTTCCTGAATTCTGGGTTCGACTTCAAACTCTTCTCAGACAAGTACTCTAACTCAATAGGGTTCATAACACCTCACGTTCCTTTCTTCTTCGATGGGAACAAGCAACAGTTTCAGACTCAATGCGGAGAATTCTTCCCTAAGAGAAAAGACTTCATGGAGTGGTTAGTAAGAGTTCGAGACGAAGGACATTATAAAGTAGAGGATATGCTAGATAGGGACCTCCACTCAAACCATCTATATTTCTGGAGAGACGAGCATGGTTTTCTCGAGAGATCTAACAGAACAACAGATGAGAAGTATCACCCTATAGAATTCCGTAAAGATCAAGTAGGATACATCGACTCTGATAGGGACATGAGAGAGGATGTAATATCCATCTGTTCTCTATAGTAGGAGACTTACACTGGATAAGATATACGTAAATTTCGGAGACACTAAATCATCTATAGCGGTGTTAGAGGAGTCTGGTGAGGTTAAGTTCGCAGAGGTAGAGAAGATCTGTCGTAAGAAATCAGGGCACGACCTATTAGATCTAGACACCTGTTTTAAGAAGCTCGGTATACAGAACCCGCAATATAAGTACGTCAGCGAAGTGTCGGAAGATCACCACCTTTTACATGCTTGGGGGGCCCTCTCTCAGTCCGAGTTTGAGGACGCTTCGATACTCGTGCTGGATGGGCACGATGCAAAGAAGGAAACTAGCGGAGGGGTCTATAAAGCGACTACAGTCTCCGGATTTCCTAGCATCGAATGTGTGAGAAAGTATAACGCGGATCAGTCTCTTGGTATTCTGTACTCTGAGAGTACAGAATACTGTGGGTTCTCTGAGAACTCGGAGGGTAAGCTTATGGGTTTAGCACCTTACGGCAAATATACAGAACTCCAACCGTACGTGTGGGCCGACCCTGAGACAGGGGACATACACTCAAAAGGAAACCTAACTAACGAGTTAAACGAACACCTATCGACGTATTTTGACCTACCAGGTATCGAAGGGTTCGACTTTAGGTATGCTGACGTAGCGGCTTACATACAATCAACCTTCTCAGACACCGTGTATAATCTAGTCCGATGGATATCTCATAATCTTCCAAGCCAGAATTTAATAATTACAGGAGGTTGCGCTCTCAACTCTACTTCCAACGGAGAAGTGTCTAGGAATATTGGTAGAGGCATCCTTAAACTTAAAGACATCTACATTCCTCCGACATGCGGCGATGAGGGAACATCTATAGGGGCGATGTGTATGGACAATAAGAAGATTTTGGGAGGTACTCTCGCAAAATCCCGTTTAACTTACGAAATCCCTAAATCTGATTGTGTAGAGACAAACCCCTCTGCCGTGAGACGGATGTTACGGAGAGGAGAGATTGTAGCTTTCTTCTGGGGAGGGTCAGAACATGGTCCTAGAGCTCTTTGTAGTAGGTCTCTATTAGCTGATCCACGAATTTCCTCAGCCTTATACAGACTAAACGAGATTAAAGAGAGGGAGTACTGGAGACCTCTTGCTCCCGTCTTACGTGAACAGGACTTCGACGAACAAACATTCTCTAACGTAGGTAAAGGAAACACCTTACATAGATTCATGCTCACCACAGAGAAATTTGTAAAGGGAGGAAAGTATCCTAAATTCTCCCCAGACGGCACCGCCAGACCCCAAGTCTTATTCAGAGGAGACTCTCCGGTATACAATATTCTCGACGAAGAACTTCCGATACTAATTAATACATCCCTTAACGGAAAAGATCAACCAATAATTGAGACTCCGGAACAAGCTATAAGGTTCTGTAACAAGTTCTCAGATGTTTCTCTAATATTCTGTGACACGGTTGGAGAAATGTATGAATACAAGAAACCTAATTGAAAACCCTAAAAGGACTCTCCTTAGCTCTAGAGTAGCTCTATTTTGTGCTCTAGTTCTTGCAGGGGCATCGGCTTTCACCACCATCGGAGGCATGTACGAGCTGTATTACCTAGCTGGAGCAACAACAGTCCTACTAATCTGCACCGGCATCGAAGTTGTGCGTATATCTTCTATCTATTTCCTATCTCTCTATTGGAAAGCCTTGAATAAAGGGTTTAGAGCTATAGGGCTATTCTTAGTCATGGTAGCATGTTTAATATCCGCCGTAGGTACATCCTCCTTCTTTATGTCGGCCTACAACAAGCAGACTAATAAGGTTCAACCTCATCAAATACAAGTAGCAGCCAAGGAAGAACAGATCAAGGCCCTTAATAGAGAGAATCAAGCATTCCAAGAGGAAGTTAGCAGACTACGAGAACTAATCCAAGACGACAGAGACAAGCTCTCTAGAGTATCCGTAGATGAGTTCGGTAATCTACCTAGAGAACACTCCACTTTAACAAACAACATTACGTGGAGACAGAATCAGTCTAACAATCGAAGCCAATCAGTTAGAGCCAACGAGGTTCAGATACGCCAACTGCAATCCGAGATCTCTCAACTAAGAGTTGCAACAATAGAGGATGCTCCAGAACTGTCTAGATTGGTCCCCATAGGAAACCTGTTCGGTTTCTCTGACCCCTCCTCTATGATCTCCTTCTTAACGATCTTACTGGTTATAGCGTTTGACCCACTAGCTCTATGGATTATGTTGCTCTCTACAAGACTCCGTAAAATGGTCAACGAGCACGAGGCTGAGATATTATCCTCCGATAAGTCTCTACAGACCCAAGTCGTGGCAGACATGAGCGGTGTTTCAGAGGGCAATAAATCGGTGAAGGACACCCTGAACTTGATTAAAAGGGGTGTGACTGAAGCTGTGAAGCATAAATTGTTCGAAAGAAAAGACGAATCCGAGATCGAACCACTTAAAACTCCTAAGCAGCCCGAACATAAAGTCGTAGTAAACGTCGAACCCACTCCCCAAGATTCACAAGAAGATAGTAACTCGGAGAAGACGGACAAAGAAATTAGTGACTTATCTAAAAGGCAAGAGATGTTAGACAGATTATCTAAAGCCAGAGCAGCTAAGAAGTTTAAGAAAGAGTCTACAGACACGCACCAAGAGGGGGTTGATTCCCTTATAGTCGAGGAAACATTAATAGAAAACCCTGAAGAGTTTAATATTCGTATTGAATTAACGGAGACCGATGGAGGAACTAACCCCTTCCTTGATCCGATCGACGTAGTGAACGAGAAGAATGGGTTGTCGGGAGTGAGGTCAGATCCTTTCGCTAACCTAGGTTTGGGTAAGCCTACATTCGCACCTAAAACGGTTACACCTAACGAGTACGGAGACTGGGTGAAGGGTCAGAGCAAATCTTACAAGAGAATACCCATGAGAAACAAAACTATAGCCGCAGGAGACAGCTCTGGTGAAGGCTCTATATAGTAATTCTGTAAGGAACCCCTACATAAACAAACAAGAAGAAACGTAATTGCGACAATTCCTAGCTAATCTTACTCTGGAGAACGCAATACTCTATGTACTTTACCTCTCAATGTTCTGGACCGCGTACGTGCTAATTAGTGCTAATTAGGTCTAAGAACGTGCTCTAGCTCTTTCTAAACACCTAGTAACACCTGTTTGTTGCGATCTACTATATTCAATCGGACAATCTCCGAGACCCAACCTATACATTAATATCTATAAAGGATAAACAATATGACTGTTTTTAAGTCTCTTGTGGAATCTGCTCCTGCCGTCGTTGGCGCGAAAGAAGGTCTCTCTGAGTCCGTCGTCGCTCTCTTCGAATCGCAGGGTGGAGCTTCCCGCTTTAAAGCTGTCGCTGGTCTCCTCGAGTCGTCTAAAAAAGGCGATGTAGCTCGTGGTAAAGCGATAGTTCGCGTCATGGAAAACTTTGAGAAGCACTTTAACCACGCGAAAGCCCAGCTTTCCGAGGCTACTGTTCAAGCTTCGCTAGGTTCGATGGCCTCCCTCACCCCACGCGTGTTAGACATTGTTGGTTGTGAATATCAGAGAGCAGCCTAGTTCTCTATAAGTCTAATTGGTTTTTAAATCCCTAGATTGCAGTCTAGGGATTTCTTTTTACAAGAAATTGACATTGTTGGTGTCTTCTAATCCGACGTGATAACAAAGACATGCAATAATTGTAAGAACCAGTACATCTACGACAGTAGCAATCGATGGACCCAGTTCATCAACACAATAGGTAAGATTAGGAAGTACGATTCAGCGGCCTATTGCTCAGGAAAATGTGCCGGAGAAGATGCCAAGAGGAAATTACACGGTAAGGGAGTACAGGATAAAGCCAAGGACACTATCGAGAGAGTCTACGGAGATAGGGTGTTCTCTAGGAGCAAGATCGTAAGAGACAGGATTCAAAGGACATGCGAGGAGAGGTACGGAACCAAGACTCCGCTACAAAACAGAGAGATCAGACAAAAAACTTACGAATCTAACGTGAACAATCGCGGAGGAACCTACCATCTTCAGACAGACCCTGTTTTAGAGAAAAATTGGGCGACTAAGAGAACCGACGAGTATCGAGAATTCCAGAGAAGTCTAGCTGAGAAACAGGGGTTCGTGGATATTTCGAGAAAAGCGTGTTTAGAGAAGTACGGGGTTAACAACTTTTTCGGAAGACCCGACTTGCTTAGGGAAAAGCTGGAGGAACGCTACGGGATATCTAATATTAGAGAGAGGGAGGGGGTTTCAGAAAAAGCAGCAGAGACTAGGAGACTTAGTAAGGCCGTAAATGTAGGCGAATTTAACGAGGAGGTGTTTAGATCTAAGTTCGTGATAGATAATATGTTCGAACTTGAGGGTTGTGCTACATATTACAACATTACTATAAAGTCTGCTAGCCACTTTAAGAAGAAATTCGGGATCACGGAAAATAATCGTTACACGAGGAAGACTCTAGAGAAAAGTGTCTACGATTACATATGCTCGGATCTTGAGTTCCAGGAAGAGGTTGTAAGAAACGATAGATCAGTTATAAATCCTCTAGAGTTAGATTTATACGTTCCCTCCAAGAACATAGCGATCGAGATAAACGGGGACTACTGGCACAGCGAGCAGGCTAATCCTGATAAAACCCGTCACCAGAGAAAATCGCAATTATGCGAGAATAAGGGTATACGGCTGATTCATGTCTGGGAACATGAGTGGTTAAGTGATGTAGATTCCTACCGTATTAAGAAGATGTTGAGAAAGATTTTATCTCCAGATTCTCCCAAGGTCTTATATGGGAGAAAATGTGTGGTTAAGGAAATCTCCCAAAACGAATTTGATTCTCTAGCCTCAGAAAACCATCTCCTAGGAACAACCAAATGTCCTGTTCGTCTAGGGCTTTATTTCGGCGAGGAACTAGTGGCATGTCAAGGTTATCGTAGACATGAGAGATTTGAGTGGGAACTCGCTAGATATGTTAATGCGGACTACGCAATCCTTGGAGGAGCGGAGAAGATGTTCGATCACTTCCTAAGTATTTATAACCCTAAATCCTGCGTATCTTATGTTGATTTCAGTAAGTTCTACGGAAAAGTGGACTTAAAGATGGGGTTCAATTACATAAGAACGACAGAACCGACTAATTCTTGGGTGATGAACGGGGAGCGACTCGACAGGAGAACAGCTAGGTACAGGTACCAAAGAGAATTGTCCTGGAAAGACTACGAGACTTGGATGCTTAAAAACGCCTTTAAAATCTGGGATTCCGGCAAGAAAGTTATGGTCTGGACCAAACCCACGTAGACTGACCGCAATCGTAAACAGCTACGAAACCTTCTCTAACCATAATCTCTTCGTTACTAGACCCTTTACCGTCTGAAGTTCTTATCAGTCTATCAGCTCCTAGTTGTCTGAGGAGGTTGTCTGTTATGTGCTTCTCTCCGTTGTACCAGTGAGGTGTCGGTGATCCTCTATCTAATAGCTTGAACCCTAATTCTTCGTAGACGTTTCCAGAGAATTTTGAATTATCGCAGTAAGAGATTACGGATTTAGGATCGTAGGTTTTAAGGAATGCAGAGAACAATCTACTGGATCCTCCTACCACCCGGACCCCTGAGTTAGAGCAAAGTCTTATTAACTCCCAATCTACTTTCTTGTTATATCTAGGTTTACCGAAAGTCATGACCTGAACCAGCTGTCCTTCTTCGAACAGCCCGAAGGACTTTATATCTAGATCTCTGGTTGGTCTCTGTAGGTGGTTGTTTAACACGAACCTGTTAGACTCCTGTATTGTTATCTCCTTTACGTCTAGGTTTCGTGCGTACACGTGTCTCTTAGGGCTGAGCAGGCTTAAAATCTTCCTAGGGTCGTCCCAACCCCATACGTGAATACACTTAAATCCGTGCTTCTCAGCGTTCTTAGACCTATTCATGTGGTAGTTAGGATCTTTAGGAGGTTGTTCTTCCCCGAAGAATCTAGTGCCCAAGGACGAATTATGCGTGTAAGTAGGGTTGATCTCTATTAGAGTTCTTCCTGTCATGAAATCGTATGAGTATTCTCCAATAACCTTCTCTAAACAAACCTCTACTCCAGATTCTTCGAACAGAGTTTTCCATCTTAAGTTCGTCTTAGAGATGGTGTGTCCGTTTTCCTTAATACAATCTGACGTCATACAATAGTAAGGAACTCCGTACTTGTCTAGGTTGGTTTCTCTTATTTTATGTCGAATATCTGATGACTTGAAGACATTCTCGTGTCCGTATTTCTTTATGTTGGTGAGACGGGTCTTTTCCTTGTAGTCCTCGGATTGTAGATATGTCTTGTGTCCGTACCTTTCTTGTACCGTCTTAGACGTCTTAGATTTAACCTCTACGCTTTGTTGAGGGTTCCTAGTGCCGTATCTTTGTAGACTAGTCTCTACTCCCCTTGCAACCATTTCCGGGAGTTTTGCTGGGTTGTCTACACCGTATCTCTCTATACAGGTCCGAACGGCCTTATCTCTCAACATTCGACACTGTGCTGGGTTCTCCACACCGTATTTAGAGATGTTAGTGTCTCTAATCTTACTCTTTACAGACTCTGACTGGAATGTATTCTCTACTCCATATTTCTCTAGGTTGGCCTTCTTAATGTTTTCCTGTCTTAATTTGATACCGCATACGTAGGAGCAGACTTTAGAGGATAAGACACATCCTCTACCCTTTCCTACTCCTGTCTTGGTCCAATTTAACTGTCCTTGAGTATAATCGTACTCCTTTCCACAACATAAACAAGTTCTCATAACACCACCTTTAGTCGAGTAGCCGTGTAGAAAGACCCACAACCGTGAGATACAGTACTAAAATAGATCTTCTAATTACAAGCATTGCAGTGCTGACCTCGTAAATCTTAAAACAATCTACTTAGTTATTGTCTGCAACTGCTCGAAGTAATCTACTATTACATCGTGAATAAGAACCTAAAAGTAATCTCATAAAACTTATTGTGAGATGAAGTTGCGTATATAGCGTATACGCCATCAACGTAAGAAGGTATGCTAGGATAGACATGCCAACAATAAATCACGGAAAATAACTGGAAAGCTATTATGGTGACATAGTAGTTAATCAGACCTGAAGTTAGTGAATAATATCGCTAACAGGGGCAACGCATAGAGAGCGATCCTGAGAAAATCAGACTATAATCTCTCCACGAGGCCGAGAACCAGCTGCAACTGGTAAAAGATATGCTGACCTGCATGTATAATCCATAAGATGCAGAAGTAGAGGATAAAAAGCCTTTACGATAACACATGATCTTCTATCCCAACATGATCACCCCGCTCTTTACCGATCTACAGGTCCTCGACCGTCAGACTGGTGAGATCTTCGTGATCCGTCCCATCTACACCAACACAGCTGCTGGTGTGACTGCTGGTGACGAAATATTCCTTAAAAATTATTTTGCTAATAACAACAGAATCGAATTGGCTCTTGTAGCTTAGTAGACTGTTCTCAATATCAGCATTCTGTTGAGGAATTAAAACAAGGTGAATTGCTGGAACCTCCTAAAGGCAGCTCCGCTAACATAAGAAGGGAAACCAAGAGTATTATGACAGAAAAAGTGAGCATGGATATTACAATGGACAATCAGCAGCCAAGCCCCTCTCGCAATGGGGAAGGTTCAACGACTAGGAAAATATTAACCTGTCGTATATGTGGTAAATTACTTCTTACCACGATACAACCTCTTTGTCGAAGTGAAAGGTATTTTTACTTTCGCAAAAGACATAGAGAAGGTCACGGACACAAGCGAAGCTGCTCGAAAGCAAGGTTACAACTATTTAGTTGTCGTTCTCGAGAAAAGACTTCCTTAGATACTGTAGACTTCAAACAGGATTTGCAAAATAAGATTCCCACGAGTGCCTTGCAAGTATTGAAATATATCGGTTAGATACAATACTTGGTGATATAGTCTGAACTTACATGGAAGTGTAAGAGGTAAGGATAAAGAGCCTTACGATAACAAAATTGAACTACACCGATGGAACATACGCTAGCGAAGTTAGCCTTGCAACCCTTGGTACAGGTGATGGAACTGTCGTGACCTTCACAGGCGCGTTCACGTTCGACACGATTACTGGTGTCAACTCCATCCGTCCTACCTCCGTCCGCGTCGTTGCGAATGGTCGGGTTGTGGCTCAAGACGATGGCCGTGGTAACCTCTTCGGTACTGGTGTTTCTGGTACTGTAAACTACGTTACTGGCGCTATCTCCGTCACGTTCGCAACTGCCCCTGCGACTGGTGTTGTAATCTCTGGCCAGGCTGCCCTCGACTCCGAACAGAACACGTCGATCATCCGTGAAATTGAATTCCAGATGACTAACGTCCCTGTAGTTGCTCGTGCGCATCCGCTAAAGTACAAGATCTCGGCGCAATCGCAGCTTATCATGGCTTCTCACCTCGACATCGACGGTAACGACGTTCTCGTTAACATCGCTGCTGGCCAGATCGCCGTTGAGCGCGACATCTTCTCGACTAACCAGGTTTCGCAAGCTGCGACTCTCTACCCTGCCTTGAACTTCGATGCGTCTGCGACTGGTATCTACTACACTCTTAAGGACTTCTATGGCAACATATCCCTTAAGATCCGTTACGCGGCTGATCTCATCCGTGCGAACGCTGGCCGTGGTGGTGTGTCTTATGTTCTCTGCGGTATCAACGCTGCTAACATAATCACTCAGATCCCTGGCTTCGTTCCTGCGCCTGAGTCGGAAGCTCCGATCGGTCCTTACAAGGCCGGTACCATCGATAACGGTACTATCCCTGTGTTGGTTATGATCAATTCTGGCTCTCTTGTCGGACCGAACGACTTCATCTGCGGCTTCAAAGGCTACCAGATGGGTGATTCGGCTGTCATACTTGCGGAATGGATCCCACTCTATTTCACAGCGCTATGGGAGTCTCCGAACTTGATAAATATGCGCGGTCTTATGAGTCTCTACGACCTTTTCATAAACCGTCCGCAATATCTAGTTAAGGGACAGGTAAGCAATTTCAATGCCGGTAACTAAGTTATCTATTTGAAATAGGTTCTTCCTAAAGATTAGACCTCACTCTGGTGGGGTCTTTTCTTTTATTACTACTGTTAACGAACCGATTCCTCCTTCTAAGATCCATTAACGAACTAGAGGGCTATTATGGACAACACTATATATCACGAAAAAAGAGACTGCGAAGTAAGGAAACTAGATTTTCAGGAGTGTAAACCCTTCCTAGATAGAAACCACCTACAAGGAGCAGGAGTCTCAACCTCGATTAACTATGGTCTCTTTTTAAGGAGTACAAACGAGCTGGTAGGCGTAGCTACATTCGGTCGCGTCAGGTTTGAGGAGTCTGTAGGGTACCCATACGAATGGTATAGGTTGGCTTATAAACGTGGTGTTGAAGTTCGAGGAGGCACTGACCGACTACTAAAGTGCTTTGAAAAAGAGGTAGTAGAGAAGGATTCTTTGGTTTCGTACCAGTTTGATAATTTTAAGGGGGGCATGTTTCCGGTGTTAGGGTTTGAAAAAATAAGCTCTAGCAGTGTCACCCTAAGGAGGAACCCTCAGACGGGGAAAACCACCACACATAGATTCCGGAACGATAAAAGGGATAGAAAGCTACAGGATTGGCTGTTAACTAACTCTGATAGATTTTCCTCAATATCTGAGGCCATGAACTCCTATTACGGATATACGGAAATTATCCACAACAATCTTGCATGTATTAAGTGGGTTAAGTCGTATAAAAAAGGCATGGCAGGTTACATTTATTGTATCACTTCTCCCGAGGGTAAGAGATATGTCGGACAAAAGAGAAAAAATTATTTTGATCCAAGCTATTGGTCGTCCTCTATGAATCCTGAATTTTGGGACGACTTACGTGCGTATGGAAAGAAAGCGTTTAAGAGAGAAATTCTCGAGTGGTGCGATACTCCAAGGGATCTCAACGATCGGGAAATTTTTTGGATAGATGAGATGAAGTCTATGTACTCTCAGGGAGGTTATAACGTAGCGAGAAGCGTCCACCAGATAGAATGGACAGAGGAAAACACAGGACGAAGACTGCAGAAATTGAGAGACTATTGGAACGACGGAGATCACAGAAAACAGAGGGGAGATATAATTAAAAATAGCGAAAAATATAAGGAATCTCGAAAATGGGTAGGAGACCTGATAACCGCAGGAATTATTGAGTCGAACAAAAATAATCCAGAAAGATATATGTTTGCTCAGACGGATTCCTTCAAAGAAAAACAGAGGATTAAAACCCAAGGTAAAAAATTTTACAACAACGGAACAGTTCAGGTGCTGTCTGATGAGTGCCCGGAAGGTTTCGTCAAGGGTTTCATACCTCACGAGGGAAGTTTTAAAATCGGGAACGTTATATCAGAAGAACTTAAACAGAAAAACAGGGAAACTCAGAAAACCCTGATATGGGTAAATAACGGAGAATCTAACAAAAGAATCAAATTAGGAAGTGAAATCCCTCGCGGATTCTCGAGGGGGAGATTCTTCCCTAAAGGAGAGTATCTGTGGTATAATAACGGAACAGTTGAAACGAAGAGCAAACTTCCTATCGAAGGATATGGGTTGGGGAGACTACCTCGTAATTCAATGCCGGTAACTAAGTTATCTATTTGAAATAGGTTCTTCCTAAAGATTAGACCTCACTCTGGTGGGGTCTTTTCTTTTATTACTACTGTTAACGCATCTATGGAAAATATCCAACCATACCCTAATACTTTATAACAACACTTCTAACGTGTGTGGATAGAAAATCACAGATATATAACTTCAACCTTCTTAATCTCTCGGAATTCAAGTTCGAGGGGTCTAGGTGGTGGAAACTCAGGACCAATATAGAGTTAACCCTTAAGTTAAACAGGGACTTAGGTTTCGCTTTCTCAAACGCAAGTGAGTTGGGGTATTGGGTAAGCCACTCTAAGAAGGATTCCTTCCTTTCGAAGACAGTTTGTAAGACGTGTGGAGGTCCTGTAAAGTTTAGGAGTTTGTCGGAAGGGTACCAGAACTTCTGCAGTAATAAATGCAGTACTAGTAACCCAGATACGCAACATAAGAAGAACAAGACGAGTCTGGGGAATAGTGGGTGGGTTGTACCAACGGAAATAAGAGAGTACAAGGAGAAAGCATCTAAGAGGAGAAAGGAAGTTTCCTCAAACCTACATTACAGAATTAAGAGAGAAGGATGTAGCGAATCCAACTACAGGCTGATCTCAAAAGAAAAGGTAACGGAGGCCGTTGAGTGGGTTCTTTCGGACCGTAGGTACCTAGATTTGAAACAGTATTCAATCAGTAAAGGGAAGCCCAAGGGATATTGGTGGGAACTTTACTTCGAAGCCAACAGTAGGTTCCCTGCTGCTTTCCTTAACGTAGCCGAGATAGCGAGATACGTAAAATTAGGAAAAGAAGTTATATCTGATGCTTTTTGTAGGTGCGGTAAGAGGAATATGTGGCAAGATTCTGTAGTTGGGTGGAGAAGAAGATGTTCAAACGAATGTCGGTTTTCCGATTCGAAGATCTACAAGACGGCTTCCGAATCCTATAAGAAGTCTATGGTTCGGAGATATGGAGTAGACAACTATTTTGCGTCAGATGAATGGAAGACCCAAAGACCGGAGATTATGAAAGAAAAGTACGGAAAAGACCACCACTTAAAGGTCCCAGAAATCCGAGACAGAATCCTATCTAAACAACGAGAGACTTTTAAGAATAACGGAAGATACGGACTCTATGACTACTCAATCAAGTCTTCAATCGGAGAAAGAAGTTGGTTAAGTACTTTAGGAATACCTGAAGATCCAGAGCATAGACAATACTATATCGAAGAGGCCCTGGCGTATGTAGATGGGTACGAACCGGAGACGAATACTGTCTACGAATATCTAGGAAACTACTGGCACGGACACCCCGCCACGAACCCAGGCCGTAAGAAAGACTTGGATGCGACGGTGGTAAGATTTGAAAAGTTGAGGAGTCTGGGGTACGTAGTTAAATTTGTTTGGGAGTCTGATTTTGAGTCGGGAGTAGTCGCTCCAACATTATACAGGAGACCAGAAGACCTAACCTAAGGTATAACAGATTCTACCACAAGAAAGGCAACCAGTGACACTATTAGTAACTAAAAACGGGTTACCAAACCCCAAGATAACCGATTCAACTACGCTCTGTGGAAGAACTCAGCAGGAAATGTTTGAGTTTTGCAGACAACACACGTTCCCTGGTTCTCGTAAGTACGTACCAGAACACCCTATATGGTTAGGTTCTTACGGAAGCAAGGGAGTTACGCCCCCAGACGGTTGGAACAACGACGTAATGCTCAGAAAAGCTATTAGCAATCTGTTTTACATCACAACCCAATCAGAGATGCGGGGAAAGTACCCAGAGTTTGTGAAAGATGTAAAGAAGTCCGTTATAGGGTGGGGGCAGGAGTTGCTCTGGAACATCCAGAAAAGGTTTACAATCGTTAAGATAGCTCCCAAGGTATCCGCTCTACAAGAAAGTATGTTCCTAAACATAATAGAGGAAGAAGGCATAGATCTGTCCAAAGGTGTGTATTGTCCCATGGCAGGGTTTGGGGGTATTATCCGAGGATGTACTAAGTGGTTTGAAAATCGAGGGTTAGAGCCAAACATTGAAGCGTACGACATCAATCCAGAAATCTGCAAGTGGTATGGGTGGGTCCAGAAAGACGTGCTGTCTCAGAAGATTAAGACAGATAAAGTAGTGGTAGCATGTCCTCCTTTCGGGGAGGATGGGGAGAGATGGAAAGGCACTCCTGGTAACATGTATATTGGTTACGATAACTGGGTTAAGAAGATCGTAGAGATGATAGATGCCCCAAACTACATATTCTTCGGCCCATCAATAAACGAGAGACCGGGGATCAATGGATTGTTCTCTAAGAAGTATGGAATTTCCCTCGACAAGAGATATCTGAGAACAGATCCATGGTAGTCAAAATAAAAAAGATAACTAGACTAATCCACGATGTCCCGATGGCAACTATAGAAGTAGAGTGGGGTAATAGTTACTTCGTGGGAGAATCTAAAATCCTGTGTAAGTGCGGTGTGATGTTGAAAAACGCTCTTACATTTGTTCGTAACTCAAGAAAGAATAAACCTAGCAAAGCTAATAAGTAAATTTGGTTCAACCAAACTTTCCGCTTGCCTTCTCTGTTGTAAAGAGCTATAATTGAAGTTATAGAGCAACAAAGAAAGGAAACGGAAAACATGTTTAACTTTGCAAACCTTCTGAACAATATTAAAGAAAAGGCGATGAAGTCTCCATCTTATGTGATGGCTTTGGTTATGATCTTCTGGACAGTGCTTGGGGTGATCTACCTCGCCTGGAGACTTCTCGATGCTTTCCCTCTCGGAAAGAATATACTGAAGATTATAAAGGCGTTATTTGTCTTGTTCTTCTTTTACGTTGCCCTCTCCGCGATGGGTGTTATAAAGATGGATGACGTTCTCAAGGATCCATTCATGGCAGGAGTCAATCAAGTTGTGGAAAAGAACGTTCCTCAAGCGAAGAAGGCCGTGCAGAAGACCGCTGGAAATGTCCAACTGAATCTGGGAGAGTAATTATGACTGCAGAACAGAAAGCTAAGAGAATCATAGAGGATCACGGAAACTTCGTTATCGGGGGTTATGAGAACGCGATCGAAGACGGTGTCGAGGGAGACCTTCCCCCGTTCGATAAGCTTGTCGAAGAAATTTACTACGGAGTTATGAACCCTGACTCTTCCGGATATATTGATGGTTGTGAAACGAGAATCAAAGACGAAATTAGATTCTTAGGTAAAGACAAAGTCCGAAACATAATCGAGACCTTCGTTACGGAATATAAACCTAGCTGGTTGTCGAGAATACAGGAGAAGCTACACGAGAGGACCTTAGATCTTGTCCTATCTGAATCGAAGAGAAACCTATCGGAGATGACCACCCTCGCTAACAAGGGAGAAGGTCTAGGGAACATTTTAAGGGTGTACGGCTCTGGCTCGGAATCAGGAAATAAAGACGAGCACGGTCCAGCGCATATAGAGGTCGAAGGGTACGACGGGAAGATGGTCACGAGAATTTTAATACCCTTGAAGCAACCTGAACACGTTTCAGACGTAGATAAGTACATGAAGGGAGATAGATCCCTTGATAGGAAAGATTTAAAAGCGATCGTTTGGTGGTTCGGGAAGGACTACGCTCCGGGTATAACTAACTGGCTTTTCTCAGTAAAGCAGTGGAACGCGGAAAACTACGGTAGGTACGAATTGCGAGAGGTTTCGAGTGGTGAATACGAAAACTGGGTTAACTTAAATGGAACATGGAAGAAGTTTGGAGAATAGTTATGAGATTTGACGTACTTGAGAAGTTCCTCGAAGAACTTAATAAATCCAACAGCACTAACGCTAAGATTTCTGTAGCGAAAGAGTGGCTAGATAGACACGACGATCTAAAGAAACTAGTCCAATACGCTTACGATTACGATAAAAAATACTGGCTCACTAAAGCTACTTTCGATAAGATAGAGGCTTCAGGAGAAGGGAGAGGAATTACCTACATCTCTCCGACAGCTTTCTTCGACGACCTAGATAAAATTTCTGCAAGGGAGGTGCGAGGGTACAGACTTGTCGGTTTTGTCGGGTCCATGATTAAAAAGTACGGCATATCCAAGGATTTAATGTTTCAGATCCTGGAGAAGGACCTAAAGTGTGGTATGAATACCTCTAACTGGAACAAAGCATGCCCTGGTTTAGTTAAGACTTTTGAAGTTCCGTTAGCTGAGAAGTATAAAGATTTCTGTGACAAGGTTTCGTTAGTGTCTGGTGTTTTGGGTAGGAAGCTCGACGGCGTGAGGACTCTGTACTTTACAGACACTAAACAATTCTTCTCCAGAGAGGGTAAGGAATTCGACACGCTAGACAAGCTCAGGGAAGAGATATCTCTGTACACCAATCTCGGGATAGAATCTGAGATGAAGGGTAACGGCTACGTGATAGATGGGGAGGTATGTCTGATCGATTCTGACGGTAAAGAGGACTTCCAAGGTATTATGAAGGAGATTCGTCGAAAGGACCACGCAATCTCTAACCCAAAATTTATTATATTCGATGTCTTAACCAAGGAAGAGTTCGAGAATAAGAAGTCTGACGTAAGGTACGAAGATCGTATGTCTAGACTCTTAATAATTCAACAGGGAGAAGGCCTCGAGAAATGGGATTATACTCCAATGGGTGAACTACACACAGAACAACCAAATACCCTCGTTATTCGCAACGATATGTATCAATCTGCTTGTAAGGAAGGTATTAACGTAGAGCGCGAGAAGGCTACCGAGAAAGGGTGGGAAGGCCTCATCTGGAGGAGTTCTGGAGGAGTTGAGTGTAAGCGCTCCAAAGGCATCTTAAAGGTCAAGGGATTTATGGACGACGAGTTCGAAGTTATAGATTTAGAGACCTCAACTAAACAGATGTTGATAGACGGTCGTAAGATCGACGTCCCCTGCGTAGGAAATATTATTATAAAGTACCAAGGCCCCGACGGCAACTTCTACCGCGTAGGTGTCGGATCTGGGATGACGGATGCTGAGAGGCTCGAGTGGCTTGAGGATCCTGAAGAAATTATAGGAAAGATGGTCACGGTACAATACTTCTCCAAGACCCAGAACCAAGACGGATCGTATAGTCTTAGGTTCCCTACGTTGAAAGCGATTCACGATAAAGGAGGAAGAGATGTTTAAGATCGTTATACTAACTCTTGCAGGAACGTTTTCCGGTGAAAAGGAAATTGCTGTCAACTGCGCAGATATAAGCACTATGGTAAGTAATAAGGACGGCGGTTCGAAAATACGCTCCAGATTCGGGAAGCGTCCTTGGGACGTCCAAGAAAGTATGTCGGAAATTATCAAAAAATGTGAGGAGAAATAGCATGAAAACCAGGGTTCTGACTACAAGGAAGAGGAAAATCTACCAATACGGTTTTGGGTCACACACTTCTGAATTTACATCGAGGGTTCGTGGAGTTCTTGTTGACGTGTACCAGCAGCCTCTCAGTAGGAAGAGTAGATCTAAGCGCCGTTTTGCGATCTATCCGACAGACTTAAGCTCATACAATAAGGGAGCAGAGAAGAGCGATCCTAAGAAGATTATAATCTGCGACTACTTCGTTCCGATTAAATCTCCTCGGTTCTGAGTTGTTATGGGGTATAAGCTAGAGGACATTTCCCAGATAGATCCAGCTTCTGGTTACGATTACGATTGTATGTGCCCGTGGTGTCAGGAAGAGGGTAGGAAATTCTCAGACTACAAACTCAGCGTATCAACCACCCCTGGTAAGAGAATATTCCACTGCTACCGCTGCAACAGATCAGGTACTCTTAACACTCTTCTCCGCATGTTTCTCCCTGCTTCCGAAGTCTTCGAAATGCTTAAGGAAGATCTAACGAAGGAACCGGAAGAATATAAACAGATCGTCGAACCAGATCTCTTCAACCTAGATGCAATATCAAGACCAATCACCAAGTTCCACACAGAAGCTATTAAGTACCTATCGGATAGGGGGATAAGCGAATCCGTAATAGGAAAATATGGCCTGAGACTTGGTGAGAAGTTTTATTCTGATAGAATAGTCCTACCAATATTTAACGACTTTGGGGACTGTGTATACTTCACGGCCCGAGATTACTTGTGTAGAGAAGGACAGCAGAAGTATCTAAACCCGTTCGGAGGCAATAAGGGAAACGTAGTCTGGAACCTAAACAATGCTCGAGAACAGGACAGGTTGATCCTCACAGAAGGAATATTTGACGGTATAGCCGTCGGTAATATCTCAGAGGCGACCCCAATAGCGGGGTTGGGTAAGTCCTTATCAGATACTCAGATAGATCTAATCGCGAACAAGAAACCTTGCGAAGTTATCCTCTGCTACGACCCCGACGTATCTACCAAGGAGCTAAATACGCAGGTCAAAAGGCTAGAGGCAGCGGGACTCTATGTATCCGTTATGAGAATAACTGAAGGAGATCCTAACGAATGTAGCCTTGAACACCTCAGTAACGCCTTCAAGAATCGTAAGACTTCTTTCTCCCTACGTTAATCTTCTAGGTAATGTCCAAACCGCAAACCACGACCTGGGCATAAACTTGTTAAAGCACAACATAAAGAAAGGATAAAACGCTATGCAAATAGGCTCTACAAACAACGAAACAACCTCCACAGATCTTTCCTGGTCAACCTCCACACGCTCGCAGTCTATACGCCTCAAGTTCGAAACCTGGGAGGACGTTAAGAAGTCTGTAAATTCCTCGATAGATACCTTAAAAGATTTAGGGGTTCTCCCTTACGAATCAGCTATAACCGTCACGCACGTAAAAGGAAGTCTGAGGAATACAGAGAGGTTTGAAAGATTGAGGGACCAATCTAAGGTAGGAGAGGTATCCCAGGATACGATGGAATTCTTAAATTCCATCCCGGAAAACCTTAGATTCTTCGCCAAGAACTTATTCGACTTTTATGAGACCACGCAAGACAAAAACGCCGACCCTAAGAAGGTGGAGGACCTAGCTAGAGGTGTCGCATCCTCCTTTTATGAGTACGTTCAGATACGTATAGGAGAACCTCTAGAGAAAATAACTATAGACGCATTCGAATCCCTTCCTAAATGGTTGAGAGCATTCGATATAAAAATATCTAGCGTTGCTGGAAAGAAAGGAGATTACCCTCGTTTTATCTCCTTCTTCTTCACGGGCCTCGGTAGGTGGTACGTAGGTAGTATCGGGTTCCCTGGTAACGATCTCGGATCCTGGAACTATTACAAAGCGTGTCTCGAAAACCCTAAGGTTAAGTTCGCTAAGGATAACGTGAAGAAGTAATTCTAAACAAGTACGTCTATTAGACCCAGTAAGCCTAGACATCTTACGGAACCCTTGAGAGAAAACTCAGGGGTTCTCTTTTGTTCCGATTCTAACCGACAATTCCAATTACGCAATTCCTTGTCTAGGGTTTGCTAAAGAGTCGGAAGGATAAGAGATCGTAGGATAAACCTTGAGGGGCACCTCACTGCTGCGGTTTCGTGGTTTCCGATAGGCCTGTTGAACCCACTACAAGAAATAACAGGAACTACCCGCCAGTCAGTAGTGTGGGGCACAAATAATACTGACATCGCGTACCCCAGGAGAACGACCACAAATTTACGGGGGTGTAAGGAAGTTAAGATTAGCTGACCTTACGAAAACGAGTTCCTGCAATAAGACCGCAGAGGTGTAAAGTCCTCAAGGAGTCCTGAGTCCAAGTAGTGCTTGGTAGATCTACTCAACGATCACTCGATAATAACGCTGAAATAACTAATCTCTTGTGATAGATCGATATTACTACATACTATATTCTGTCTCTTTGGTCTCGTTAGTACCTGTCAGTTGTATGTAGAGTGTGGACTACGTTAAAAATCTACATTACATGTTAAATTCTCTTCTAAATCTTAGCTGTTTCCGCAGCTTTCCTCTAGTTTATGATTCTGATAAAAGATTCCTGTCTTGTCCTACCAAAAGATCAATACATATAAGAAGCACAAACTTAAATATCTCAAGAATAAGTTGAAGATGTTTGGTGTAGATGACGCTCTACTGTCGTTGGTGGAATCTACCATGAATCCTCTAGAGGAGTCTCTTAGGAGTAAGATAACTACAGAAGCTAAACTAATCGCCAAAAAGACGACTGGAGTTATTCTGAAATCGTACGTGTTGAACTTCCAACTCTCGTCTAAAGAATTGGACCCCCTCTCTAGGAAGATAGTCCCAATAATGGTCCATCAAAACCAGTACGACAGTATAGACGTGGGACAGACAGTTTACATTGAATATACCTATAATTCCATCACTAAACAGACGTGGATGGTTAAGGATTGGGTCGCATGATTGATGTTAAGAAATTAGTCGAAGCATATATGCTTTGTGAAGCGACTATTAAATTTAAATCTCCAGAGGATTTTACTAAATATTATTCTCGCTTAAAAGAAGAGAAAGCAGGAAGAGCTATAGTGCGTAAACTCCCGGACTTCGCAGTTGTCCTCGGGAAGTCCTACGACGACTCGCTAGATAGAGCACTGGAGGTGCTTAAAGAGTTCCCTGACAGTGCCTACGATTACTATGAAAATGGTAAGTATAACGAATATATCCCTATGAGACGTTACCACAAGCCTAACAGGGTTGGTGTGATAGAATCCTACTTATCAGAAGCTGCTGAAGATAGACGTCTCAATAGATATCTAGGGATAGACGAAGCGCACCCTGCGTATAAAGAGTACGCGGATGGGAGAGAACTGGCTCTAGCTTTGTGGGAAGTAGATCAGAGAGATCAGACAAAGGTAGATCCAGAAACGGGGAGTCCTAAGGGTAACGGCTTGGCTTTATTAACATACACACTGGGTAGAGATCCGAACCCTCTCTACTTAGACGCATTCGACTTACTAAAAAAACTCACTGATGGAAAGGCTAAGGGTATACACAACCCTTGGGACGGGGTAAAATAGATTGATGTTTATTCTTCTTCTTCTTCTTCTTCTTCTCGTGTCGAAGAAACAGACTAGAGAGCGATTAGTTCGTTGGTCGACTTTAATAATTGTATCGCCTCTTGTTGCATTTATTCTTATGCTTAGCACGATGAATAATACTCTCGAGAACCACAAGTTAATCCACGGTAAGGTGAAACAGGATATAACCAGACACCATATTGAGGAAGCTAAAGAAGGATTTCAGTCCTATAGAGCGTCTAATAGATGCCTGTCCGGAGTCAAATATCTCGAAGAATACATCGAGATCCTAAACAACGCTCCGATAAAAACTAATTTTACTTTCGCTTACCCACCAGAAATCTTCAACGCGTTTGGAGAGGTCTCTACACAAGCCTTAGATTTAGTACAGACTTCTGAAAGTGGTAATGGAACTTTTGTTCATAGGAGGATAAAATACTACGTTACCTGGGAAAAGTTCGACCTCTGTGAAGAGGGTAAAATTAAATATCTAGTCTCTATCTTCTCCGAAAACTCATACTACGAGGTGTACCCTATACCTCGGAGAGATAAGATCTTTATTCTTCTTCTCGCGGGAGTGCTTGTTTTTATAACGTACCATCTTACGAGCCTTAGGTTAAGGTTGCGGGAGATTAGGTACTCAAGAAGATGGTGTAAATAAAATGTTTAATAACCTGAACGACATAATAACGTTTCTCGTTAGCACATTCCTTGCGGTTCTCGGCGGAATCGTGAGAGTTCTCAGCGCTCAAGACCAGACTTCAGAATATAGGCCCTCTAGCTACGATTACACAAAGAACGTGGTTATCTCTATGTTTGTTGGTGTACTTGCGTATACGGTCTGTAGAGAATACGGGGCCTCAGACAACATGACTGCTGCGTTCACAGGCCTTGCTGGATATTCCGGAACCCACGTATTAGATTACGCCATGAATCGCGTCAAGCACCTGATGGATAAATTCGACGTTAAGAAGTAAACTACTTCCAACGATTATATCCTAGTTCGTTAATTTTCACATAATAGCTGTATGAATAACCTCCAAAGAATATCAGGAGAGGAGACACTGCGAGAAGTGCGAGTAAAAAGTTCTTCATGTTTCGCTAGAATGCTTTAAAAGAACCTAACAAAGCTATTAAAATTATTTGTTTAGGTTCTAAAATCATACATCTACTGTGTCAAAAATCTTAAGGCACGAAACCTATGAAAAACCTAACAGAGCTAATAAATGTCCAAAAAGACTTAGGCTTACTTACTGACTACAAAGTGTTCAACGAAGAAGACAGACGCACTAAGGAGTGGAAGGACGCCTACAGAGAGGCCTGCGATAAAGAAACTCTACTAATAGAGAAGGTTAACCAGAATCCTGAGGAATCTAAGGTTCGTAAGAGTGTGCTTAAGGCTATTCAGTGCATAGATAGGTTAAAATACTTAGAGAAATTTAGCGCAATCTCTAATAGTCAAGAGAAGAAACTCCTGTGTAAGATCCTAGAGGAACTTTACGAGGATACTCGAGTCATAAGCCTTGTGTCGAGGGCTCGTATATTCAGGATCCGCTAATCTTCTAAGTCCCGACATGAATTCTGAAAGATCTTTCTTTAAATCTTTATTTAACAACGTACATGGTAGACCGTGTCTCTGTTATGTAGTAGGAGCTATAGGTTTCGCATGGATAATGGTAGTTATGACAGTCGGATTGTTCTTAAAAGAGTCTATGATAGATTCGTCCGTAATACAATTCTTCGGATTAACATTTTCTGGCATGATTATGTCAAAATCTATGACGGATACAATAGTAAAACCAACAAAGGAGTAAATATGGTAAAAACTACAACCGGAGATAAATCTAGCATCTCTCTCTATAATCAATTAATAATTCTCGGAGTCCTAGCTGTTACAATAGCTTTTCTCCCTCAGTTCTTTGGAATGGTCTTCTGGGACTATCCTTTTATGAACTCGATCTCTCACTCTGCTAACTCCTACGGAACATCTCCGATACTTCCCTTTATTCTCGGATCGATGGCTGTGTTCTTCTTTGCGTATCAAGGTTATGACCGCACAGATCGTATCCTAGCCAAGCTAATGGCTGTGGGTGCTTTAGGTGTTGCGATGTTCCAGTGTAAGGGAGGTCCTATGCAGGGAGATCTAGCATCTATCCTTGCTCTCTCAAAAGATACTGCTAACCTCGTACACTCTCTCACGGCCCTCGTTCTCTTCGTGTCCTACATTATTTGGGTTAGGTTCCAATTTACTAAGGGAATCTTAGATCAAAAGCAGACAGAAGGTAAGAAGAAACGTAACAAGGTCTATAAGTATTGCGGTAATGCAGCATTCTTCGGGACTCTTGCTTACGGGGTCTTGACTCTAATCCCTGGAGTTCTCAAAGGTTTTGATGCCAACATCTGGGTTATCGAAGTTATAATTCTTCTCCCTCTTGGGTTCGCGACTCTCGTTAAAGGTGGTTGCTTCCTTAAAGACAAATAACTACATACAAACGTACCAAGACAAGTCCCTGCTTCGGTAGGGACTTTCTAAATCCTAACTAATAATCTAGTTTATTCACTCGTTATCCCTAGGTGTCTTCGTGAAATTACTCACTCAAAAAGTTGCTAATCTTCTTAACTCGAAAAAATCCGAAATAGACAAACTCCAGGCCCCGAGCGACAAGCTTATAAAAGCGATGGAGTTGGTTCAGGACGCTGGTCTAGGTGTTGGTGTGATAGAGGGTGGAACAGTCCGTTTTAAGGGATCTGAAGGAGTAGATTTCATAATCCAACCAGGTAACGTACTAAGAGGTATCTACGAAGTTATTCTTGTGGATAAAAAGCCTGAGGAAGCTGTGGTTGAGTCTGCTGCAATAAACAACTCTACATCTGAAGAAGCTATTAAGTACATGAGCGAGATCTTGATGCGTTTAGTATGCTTATATTCTTTACTTAAACAGAAGCACTGGAACTCCAAGATCCAAGGAGAACATCTAGGATACGATGCCGCCGCTGATGAGATCTATGAAACGATCGATGAGTTCGCGGAAGAATATTTTATGGCTCGTAATATCCCGACTCCTAATACAGTTGAGTTTGGCAACATACTAGCTTCTGGAGAACCCGAAGACCGCACTAAAGAGCTCTACAAGTTAATCAACACCGCCGCGACTAAAGAGGGTCTCTTAGACCCGTCAATGCAGTCTCTAGTTACAGGGGTTGGTGAAGAAGTTTCTCACGCAATGGGTTTCATACGACTAGCAGAGAACGGTGTTACTCCTGAAGCTGTTAGCGAGATGACTGCATCCGCAGCTATAACTCCAGCTATGACTGCTGTGGGTGGTCAGAGAATGGAGATCGACGTTAAAGCAGATAAGAAAAAGAAAGTCGAAGAATCTGCCTCTGATAGGTCTAACGTCAAAGAGATGATCTCTGAAGCAATAGATTGGATCGAGGACGCAAACGAGAATCTAGACAAGATTAAAGAGGTATCTAAATCAGAACCTGATCTAGTCAAGATCTACCGCGCTTCAAACCTACCCTCCATACTCAAGTCTTGTGCTCGTATGGCTAAGGACTACAGGAAGTCTGTCGAAGGGCTTTAGCACATGAGAGTTCCTCTTCGTTTAATAGAGATGTACAGAGAATACAAGTCTAAGTCTAAATTCTCAGATTACGACAACGATAGAGACGTAACTAAGAAATCTAAGACAGGGTATACTCGCAAGAGAATAGAGGACATGAAACCCCACGAGAAGAAAAGGGCATGCAAGGAATCCTCTCGAACCCCTGAAGAAATTCGTAAAGAAATAAACGATCTACACAATCTCTATGAAACTCAACTCCGACTTCCTACAGGAGATAGAGACTTTACGCCAGAAGAATTCGAAGACAAGCTAAGCTCTCTTGTTAAAGAACTCGAGACTTCCGGAGATGACGATCTTAGTAAGAGGTCTAGATCCGAAATCTCTCGAGAATCTAAGATAAAGCATTTGGCCGATCTAGACTCGAGAATTTGGAGAGCAGAAGATCGAGGAGATTGGGATTCTGTTAGATACTTCGAAAACAAAAAAGCTTCGTACTTAAAGGCGTCTGAGAAGAAGGTTCAAGAGTCTCTATATATATCGACTACATCCCTAGTAGAGGCGCAGATAGATCAAGGAGATAACGTGGAGTGGTTCTCTCACCACGGAAAAAGCCACGGGATCGTTGTCGGGGAAGACAACACCAGACTAGTAGTAGATTGGGATAACGGTGGAACATCTACTCAACTACCGAGATACTTAAGGAAAATATAGCATGGGACTTACTCATAAAGCTCAACTACACGAAGGTTGGTTAAGAGACACAGCAGTAGCTGCTGGCACAGCTGGAGCAATTATGGCTGGCGCGGGTGCTTACAACAAGGCGAAGAATGCCCGAGCAGAACATTTCAGGGAGCTACCTAGAGAGAGCAAGGAACTCCTTCGAGACGACTATCTATCCCTCCCCAAGAACCCTTCGTTGGGTCAGTTTGTAGAGCATCGTAGGAGAGATTTAGGATCTACTAAATGGTTGGGTTGGAAACCTGGATACCTACTACCCGGAGCTCCGGCTAAAAAGGATGCATGGATAGAACATATATCTTCCTACCAGCTATCGGGCTCAGATTACAATAGAGCTGTTCAGGATTATTACGAAAAGTTCGGTAACGGATCTATTGCAGAATCTGTAGCAAGGGCTATGCTTATGGAGGACGACTCTGACGATGCGGCAGGTCTTGTGGACGCTCCTGTCCCTCCTGTAGACGATGCTTCTTTAGACGTGGGGGCTATGAACGAGTTCAATGTGGGTGATGATGTAAACATGAGTGCTCCACCGAATACTGGGCCCGGCGCTCCTGATGTCGGAGGAGATGAAGAACGGATTCCTGATACAGAGATCTATATGCCAGAAGAGAGCACCCCTCCTAAGAGAGTGGGAACAATTATTGGGTTTGAAGAAGAAGTTAAAGACTATTCTGGTATTATTAAATTGATGCGAGAAGGAAAGTCAATCGAAGAAGCTCTAAACGTATCACACGAAGAGGAAAAGGAAGATGCAAAAGCAAAGAAGATCCGGGTTAGGTGGTCTGATGGAACGGAAACCCTCGAGAACCCCTCAGTCCTCGCGATTGCAGAATCAGTTCCTTTCGTCCAGCAGAATCCAACCGAGATCCCCCTCGAGTCTAAAGATGAAGTCCTCAAGACCTTCCTTAGGATGCTCGGAAGGATTTCAGATAAGCTTCCGAACCAAAATCTAAGCGAGATAGAGAATAGGATTGTTCCTGGTATATTCTCTTGGTTATTCTCCCCCAAGACTAAGTATGCTAAAGGAGCTGTAGCCGTTCCAGAAGTGATTGACTACACGTCGTATACTGCAGGTTGTTGGCTTAACTCGATAGACTTCATGACTAATTATGGAGAGGACTACACTAATTACAAACTTGCTCACGGAGTGTGCTTCTCTGAAGACCAACTTAAGGCCTTGATAGATAAGTTAGACAAAGATCTTGTTCCGGTAAATTTCCACTTCGTAAAACATGGATTTATAGAAGTAGACGGAGATAAGATTTTCGACGCTACGCTGAAGGATAACACGAACTATTACTATTTCTATAGGACAATCCCTGAAGAGATATGGAACTCGTTAAGATATACAATAAAGAAAGAACAAGGAGAATGGAATGTCGAAGATTTCGCTAACTACACGGCAGCGCAGATCCTCGATTCTCGCATCGAGAGAGTTATTCCTTTACAGGAGGCGTATGTTAGGTTTACTTCGCTTTTGGAGTCTACGAAGTCTGAGGACGAGATAGAGGCTGATATCAACCACATCTTAGGATGGTACTTTGCTAAGGATGAGGACACCCGTTCCGAAACCGCTACATTCAATATGTTGAGGAAATACTTACAGGATAATAACCTCTCTGAGGAAGAATATAAGTGGGCTTTCGATCTATTAGACAGGAACTGGAGCGATAAGTATAAGAACTACGACGCTCTCTGGGACTCCGTAATGGAGAAGAAACGTGCAAATTAGAGACCCTATGAGGATCGATGCGTTTTTAGAGAGTATCGGAACTTACTGGAAGAATAATCCCGATTTAAGATTTTACCAGATGTTGTTTAACTTAGGTATCTACGATCCTAAGAGAGATCAATACAACGATGAGGAGTCTCACTTTGTTATCGACGTTACAAGAACGGAACCTATATAAGAAGACCTTAGAGATCGTTGAGAGTGAATCTTCCCGATTACTGGGACTGCAACGTTCAAATATCTCTACAGAGGGCCGCCTTAAGCGTGTAAATACTCACCAGATAGACGGTACTCAGCCGATACTTCCTCTTAGAGGTCAAGCTGCAGCTAAGAAATTCAACCAGGTAGCTTAGGTTATACCTAGGGAATTGTTCTAAATCCTAGTTAATTTCTCTCTATTATGTGTAAATATTCCTAAGGAATACGAATTATGGCTCTCAAAGCTCTAAAAGAAGCTCTAACCGCTGTAGCAGCAAATCTCACGTACGACTGGACTCAAAAAACCTGGAAGGTCTCTAATAGAGATTCCGGAGAAGTCCTTGTTCAAGGTAATCGCTTTAAGGTTGCCTCTTACATGCATTCTATGGGCGCAAGAATAATGCAGCCCACTCGTCAGATGTCTGGGTTCTCGACGTCCTATCCGAATTTTAACGCTCTCCCCGATCTCTGGCATATGGGTGTCGAGGCTCTCTTGAACTTGTTCCTTGTTCGCGGTATGGAAAACGAGACGATTGAAATTATGCTCTACCCCCGCACGTACATAAAAGAAGGTGAGGAGCTTAAGTCTGCTGTATTGTTTGCGCAGCTCAAGGATAACTTACAGGATCAGAAAGTAGTCAATAAACTTACAGTCTACGTTCCAGTCAGTGCAGAAGAGAACATTGAATTCGCTATTCATGCTGACAAGATACACGAGCTCGAAGTAGGACGTGAAGATCTATCTGTGTTGAACGATCTAGTCGTTATGTTGAACGATAAACAGCTCCCAGTTAATTCTCTAGATATACTCAACTCCTATGACGAATCCGGGGTATATACATTCGAGTTCGAAGCCCCGAATAAGATCGTCCGTAAAGAAGATATAAAGACGGTAAAGAAGTTCGAGATCCTGTTTAAGGACGCAGACCAAATCAACAAGTTTATCGAGGACTTCAAAGTCGCTGAGATCTACGCTGATTCAATCGTTTATCACGATTCCTTAATTGCTAAGGAAGATGGGTCCTTTGTCCTGTGTATTAAGTCTACCGACAAGCTCAAACCGTATCTCGGTAATAAGGGACTCAAATTCGTGGTTGAAGAGGAAGCTCTATCCAATCTGCCGGATAACTTCGAAGACCTCTCTATAGACGATCTAGTCAACTTCTCGGTTAAAAATCTTGCTGCACGTAAGTTCCTCATAAAATCTCACTCAGTCTACGGCGCGTTCCCTCTGTGTGGTTGGGAATCTATGTCTGAGAAGACGGCTAAGTCTGAGTTCATGAGGATGAACCCTAAATACAAGGAAGAAAACATCGAGGTTGTAGTTGCTGGAGATATCTCTACAGCACCTTCCGGGGTTATTTATGAAGCTGTTGAAGACTTAAATCTACACTTCGAGAAGAGAATAGACGGTAATCTGGTTGTCGCTACACCTAAGATGGTTGGTGGCTCTCTTGTGGTCGTTGATAACGATGGTAACTTCTTGGAGATCAATCCAGAGTTGTCTGTAGACTCTCTGATCGCTGAGATGCAGAATAACGGATGGGTCATGATCCGTGACGTAAGAGAATCTTCCCCAGAAGTTATTGCGTTAGTTGAAGCTGTCGACGACGATTTTATAGCGAACGTTAGAGACAACTTCCTAGCCTCCAACGGATCTGTCGGAGAGGTAGATTTTGCGATATCTGCTCTGAAACCCCTCGGATTCTCTAACGAGAAGGCTGAGGCTGAAGTAGGTAAGTGGATCGCAGGGACAAAGAAATGGCAGAACCTCGATAAGTCTAGAGACGAGAAACGCCAGAAGACTCTAGATACTGTCGCTAAGGCCCGAGATGTCCGCGCTGCTCAGTTGGCTGCTAAGACACAAGTTAAGGAATCATCTTACGAGATCGGAGACGCTTACTACGACGGTAACTTAGACCTCTATGGAGACATAACAGACTCTGTTAAATGTGACGAGGAAGGGTTCTTTATTCGTGTGCGTTTCGAGGACGGGAAAGAGAGGGTTGTTAGGTTGGAAGAATCTATAGATCTAAACTATTCCAAGAGCTCGGTCGACGAATTAGGAGATGACTTAGAGTTCTGGCGTAAGAGAGAGGAATCTTCAGACCGAGAGTATCGTGAACAAGCAGCTAAGAGAATCCCCTTAATTCTTAAAGAACTTAAGAAGAGAAGTGGGGTTACCGAATCCTCCCCGTTCAAGCCCGGAGACACGATAGAGACCTCGGATGGTGAAGTCGAAGTTTCAGGAGTCGCGGATAAGGACGGCAAGACTACCTTAATAACTAAAGATTCGAGCGGCGAGAAATCAACCCTCGAAATTAAAGAATAAGTTTAACTAAAAGGAATACGATGACAACCAACAACACCGTAAATAACGCATTTACTAAAGAAGAGAATAAAATGGTCAAGAACAACGAGTCGAAGACCGATAAAATAGAGCAGTCAGTTAATAACGCTCAGAAGGTTCGTCAATCTGATCCTAAAGGTGAGAACGCCAAGCTTGTTAAGACTCCTGTAAGAGAGTCTGATTCTTCTCTTATTCGCACCGCTCGTAGGCTTCGTGACGAGAATCCTGGTATGACTGTCGAAAAGTCTACAGAAAAGGCTAAGAAAATTCCTCAGAACATGAGAGAGTCTCGTATGGACGTAGTCAGCCATAACGTGGGAGACCGGGTCAAGTGGTGGAATCCTAACGAACCTATGACGGGTTCCGTAACAGGTCTCGCGAAGGATAGGAACGACCCCCGTCTCGTCTCTTATAAAGTAAAGTGGGACAACGGGAAACATGAAGGACAGTTCGCTCCAAACATGTTGATTGCAGAATCCGTTAAGACTCCTATCCAGAAACTAGTCGAGTCTTACATGCTTGCAGAATGCTACGAACTTCACATAACCTATAGGGATGGGTCCAAGGGTGTTGTAGATGTTGAAGGCACGATGGACGAGATCTTGTATCAGGCAGCTAAGATTAAGAGTGATGAAGACGCGCACGTTGACATCGTTAAGGTAGACATTAAAGAGTCAGTTAGGAATGTTAATACCTCGACGGTTGGAAGGGAACCTGCGAACATCGCTAAGGCCCCAGATAATGTACGGGATCCTCGCGAACTGAATAACGTTAAGAATGCCCCAGTAAAGGGAGCTGCTGAAGGTACGTATATTAAAGAATCTACCTATAAGACAGACAAGAATAACGATCTAGACTTCCCCGCTATGACTGCTGAAGAATTGGAGGATGTTATAGAAAGTCTCCAGGATCAGATGCATGGTCCGAGCCATGCATCTCGTATAGCTGCTCAAGAAGACTACGAAAGGGCTTTAGAGGAATATACGAAACGCCAAAACAATCATCTAACAAGTGAAGAGTACTAAGTGGCAACCTTTAAGGAACTTCTCGCTAACGTAGGACACGTCCTTCCGACAATAAGAAGGAACGCAGATTACGTACCCGATAAGATCTATGACTTAAAGGTTATGCCCTACGTGGGAACTAAATCAATCTTATTCTCTGGGTTCATCCATTCGGCCGAAAACAACAAGAGATATTCTTGTCAGATGGCCTTTTATGGAATAGATGATCCTGAGAATTCCTTTCCTAGCGCTAGTGAGAACGTCTGCAGATGTAGGTGTTCGTGTATGTTTTTTAGATTCGTCTTTGGGTGGGCTAATAAGATTGCAGGGGCGTTACAGGGCGCTGCGTTCCCTCCTTACGTGAGGAAGACCCCACTCCCTCCTGCTAAAGGAGCCAGACCGCAATGGAATCCCGCAGACCTTCCGGGTCTCTGTAAACATCTCATAGTGTTTGGTAACGAACTTATGATGTCGGGAAGAATTAAACCTTAGGAGTACCTACTACTATGAAAGTCAGAGTAATATCGCAAGACGCAAACGGCAACAACATAACTAACGAGACTCTTGAAGTAAGAAGCTGGAGGAAACTCAAAGATCTCCTCCAGGAAGAAGAAGCTGCTTTCGCACAGGCTGAAGAAAAGTTCACGGGAGAAGGTAATACTCCTTTCGAATTTTATGGACCTGTAACAGGAGCTAAGTGGGAACTTCAAGGATCTATAAAAGTAGTTGACGAATCCACCGGAGCAGAGTATTATTGGACGGGAGATGATTTCGATCCTATTGGAGATGCTCAGAATATCAACATCACGGAATCTCTTTCCAACTCTCTTTACGATAAGACTCTAAGATTGGTGGAATCTCTATAGATAGGATGTAATATGCATAAAGATTCAGTACGTCAACTAGTCGAACATTACCTCCTAAAGGAAGAGCAGGAGTATAGAGGGTGGTATCCTTCCTTCACGGTGGTTGATAACGAGAAAACCGGAGACAGCTTAGACACTAGCGGTAAAGAGTTCTGGATACTTTGGGTAGCCAACACAGACCAAGTACGCCTCAGGATTAAAGAAGGTAAGATAAGCGATATAATGGGTACGTCTGAATATACAACTACCCTCTCAGATCTGGACGTGAACTTTACGAACCTTGGAATAAAAGAGGATCTATCGACCTTGGCGGAGAAACATCTAGCAGAAGGTGGGTGTCTTTTAGTGTGTCAGGATTACATTACCACAACAGACCGATTCGGTCAGTCTACTAACTTCATGCCTGGAGACGAAGTACTAATACAGCAATCCTACCACGACCCCGAAGATTTCGGAATAGCTATCTGGAACAAGTATGGAAAAGAGTCTCTGAACGATGCATTCGGGTTCGACGAGAAATGGTGGCAGGAAGAGCAAGGGAAGACTCCAGAGAATTACGAGTATTCTGGCTGGGAGCCTGGAGAAGGAGCTTGGATATTTAAGAGAAACGAACTAAATAAACTGAAGAAATATTTTGAGGTGAAATAACATGACGGCCTACACGAAGAATTACCCAGGTTGGGGACTTACAGCAAGACATAAGAAGCCCGAATGGCGAATGGTGGGTAGTGATAGAGGCATGGATGTTTGGGAGGATGCCGAAGGAAAGCAGCAAAGGAGACCCCGTCTTAATATGCAAACAGGCCTATATGATAAATCTACAGAACCTCAATACGGGAATATACCTGAGGGTTACGAAAACCCGATGTTCGCTCGTGCTAAAGCCAAAGAGGCTGAATGGGGTTTAGGTTCAGACCTTAAACCTGGAGAAAAGAGCAAGAAGAACGCCGAGAAAGATGCACAGGCCCACCGATCTGTTAAGGACGGACAAGCAGAACTCTGGGCTTACGCTTGTGGACGAGACCTTAAGTACCAGGACTACGATTTATTCCTATCTGAGTTCCTGCCAGAGTGGCAGAGGTATAAAGGGAACAACGCTGTCTCAGAATCTCTTTTCAACAAGGCTTGCACTTTAGTCGAAGCATATCTCCTTACCGAAGACGAAGCTATAATACAGAATATGGCTTCTGCTGTAGCTGGTTCCGAGGTATCTCCCAACACTGAGAGATTCCTAGACTCTGTCGAAGTGGCTACTCTCGGGGACATGATCGGTTCTGTCTCTAAGATTATAGAAGATTACCCTGAGATTATTGCGGTAGACATAGAGATTGGAGCATCTCTCAATAACGTCATAAATCGCCTCTCTCAATTACAATTCTTTAAGACTAAGGCTCCTAAATAATGCGTGAAGGTCAGAAACTCAGAATACACGGTAGAGACGCAGAGTTCCTTAGGCGAATTACTGATGCTGTAGTGTCTGTATACTACCCTGATGACGATTCTAAAGTCAACGTAAAGATCGTAGATTGTATCTATGAATCTCTAATCGAGAGTTATGATCGTACACTATTACCAAGTAAAGAAGCTAAATAGTCAGAATTACGTTCTGGTTAAGCTTAGTTCGTCTTTAGAGATCGATAAGGTCTTTAATGTTAAGTTTGTGGATAAGAACGTGGAGACATGTTCTTGCGGAAATTGTAGGAACCCGAGGAAACACTCACATATAAGAGTAGTTAAGTCTTGGGTATCTAATAAGATGCTCGAAAAGAGTATCGCAATTCACAACCCTAAAACCAACGAACTTACTTGGAAGAGATAGATGCCTAAGTCTGAAGATAAAGATTTCCTCACTAAATCGGATTTTAATAAGTTAGCTCAAGCTCTCTTTAAGAAGGCTGGAATAGACCCTAAATCGTTCAGTAAGAAAAAATCCGTAAAGAATCCATATAAGTATAAGAAAGTCTACTCTAAAGACGGGACTAAGAATTAACATGACGACTAATTACGCGAACACCTGGACAGAAGTAGACACCGAGATGGAGACGATCTTCCTCCATATCGCAAGAGGAGCCTCTCCTAACGCCTCAGAAATAGATATGTTCACAAAGGATAGAATTCAGTTTGTGAATAGTGTTGAAGATGTTGCCGAGTTGTTTGATATCTACCAACGCAAGACTAAGCAAACTCAGATCACGTATCCTCTCTTGTCATACACTCCTAACGGGACGACGGAATCCATCCAGCACGGAACCGGAGTCAGGTCAACTGTGTTCGGTATCAGGACCAACCTCCCTAACGGGGAAACTAAGGTATCTAAGGCTAAGGGAGTAGAATCTGACTACAACTATGCTATTTGGACTGACAGCTTCGAGAAGGCCAGGTACTACCAGAACAATCTAACTGTAAACTGTCTAGATAGGTACCATTTCCATAAATACCACTCGAACGTGTTGAATAGAGAGTCTTACATATTTACGATGTTAGACGCGCCTGTCTTAAATAAAATACCTAAATTCGACGATAAGAAGAAGCAATCCGGTTACATATACGTAGTTGCCGGAATCTGTGATGTCTGGGCAATATTGTCGGAACCTTCCTTCCCGATGTCTACAATAGAGCAGATCTCTCTAACCGTTCGTGGAATGGAGGGACAGAACCAAGCGTTCAAGTCTACGATCGTAGTAGACGGGGACGACGCGGAACGTCCTTCCTAGGGAATTGGTTCTAAATCCTAGTTAATTTGTCCTCGGACTCCTCTAGTTCTTTTATATAAATACAATAACCTAAGGAAAATCTTATGTTGAAATCTCTACAAGAGAAATGGAATAGCGTACCGGCCTCTAAGCTGTTTGCCCTATCCGAGATGAATTTCGAAACGGACGCTGGAGTCTTAACTGTAAACAAGGGAGATGAGGTAGATCTCCGTAACGTGAACGCAAACCTCGTTATACATACTAAAGAGAAATCTGTAGTAATCGCCGACGAGAATATTGCTAAAGCGGTAGTCAATAACGTAGTGTCTCGCGAAGACATGTCTGAGATGGTCGAAAAGAAGATCTCTATAATGGAGTCTATCAACGAATTCGGAGCGGAAGCAACAGTTCGTAAACTCGCAGAATCCGATACTGCAGGCAATACAAGCTACGGAAACATCTCTAACGAATCCCAAGAAACGTTCAACGCGGTGCGCAACACTGTCAAAGCTTCCGAGACCCTCAAGTCTTCCGAAGTTATGAACGAAAAATCTACCCAAGTCAAGACGGATCTCGAAGGAGACGAGCTTGTGACTGGTGAAGTTGTTCAGACCCGAGACATACCTGCGGAAGTTCGCCTAAACAACGTTATGAACAACCTCGGTAAGAACCGCCCTAATTCTCCCCTAGTGCGGGCCGTAGACATCGAAGAGAATTCCACGAAATCTCTCACAGTCGAATCTGTCCGCCTAATCGCAGAGGAAGAGAACGAGATGTTCTTCAACGTAGAGGAGTTCAAAGGCGCAGTAAGTAACGCTGGAAACACTCTCACACTGAAAGACAACAACATTTACTCTAACACCCCCAACGGCGTTAATGGTCGCTTCGATAACGAAAGTGGAGAAGGAGTTATCTACAACACTCTCAATGCAGCGAACCCTGAAGAGTTGGATGTAATTATCCTTGCTCCTACAATGTTCATGACTGTAGCAGAGCTTCCTGAAGTTGAGAACACTAACGATTCTGTCAACGTTGTAGCGGAAGAACCTGCTGTAGTAGTTACTGAGGCCGCAACAGATTCCGGAATCGAAGTTGAATCGGGCCGTATGAAAGAACTTCTCGGTATCCCTGAAGAAGATCAGATTGCTGACCACTACACCTCTGGTGTTAAGCTTGCTGACGACCTCATGAAGAAGGTTGGACGCGCCGACGCCATGAAGATGATCAACTTTGCCGCTAACTTCACAGGTGAAGACCTCTTCCGTATAGCTCGCGATCACCTTGCTAACGTCCGTGACGAACAAGAAGCAGCTAAAGAAGAGCGTAAAGACTAATTAAGGAGGCTACTATGCGTGTTCGAGTCTATAACTCCAACCCAATACAGAAGCCTGTTAAAACAGTGAATGGGGACGTAGCTTATGTCCCCTCTCGCGTTGAGACTGTCGTTTTTGTAAACAACCTATCCGATCTTCCTGCTGGGGTTCGCGTGGTTCAGATATACCCCGTAGTAGAGAAACCTTCAGGTCGTCCTACGTTTAAGAAACGTGAGAGGGTTGTGGCAAAGACTAAGGCTAAACCTGCTCCTATAGAAGAAGCAGAAGACTCTAAGTCTGCTAAATAGATCCGGCTACTATAAAAACTCTACTATCTCGCTAACACTAGTTAGGAAATAAATAACATGGCAAATTTTCCCGGAGTATATCCTGAAATAAGAGAATTACCTGCCGTCATCTCGGGAATATCTTCGAGCGTTGTCGCTGTCGTGGGATCCGCAGAGAGAGGCCCTGTCTTCGAGAGGAACTTCTTAGGTAATTTCAGAAACTACAATTCCACTTTCGGAACCCCCAACCTTAAATACGGGTACATGGGGCACTGCGCTGCAGCATTCTTCGAGACAGCTCGCGAAGTATACATAACTCGAGTAGTTCATGACGACGCAACCTACGCAGGAGTTAAGATCCCGATGCAATCCGCTGGAGGAGGTTATTCTTCTGGTCAGGGGTACTCCTTAGACGAAGTAGATACTGATCTATTTACGTCTGTTACGAATATAGGGGTGTCTGACGGAACTACAACCAACTTCAATGGAATTCTCAGGACCCCCTTCTCTCCTAACACCGTAGTCGTGATCGCAGGATCTGTTGTCGCTCAAGATGATGGCTTAGGAAACCTGGTAGGAGACGGTGTTACTTCTGGCAGCGTAGATTACGTTACAGGGCTTATAGAGATAGTTTACACGACCTCCCCCTCCAAGGGTACGTCGGTGTCTGCTCAAGCTACGGATAACGCATCTATCCTAGCTATACTTGCGGATAACCCTAACCAACTCGATGTTCGTGTTCAGCTACAAGATGCAACTACCCTTCCTGCAAACACCTTAGCTGCCTACACTGAAGGAGATCCGACTTCTGGATTGGTTACTATAACCACAGTTAACCCGCACGGCATGGATGTGGGGGATAGAGTTGTTGTGTCTAACTCGACTGACTCCGCTTATAACGGATCTTGGACGGTGGTGTCTAACGGAGATGTGACTTCTTCTTATACAAACGTAGTTACGGACATGGTTACGGCCCTCACAAACATCGGGGCTACGTGGGGTGCCGCTAACATTCCACTATATCTAACTTACGTGTATTCGGTCGACACCGGATACATCTGCACAATCGAGAATCCTACAGGTATTACTTACCAGCTTGAGGGAACTATTCTGAACGCTCTAGGTTTCAAAACTGGTGTGTACTCGGAAGCTGATCTCGTTGGAGTATCTGTAACTGGAGATGATGTTGTCTCTGGTCTCACAATAAAGGTTACTCAGAAGGCTCTAAACAGCACGATGTTTACCTATAACGTGATTCCTGATACAATCACCCAGGTTCTCCCTTCGGCCACTCGTTGGGTACAATATCCTCCTCTCACGGACCAGAGATTCAATATACAGGTCTACGAAGTAATAAACGGATCTAACACGCTCGTAGAGACTTGGGCTAACTGTACTCTGTTCAACAACAGAATAAACGGATCTAATACATTCGTCGAGAGTAGAGTAAACGGACGCTCAACCTACATTAGAGTGAGTGTAAATCAGGCTGCTCTAGATCTAACTAACGATTACGCTAACCCTGTCTTTCTATCTTACGCATTCCCTCTACAGGGAGGATCTAACGGTTCTGCTGTGACCTCCTCAGACATTGCTAACGGTTGGGAACTCTATAGGAAGCGTAACGATGTAGCGATAAACTACATGTGTAATGCGGGGTATGTCTCGGAAGACGATGTCCTTGTCCAGAACACTATGAAGTCTATAGCTGAGTCTCGTAGGGATTGTTGCGCTATACTAGATATACCGTTTAACATGACCTCTAACTCCCCCCGTCAAGATGCTATTGACTGGAGAAGGAATACTCAAGCCTTTAACTCTCGTAAGACTCGTCTCTACACTCCGTGGATCCAGGTCTTCGACAGCTTCTCTAATACTTCTGGAGTCTGGCTACCTCCTTCAGGATTCGTAACCCAAGCGTACTGTCGTAAGCCTTCTCCTTGGGATGCCGCTGCAGGCTTCGACTTCGGTACTCTATCTAGCTCTGTACTCCCTCCTACAGGTCTTTCGGAGAACTATGACGAGGAATCTGACGGAGAACAGCTCTACGCTAACGGACTTAACTGTATATTACAATTCCCCTCGATAGGTTACGTCGTGTGGGGACAGAAGACTCAAGTAGTTGGTGATAATATCTTCGATCGAGTAAATCGTGAAGAGACAGTCACATACATCGAAACGGTCCTAAGAGATGCTGCTAAGTTCAACATCTTCAGAGCCAACACTCCGATAGTGCGTGCTCAGATTCAGGAACAATTCTCTACGTTCTTAGGGACTGTTGGCGGTCTGGATAGGTTCGCTGTGGACATGTCTGCGAATACTCCTGAAGTGGTTGCGTCTAATCAGATGATAATAGACCTGTACCTCTGGCTTACTTCTGTGGCCGAAGTAATTCGCCTACGTTCTAACCCATTAGATGGAACAGTAGACATCACGATTGGTGGGTAATTACGCTAACAATACAAATAGCTCCCTGTTCAATCGGACGGGGAGTTTTTATATGCAGAAAGTGTATGCCAGACAATGCGACTTAAGAGATATATCTTATGAAGATCTAGACATATTCTTAGTTCAGCATCATAGACAGAAAACTTGTAACGGACAAGAGTTTAGGTATGGATTGTTCTTTGAAGATACTCTCGTAGGAGTGATGACTTTCGGGAAACCTAGATATAATCGCCATTTTCAATACGAATTGTTAAGATTGTGTTACCACTCTGAGTATCAAATAGTTGGTGGGTCCGAGAGGTTACTAAAGAAATTTATCGAGGAAAACAAGCCTGTTTCAATATTGTCTTACTGTGATAAAAGGTATTATAAGGGGGAGGTGTACGAGAGACTTGGGTTTAAAAAATTATACGATTCCCCTCCTCAGAAAATTTGGGTAAAGGGTGGTAAGAAAATAACCTCAAATCTTCTTAGACAGCACGGAGCAGATAGATTAATAGGAACAAAGGAGGGTAAAGGCTCTAATAACGAAGAGATTATGCTGAGAGAAGGGTGGAAATTTGAAGAGGATGCAGGTCAGTCTGTTTGGGTTTTAGAGTTCTCAAGAGGAAAAGTAGGATATATTTACAGGACTACAAACAATATAGACGCTAAGACTTATATAGGACAGCATTATTGGTGTAACGAGGGTGTTGACCCTACTTATTTTGGCAGTGGAACTAAAATACGGAATGCTATTAACAAGCACGGCAAAGATAATTTTAGTATTGAATTGGTTGAAGAATGTCTATCTATATTTGATCTAAATAGTAGGGAAATATACTATATAAGGAAGGAAAAAGAATTAGGTAAGGGGGAATATAATCTTAGATCTGGAGGGTTTTGGGGATACACATTCGACTCCGAAGAAACTAAATTAAAAAAATCTGTTGCGTCTAGGGCAATGTGGGAATCAGAAGAATATAGAGGGAAACACAGAGAAGCTATGGAGAGGGTTTACCAGGACCCTGATTACTTAGCGAGACGGTCTGCGACATCCAAAGCCACGTGGGAGGATCCTAAGTATAGGGAAAGAATGCGAGAAATCTACTCTTCAGTAGAGTGTATGCAGAATCGATCCGATAAATCTAAAGAACTGTGGCAGGATCAACGTTTTAGAGACAACCAAATAAAGGTCCGTACTTCGGAGGAGTTTAGAGATAATCAATCCAAAAAATCTAAGGAACTGTGGCAGACTGAAGAGCACAAAAAGAATCACGACGATGGTCAGAAGAAGAGATTAGCCGACGAAGATCTAGGGAAGAAACTATCGGATGGGTGTAAGAAAGGTTGGCAGAATAGAGAGTCTAAAAAGAGAAGAATAGAGATTCAAAACAGTGATGAAGTTCGACAGAAAAGGTCAGAATCTGTAAAGTTAAGCCACTCTAATAGAGAGGTTCTCGATAAAATATCCACTGCATCTAAGGAGCTCTGGAAAAATCCCGAACATAAAGAAAAGATGGCTGCAGCATCTAAAAGCCGTTGGAACGATCCCGAGTACAGGGAAAGAATGTCAAGGATACAGGCCGAGGCTTGGGAGAGACGCAGGAACTCTAAAGCTAATTCGTCTTTCTAAACAACACAAGAGTAGTTCTTATTCTTGTTCAGGTAAGCCCTTATCTGACTCCTTATCCTGGCGGTTCTCCTTCCTTCTCTCCTTTCCTCCTTCCGCCAGGAGCTTTATTCTAGTCCTTACATCAAAACTGAGAGAGGAGAATAATGTCGTTTTTATCAGAATTATTAGACAGCAATAAAGAACTAAAAGGCATCAGTGTCCTAGCGGATATCCCGACCTATGAAGAAGCTGTCCTATCGACTGGGTTGTTGCCTCTAGACATTGCTTGGGGAGGAGGAGTACAGAGAGGTCGTATATACACGATGTATGCTCCTAAAAGTGCCGGTAAGACCACTCTAGCGTTTACTATAGCAGCTTCTTGGCAGAAAGAATTCCCTAAAGGCATCGTCTGCGTTATTGAATCTGAGAGAGCTTTAGACCCAATTCGATGTAAAATAATGGGTTTAGACCCTGAGAGAGTAGCTGTTAACCACACCCTATGTCTAGAGGACGCCTTTGACTACATGAAGGATTTTGGTAAGACTGTGTTCGACAAATACGGTATGGACGCTCCTGTATTGTTTATATGGGATTCCTGGTCTACATGCACTGCTAAGACAATCATAGAGTCTGAGAATATTTGGGCCGGAGGAATGCAGTTAGACGCCAGACAGACTACGCAGGGGCTTAAAAAGCTTAATGCGCAGTTAGCAGACACTCAACACGCAGCGATCATAATACAACACGTTCAAGACGGCGGTACGGACAGAAACGGTAACCAGCTTTATACCACATCCAACATACAAGCGCTCAAACACTACCCTTCGGCTATTGTAGAGCTTTCTCGTAGCGGTTCTCAAGACGATCAGATTTATCGTGATCCAGTAACCAAGAAGGATAAGATTGGAACAGTGGTCAGGGTTAAACTAGTTAAAAATAAACTAACAGGGATGGATGATCGAACAGTTGAACTGGTCATGTATATGGCGACCGGATTTAATCGAGAGGAATCCACGATACGATACCTCGAGACTGGAAACTGTAATAAGTACTTCCAAGTGGGTGGTGGTGGAAATTACACCCTCCTTAACCACAAAGAGGAGGAATATAAGAAGGTCAGAGGAAAAGACGCCTTAAAGGAACTCCTTAAGACAGATAAATACTTCCTTACTTTAATAGAGTATGCTGGATATAAACACTACGCAGACTCCGAGCCTCTGTTCGCGGAGAAATACGCTCAGAAACTAAAGAACCTTGAGGATAGGTTGAATAACCTCCTTCTAGATTCCGTCAAATAAAATTAGGAGAATACGATGGATCGTAAAGAGCTAACCCCCGACGAAATTAAAGCAGCCAAGCTAGCAGACCAGCAGAAGATTATGGCGTCTATGCCTCCGATCGGAGGATTCACGACATTTTACTATGCTAAGGAAGCTGGGATGTTTGCAGGCCACAAGATCTGCCCTAAAGGGTTAAGCTTCGTTGGTTTAGAGCCAGAACTTGAGAGACTCGTTACGCTTGGGTTCCTCACTAAGAAAGTTGCAGGACTGGCTCCTGCGGTAGATAAGGTTGTCAAAGGCCCCGACGTCTACGCAGACCCGACAGAAACGACATCTAACGCTATGAAGGGTACTTCGGGAGTGAACTCTTCGAGTCTCTCGAACACTCTCTCCGTTGAGCCAGAACCGGAGATGTCTCCTGAAGAGGCCGCAGCCGAGGCGGAAGCTGAGAAGAAACTCCAGGAAATGCTGAACGCTCCTAAAGTTTAGCTACACGATTGATTCTCTGTTGATTGGATTATTTCTTTGTTGTTAAAGTGTAGTTAAAAAGACCCCTCTTCGGAGGGGTTTGTTTTAAGATCTAGGAAGAAACTTTCTTCCGCCCTTACAGCCGTACGTCTTAAATCTGTGATACTTGCTAGCTTCACACGCAATGTTCTCAACAACCAAGTAGTTAATCCTCTCATCATCTTGTAAAGGAACCTCTATATCTAAGAGGCGACAGAGTTCGTCCCAGTTTTTATAGATCGTAATAAGAGTTCCTGACGTCTTCGAAGAGGAATATAGTGCGAGGGTTTCTTTCCCTACGTTACACTTAAATAGATAGTTGCAGAATATCCTCGGCCCGATACCTGGAGACATCCAGGAATTTATATCTAGATTAATCCAATCAACGGGTATCATAGTTAAGTGGTAGAGAACCTCCATCGATATAAAATCACCAATCCCCCTAAACGAACCCATTAGATGCTTCCGTGCAACGTATAGGTCTCTTTCCCCTAAGATCTTCCATGTAATATCTGGGAGCTTTGGGACAAAATCTTGAAACATCCCTCGGACAGTATTGTGAGCCTTCGAGTCAAGTTCTTTGGTACCTGTCTTATAGGACATACATCCATAAGTGTAGTAAGCAGTCGCGTATACTGGTAATTTCCTCTTCAACCTGTCCGAGATTATACCCAGTATTCTCTCCTTCTCTTTATCGGGGTCGTCTAGGCGTATTACACCTACGGCTCTAAGGAACTCTTCGTTATTGAAGATCCTAGAGAATGTGGTCGCAAATATCAGTTCTTGCTGGTTAAGTTCTCGGAATGTCCCTGAGTAGTTAGGAACTATGTGGTTTAGGTAGTATTCAGTGAGTCTGTCGTACTCTCTAAATATGTTGCAGAACCTCTGCTCTCTTATTATTGGGTTGTCGGTCCATTCTCCCCGAGGGAGTCCTGCCCGCCGATTCAAGTACGCTTGGTGACGGTCTCTAGCGAACTCGAAGTAGTTGTAGATGACTTGTTCGTTTAGAGATTCTGATTTAAAGATCTCCCTCAGTCTTTCTTGGCCTTTTTGAGAGAGGTTCATGGAACGAGTTTTTTAAGCTTTTCTGCGAAATCTTGTGGATTCTTACACTTGTCCAAAGCAAATAGTAAGAACTTAAGAGTATCCACGTTTGCGTTGAACTTCCCGTCAGAAGGGGTTATGGTTAAGCAACGGAGCTGGTCGTTGAACTCCACCTCGTACTCTCTATAGTCGTCGTCTCTTAAAGTAAAGGTAGTAGAGTTAGTCTTAGCAAACTTAGCCTTAAGTGCGTCCATTAATTTCAAGATTTTTATCCTTATATAAATGTGGCGAGAGGCGCAATGCTCTAAATCACTTAGGATTCTCAACGACGGACGCCACAGGTTTTAGAAGGAATAAGAAGACTGTTTTAGTAAATTGATGAGGGTTGATCTCGGTTACGAGACGCTCTGCAATGTAATTACTCTGTAGAGGTTCCTTGAAGAACACGCCTCTTCGCTAAACCCGCGAGAGAATAAGGAAAGGAGAGGGCAGCGACGCAAGAAACAGGAGACTTGCGGGCACCCAAGGAGACGCGGGTTTAGTAAAGAGGATCCGGGAGGACTTTCGAGGGTCCTCCCTTTTAGGGCCAAGGTCAAACGTACTTGGAATGTCTTACTAAAAGAAGCTCACCCCTTCGGTTTTTACGATTACGCCCTAAATTCTTTTTACACAATCTTCTTATTCACGATGTAAAACACGAAACTGTAGAAGTGTGTTGTTTACAACTCTTTCTCGTTTCACTCAAGCTTGGTTTGTTTTAACTCTCCTTGCTTGATAATTTCAACTATAGCTTGCTTCTTTCCAAAAGTCAAGTGAAAAGTTTGGTTGCGGGAGCAGGAACCTAGCAAAGCTAATAAATAAATTTGTTTTCCATGAAGAAGTGCGTCAGTTTCCTAAAAAGTTAATCGACAACCTATTCTACTTCTCATGTTAATTATAACACCAGACTGTCCTGGTAGTTGTAGCACAAGCTACTCTACTCTCGGACTTAACGTCAAACCCTCACCCTACATCGTTGGCTGATAACTAATAATTGGAGAACCTTCAGTGAAGAAGTACGCTACCTATTTTTTATGCTCTTTCCTAATTTCTTTAGGATTGTATCTAAAAATCACAGACACCAATCTATCTATAAAATTAATAAACAAACAACAAGACACCATATACGTTGTAAAAGCTCCAGAACCTCCTAGATTTAACCCTTTCTTCTCTTCTTCTGAAATCTCTTACGAAGAACGTACATGCCTCCTAGACGCAATGCTTGGAGAGCAAGGAGGAGAGACAGACTACGAGAAGATAACCTTCCTATTCTTCTTCGATGCTCAATCTAAACGATTTGGCCGAGGATATTGCGAAGAATTCTACGCCATTGAAGGGGGAGGAGCGAGAAGGTATTCGGCGACATCGAGACACCACCTAAACCGTATAGCTAATAAGAAAAAGAAAGTTGAGTTTATAAAACACAACTTACAAATAATTAACGACTTCTTAGACGGTAAACTACTCCCAGACGAAGTACAAACAGCCGTTACTACGACCACTAACTGTCTTCAGACTAGCTTCAGCAAGTCTAACAAAGCACCTAGTTGGCATAAAGATTATTTAATAACCCAAATTAGAGTAGGAAACACAATATACTCTAGATACGATTGGTCTCGTAAGAACGGGTTCTGGAGGGAACTTAGGTATATGGATCTAGACTGGGTCGACGTGGCGTCGTACGGATCTATCCTAAAGAGCTCCTAGACGTTAGCCTTCTAAACGAGGTTAATAGTTGTCGGAAAATTAATGGTAAATTTTGTAGATCTATCCGGGACAGAGAAGGCAAAGGACGGCCTTCCAACCGACTCTCTAGATCTAGAGACTAAGCAGCTCGCTAAAATAGCTCGAGACTTCCAAGCATTGGTAGACTTCGGATCTTCCCTCCAAGAAGGTCAGCTGAAGAAGGCTACAGAGGCTGCCGAAATGTCTGAAGCCGTGCTAGACACCAAGATCGACCGACTAGCTGACGCGCTCCTGAAAAGGATAGAGAATAACTTAGAGGGAGTCGATCTAGAGACCGCTGGAAAAGTACTAGTAGACCTTTACAAAGCACGAAAAGGCACTGGAAAGGGTCCGACAGTGTCTGTTGGGGTAGGTGTCGGGTTAGGAATTTCAGGAGAACCAAAAGCTCTCCACCCGACCGCAGACGTGTCTACGTTGAAGGCCGTAGGTAAAATAGCAGAGGCGGTAGACGTCTTTAGAGAAGAGAACCTAAAGGAGAGGAAAGCAATAGACGTTGAGGTAATCGAGACCTCGTCTAATCCTGTCTAGAGATTGCATAAATATCAGATCCCAAAACACGATTTCTCTAACATCCAGTCTTTATTGGAATATTGTTCGTCGGAAAAATTCCAAGAGATATACGACGACTTAGTACCAGATTTAGATCTCCCTAGATTAAACGAATTACCAGACCTCGAGAAGAAGGTTGCCTTATACTTTTACCTAACGGATCAACAAGAACCTATAGATAGGATCAAACAGGCCTTATATTGCCGTAAAGTCCCTACTATAGAAGAGTGGTTAACCGACCGCAAGTATTTCGGTAAGGAAGCTAAGACCTGGTATCCGTACTGGATCGATATGGTTAAGAGGTTTTTCCAACCCAACTCCCCACTAAATTACTGCATCTATGAAGGCAGCATTGGTATCGGAAAATCTACGATTGCTAGGGGTTGTTGCTTTTACGCCCTATACAGAGCATTGTGTCTGAGGGACCCCCACGCTGTGTTTAGTCTAACTAAAGACACCCCAATATCTATGTTGTTGATTTCACTTTCCTTAACTCAGGTGGACGAGACTCAACTCCAGCCATTTAAAACCATGCTGTCTATGTGCGATCAGTTCGTTAAGGTAAAATCTGACGAATTATTATTGATGCCTATTAACCCAGACGACCCCATCCCTTACAAGGAGTCTTCTGAGAACATTAAGTTCCCCAACAACATATCTATTATTGTGGGTTCGCAGTTTCAACACTCGGTCGGCAGGGCGATTCTTATTTCTCTCTGGGACGAAGCTAACGAGGCTAGTGGGGGTAAAGCTGAAAAGGCGTTTGGCTTACTAGGGTCGATAAAAGAACGCATAAGAACTAGGTTCGCTGGTTCAAACCTTACGTATATGGCTTTAGTGTCTTCCGCTAAGGTAAAAGACGCAATAGTATCTCAGCATATTAGCGAGATCCCCCTGGACGATAGAAACACATTAGTGCTGAGACCCAAACAGTGGGAGGTCAGAGGGTCCTCTTTTTACGTGGACCCACGAACATTCCCTGTATTCGTAGGGAACTCCATAATCCCTCACAAAGTTCTGTCCGAACAAGAGTACGAAGAATATCTAATAAAACCCGACACCATGCCTGAACATTGTGAACTGCTCAGGGTCCCTATGCTCTATTTTAACGACTTCAAGGGACGCATAAACGAGGCCATACAGAATATCGCAGGTATCGCCACGGACACGTCTAATAAGCCCTTCAACAACTTAAAGACCCTTAAACACTCTAGGTTGTGCCCAGAGCTAACTCTATGGGACGACTACAACTCAGACACCCCTCTATTCAATCAGATACCGAAGACGTACTTTAGGGAAACCCCTAAGGGCCTTAGGTTAAAAAGATACCCTGAAGTGAAGAGATACGGCCATCTTGACCTTGCCGTGGCTAAGGGATCCTACGCGGGACTAGCGATATGTCACAAAGAACTGTACCAGGACCCGGAGACTAAAGCTCGAAAAGTGATGTTTGTTTATGACTTCGTTATAGGTATAACCACCAAGAACAGAATACGTATTCAGCACGTAGAGGACCTTATTAGAGACCTAGAGGAGAAAGCTGGGATAAACCTAGCCAGGATAAGCTGTGACCAGTTTCAAAGCCGTTTCTTGCAAGAGAGATGGGAGAAAATGGGTATTGCGGATTCCGTAGAGTACCAATCAGTGGTAACTAAAGCGGATGCCTATCTACAAGCAGCCTCTTTCATCTCAGAGGGACTAGTTAAGACAGGAGACTGTCCTATCCTTAGGAAAGAGCTGCTGTCCCTCTGCATAGAGAATAATAAACCGAGATCTAGGGATAAGACTGACCATTCTGACGCGTTCGTAGGATCTCTAAATCTGGCAGCTACAGACCTCAAGAACCAACCTTCGGTACAATATCTACATGACGACATCTCAGAAGACGAGCACTTAGAGTCTGAGAGAGCGAAGATTATGGAAGGTTACGAGGAAGTAAGCTAGATCCTGTAAGTTCTAATCTTCGCTCTAATTTCACCTAAATTAACTAAGGAATGTAACGATGGTAAAAGCTAAGAAAGATGTAGTTATCGAAACTGCAGAGACGATTCTTGAGAAGAAAGAAGCTGATAAGGTATCTAAGAAAGAAGTCAAGAAAGTCGAGAAGAAGGTAGTGGGTACCACAGGTCTCTCGCAGTACGAAGACGGGGAAGTCTAAACTCAACCATTCTACGCCTCCGGTTAACCAAACTGAAAGAGGTGCTGTAATGGCTAAGAAACCAAAAAAGAAAGTAGTTAAAAAGACTGCTAAGAAGGTCGGTGTGATTAAGAATCCTACATTCGAAGATTACGCCAAAGAACTCCGTGTCGTATCTAAGGAGATTGCTCTCCTGGAGGACAAACTCCGTACTTATCTCTCGCATAAAAAGGAAGTGACTATAGAATTCTATAAGTATCTTTATCCATTCACGGACATCTTCCCTGGCGTCGAAGAGATCGTCTAGATGAACCTCGGGGAAGCATTCGAGCTGTCTCGTAAATCGTTCCCAGAGTATATCGAGGGTCAGTATTTATTGCTGGCCCTTGCGTATTTGAGTAATAAAAATTACTACATATTCGTCCTAAACAGTAAATCTGAGAATGTTGACGTTCTTAGACCTGAAGGAGACTGCCTTCTTAGAGCGCAAGGGTATGGAAAGCTCGATGTTTACGAATATTTAAACGACCTAAAGATGACCGACGGTTACGAAGTAACGACAGACTCTTCGATCCAGTCTAGGATGGTTAAAGCACCACGTGGGGTTAATCTACGTAAAGGCTGTTTAAGACTCCTAACTGAACTTATTGAAAATAAGGATAGAGACTCTCTAAAAGTAGTTCTGACAGAATCTAACAACGCAGCCTACGAACTCCCTACGATTAGAGGAGTTTTGAGCAAAGAATTCTCTAACCTGAACCCTCCAGATAAGTACGCGAGGAACGAAGTCTTTCTCAGTTGGGTAAACAACTTATAACAAAAGGAAAACGACGATGAAGAAGCTAAAAGAGATTTGGGTTAAATTTTATGACGAACACTATATCGATATAGAGAATATAGTAATAACTTTCTTTTCGTGGATTGTTCGAGGAGCAGGGGCGGCTATCGGAGCAGGCCTGATAATCAAGGTTATGTTTTAGAGGAGAATTAAAAGATGGAAAGACCTACGATTGAAATCTATAAGAGCAGACCTAACAAGACTTCTGGTTCGGCCCACTTCGATGATGCAGGTATAGACATATACACTCCAGACGACTACGAACAAAAAATAATTAATCCCGGAGAAACCTTCACAATAGAGACGGGGCTGCATTTTAATGTTCCCCAACACCACATGCTTAAAATCTGTAATAAGACAGGAACAGCTAAAAGAGGTATACAATTCGCTGCCGAAGTCGTTGATGCAGGATTCACTGGAGAACTCACTCTCTGTCTGAGGAATCTCGGAAAGGACCCCTACGTTATTAATCCCGGAGAGAAGATAGTCCAAGGAGTCTTACTACCAATCATACAAGGCCCTGTGTGCCGGGAAGTATCCTCAGTCGAAGAATTTACTGACCTCGATAAGAAGTCCTCAAGAGGAGCTGGTAAGTTCGGAAGTACAGGTCTCTCATAATGGATCCAGAAGAACTACAGTCAATACGAGAGACTCTTCAAGAATATGAGGAGTCTTTTGAGTCTCTAACTAAATCTCTCCTTGAAGATTTAGGTAATATATGTAGAGCTTCTGGTCTCTCCGAAACACGTATCGAAGGAGTTTCTAAGCAGGTGCGTAAAGCCATTAATCTAGGCGTACATATCCAACTTCTCCGTCAGTCTATAAAAGTCTCTCAATCCCAAGATTGACTGCTTTCTAACTTCCCGTCCCTAATACAATTAGGCACTGCAATAAACTTGGTTAGACGTTTCTAACCTACTATTAATCTTCAGAAAGTAGTAATAGTGGCCTTAAAGTTTCTTAATTACGGTGTTTGTTTTCAAGAAATTCCTGGAGAGGTTTCCTTGTTCTTTAACGTAACCGGATGTCCCCGAAAATGTCCTGGGTGTCACACCCCCGAGCTTCAAACAGAGGCAGGAGAAACCTTAGATTCTGATACTGTTAAATCGATAGTACGCTACCACGCGATAACCGAGAAAGAACCCATAACTACAATACTGTTCTTCGGAGGGGACCACGACCCTGAATTTATAAGCTTGTTAGAGGAGGTCTGGGAAGAATACTACATGCAGTTCTCTCTAGCTCTATACACGGGGGTGGAGACCAAGGAGGAAGTTTCTCCTTACTTACGTAGATACCTTAGGTATCTGAAGGTAGGTTCTTATAAAGAGAGCTTGGGACCTATTACCTCCAACACTACGAATCAGAGACTGTGGGACTTGTCTAAAAACCTAGATATAACTCACAAATTCTGGAAAACCAACATCTAATTTAAAACCAACTTGATCGGAGAAAATCTGCTATGTACTCAAAATTTAACGAAGAGCAACTGGCTGGTATGGCTAAGTACGCAGAGACCTTTGCAGAAGCGGTGAATACGGCCTCTGGAAGCGCAACAGACGCCAATGCTAACGTTTCATGTAAGAATATCGCAACGTGGCGTTCGGAGTCTTGCAAGGAGCTCGAAAAGCAGTTTAACAGGTACTACGTAAGTAAACAGATAGAGAAGGATTGGGGTAAGGAGGTATCTGATAAATACAACGAGCTCCTCGAAGATCGTGTGATCTACAAGCATGATGAGTCAATCTCCCCGGGCATACCTTATTGTTGCGCTATGAACTCCGAGGAATTCCTCCGGTCAGGAACTACTAAGTTGGGGGGAGAATCTGAAGCTCCTATGCACTTGGATTCTTTCTGCGGGGCCTTTGTAAATTACATATATGCCGTGTCTTCTCAATTCGCGGGTGCTGTCGCTACCCCAGACTTCTTACTCTACTTCGATTACTTTGCTCGGTTGGATTACGGAGACGACTATCTTAAGACTCATAAAAGCGAGATAGAGAATCACCTGCAGACAATAATCTACGGTATTAACCATCCGGCAGGTAATAGAGGGTATCAGTCTGTGTTCTGGAACATCTCTTTCTTCGACAAGCATTACTTCGAAGGTATGTTTGGGGGCGATTTACAAGATGACGGATCTAGGATTAATCAGTTTAAGTTCCCAGATCTAGACTCGTACTCCAAGGACTCTATGCGTAAATGTCTGCGGAAGAAATCCCTAAGATCCCTAGGACTCTACGGAAAAACCGACTTATCCTGTGAAGACTTGGACCTGGTTGAGGCTAAGGTTAGGTCGGAAGTGGCTAGATTCAACAAACTTCGCACTCCGAATTACAACTCTATTCATAAACTTCAGAAATTCTTCATGCCTTGGTTTAGGAAAGAACGTCTGAAAGGGAGAACCTTAACTTTCCCCGTCTTGACCTCGGCGGCCCTGATAGATACAAGCACAAACACTCTCAGAGATAGAGACTACGCCGATTGGATGGCCCACGAGTTATCTGAAGGGTCTTCGTTCTTTATATATAGTGATAAAGATGTGAGTTCCCTCAGCTCGTGTTGTAGATTACGTAACACCCTAGACAAGAACCAGTTCTCCCACTCTATGGGCGGAGGTGGGTTAGCTACTGGGTCCATTTCGGTTATTACAATAAACTTCAATCGACTAATACAGAAGAAGTACGACCTAGAGGAGATTGTAAATTACATACACAAGTTCCACGTGTCCTACCGTAGAGTTACAGAATACTATCTAGCTAGGAAGATGTTGCCTGTCTACGACGCTGGGTTTATCTCCCTGTCTAGACAGTTCTTAACTGTGGGAGTTAATGGGTTCGTGCAGGCCGCTGAATACTTAGGTATTAGAGTCTCGGATAACGACGAGTATAAAAAATTCTGTATTGACAATTTAGGTAAGATAGGCGAGCTGAACAAGATAGCGGGCAAGAAATACGGAGTAAAATTCAATACTGAATTTGTTCCTGCGGAGGGTCTTGGTGTTATAAATTGTTCTAAAGATAAGGAAGATGGTTTAATAGTAAGAAAACCTCACTTCATAATTACTCTAAACGATGGAACATCTCGTGTTGTAAATTCAGGAGATTCAGTATTAGTAAAGGACCTAAATGGAAAAGAACTTGCAATACCAGTCGAAAATCTGTCCCAAGAGCACTATCTGCTTTAATTGTAAAAATAGTTACGTACGCTTACCAGGACAACCTTCTTGGACTAAAAACGACAGCGGGACAGGTCGAAAGTATACTTCAGAAAAATTTTGCAGCTATAATTGCGGATCTCAATTCACATTAAATCGGATGAAAGAAACGTACTTTAAGAGGACAGGTTATAAAAATCCTAGTCATAATCCTGCTGTTAGTAAATTAAAAGAGGAAATTTTTTTAAAAAAATATGGATCTAAATCGTTTCTTGGATCTAAAGAATGTTTGGAAAAAACTAAAAGAACTAACTTATTAAAGAGAGGTGTTGAAAATGTTGGTCAAGACCCTTCTGTAAGAGAAAAAACCAAACACACCTGCTTAGAGAAATATGGAGGGATTGGAAACTCCTCTACAGAACTCTTGAATAAGTACAAAAAATCTAATTTAAGCAAGTACGGTTCAGAAAACCCTATGAATTGTGAAGAGATTAAAAAAAGACATATGGATTCCGTTTTTAGATCGTATGGAGTAAATAACCCTTATAATATTCCTCAAGTTAAAGAAAACAGAGAAGAAACCTTGCGTAGAGACAAGGAAATCTTAGATAAAAAGCGCGCGGCAACTAGTAGACAAAATAGAGGTTTTGATAACTATCTGCTGGATCGAAATTCTCTGAAAAAAGATTGGATAAATACAATAGGCGTAGATAATCCATTTAAATCAGAGGATGTGAAGAAGAAGATAAAGAAAACTAACATTGACAGATATGGTGTTGAAAATTGGATTCAAGATCCAAAAAATAAAGACACAGCTAAACGATCTCTAAGGGAAAATAATTATGAAGAATTCTTAAAGAAGGTATCAAATTTAGGACTTGAGCTTATGTCTCCTAGGGAAGATTATATTAATTATAAAATTCTTTCGTTTTTCTGTAAAGAGCATTCCCTAACATTCTCTCAAGATTTTTATCAAGTAGACGCAATTAGATGTCCTGCTTGTTTAAGCTCTCACCATACTAAGTGGGAAATTGATTTAAAGAATTTTCTTCAAGATCTAGGAGTCAGTGTACTATCGAACGACAGATCTACTGTCCTGGGTTCCAAGGGTAGGTATTTAGAGATAGATTTATTAGTTCCGGAAAAGAATATAGGTATAGAATTAAACGGAATATACTGGCATACAGAAGATCAGAGAGAGGAATCTCAACACCTACTACGTAAAACGCAATTAGCAGAATGCGCAGGGTTGAGAGTAATTCACTTTTTAGATAACGAATACAATTTAAAGCCTGAAATTGTAAAGTCTATGATAAGAGTTAAGTTAGGTTTATGCAGAGACAGGATATACGCAAGAAAGTGTGAAGTGAAGGAATTATCTACTGAAGATTATAGAAATTTCCTAGAGAAAAACCACCTACATGGATATATTCCCTCAAGTACTAGGTTGGGTTTATATTATAAGAGTGAATTGGTCTTTGTTTGCGGATTCGGTGTTTCGAGATTTTCCCGAAATGGAAACTCATCTACAGAGTTGTATAGGAGTTGTTCAAAACTTAACACTAATGTCTTAGGAGGGTTGAGTAAATTATTGAAGAACTTTTTAGATAAAAAACCACATGTGAGAGAAATACAGACTTTTGCAGATAGAAGATTTTCTACCCCCCACAGCTATGAAAAAGTGGGGTTCAAGTTATGTGATACAACTGACCCAAATTACTATTACACTAAGGATTTTGTGAATCTAGAATCGCGAATCAAGTATCAGAAACACAAACTTAAAGATATTCTCCCGATATTTGACCCTGTAAAAACTGAAGTAGAGAATATGAGAGATAATGGATTTAAAATATTCAAAGACTGCGGAAACTATAAATTAAAACTAACGAGGTAAGTATGAAAAGTAATATAAAAAACATAGAATTTGTGAACTGTAACGAAGGAATAAGTGATATAGCTTACAATTCTTACTTCTTCCGCCCAGAAGATACCTCTCTTTCGATTTTCGAAAAGATGCGTATGCACGGAGATGGTGTAGTAGAGTCTCTAGACGGAGGTTCTGCTTGCCACTTAAACTTAGAGGAGCACCTCTCTAAAGAACAGTACCTTAAGACTCTTGATTATGCAGCCCAGGTAGGTTGTAACTACGTGACTTTCAACATCCCTTCCTCTAGGTGCGGTAATTGCGAACATCAAGATATAAATTACTGGCACTCCCCTGCTAGATGTCCTAAATGCGGAAGCGACAACATAGATTATTGTACTAGAGTAGTTGGATACCATCGATGGATCTCAAGCTGGCAGAACAAGAGACAGATAGAAGGCAGATCTAGACATAACCACAAGATTGAGGGGTTTAGTAGTGGTGAATAATTCTTTTGGTATCCCTGAGAAAACTTGGGTTAAGTGGGAGAACCACGCTCGAGAGCGCACTAAGAAGCACATAGGTCTATATAAAAAATATATGGATGTAATTTACCCTGAAAGAGATAATACTAATCATGATCTAAGTAAGTTTACGGAAGATTTTTGGGGTCCATACGTTCTGATCAACGCTAAGTATAATTTCGGATTCAAACCTAACGAAGATCAAGAAAAAGCAATGGCTTTAGCTACTTACAACCACATACTGACTGAAGATCACCATCCTGAATTTTGGGCTCCAGAAGTTGATTACGATTGGACAGCTAAAGATCGAACTAAAAATGTTAAGATGTGTGACTGCAGAGGGATGCCTGATGCATGTTTGATTAAAGCCGTAGCTGATTGGTGCGCTATGTCGGAAGAGATTGGAGAGAATACTCCAATGGATTGGATTAATAATCAGTTTGGAAAAAGATGGGTTTTTACCCCCAAGCAGAAAAGGTTCTCCTTAGATATTGCTGAGAAGATGTGGAAAGATGAAGAACTCTAGACACTTACTCCTTGAAGTTAATGCCGTAATAGAAGAAGGTTTGTCGATTGGACAATCAAACACTCTTACTGCATTGTACGAATCAGAATCCCTGGATTTTATTAGACTTGATTATGGGTGCAGAGTTGTCCAACCTAAAACACCTCTGCTGCTGGTAGACGCTTCTGCTTAATTTTCTCTAACCCATGTCCACGTAGACTGACCCTCGTCGTAAACAATTTTGTATCCGTTCTCCAGCATTAACTTTTCGTTAGACTCTCCTTTTTTGGCAAGTTCATAGTTACTGTCTCCGTGAAGTTGGGAATATCCCCGTTGACGCAACAAAGAATCCGTTATATGTCTTTTTGTTTCTTCGTTGTAGTAGTGTTTGTTTGAGGACCCTTTAGATTTTAAATTAAACCCGAGACGTCTATAAACCTCACCACCAAATTTAGAGTTATCGCAATAAGAGACTACAGATTCTGGAGAACATGTTTCTGAGAAGTGTTTGAATAGCTTCTCCGATCCCCCAACCACAGCATATCCCGATTTAGTGCAGAGTCTGAGTAGCTCCCACTCTACTTTCTTATTATATCTAGGTTTACCGAAAGTTATGACCTGTATAAGATTGTTTTCGTCGAATAAACCTAACCTAACTTCCTGACCTCTGCAAGAATTCTGTAAGTGGTGTGTCTTGAGAAAGTCTTCACAATCTTCTTCGGAAAGTTTCTTAATGTCTAGATTCCTGGCATACAGTTTCGTTTTGTTTACAAAAATCATGTCATAAACTTTTACTAGATCTTCCCAGGGATACGCTTTGAAGAATTCCTCGGAAAACTCACACACGAAACTAGGGTTGTCGTAATACTGAGATTCCCAACAATGCATAATCCTGTATCCTGACTTCTTAAGATAGCATAATTTCTCGATAGTTTTTAAAAACTTGTCCGATTTTTCAGGAAAGCTCCGAGGATTTCCATGCCAATAATCTCCGCTAAACTCGTAAACAGTTTTGGAGTCGTTTAAATACCCGTCCACTAACCTGTGATTGACTGTAACTTGCCTATTTTCTTCTTTATCGGGAACTCCGATATTATCCAACCAGACATTTTCAACTTTAGAGGAATAATACGATTTTCCATCAAGCTCCATTTTCTTGTATGCTTCATCTATCTTCTTGAGACCTTCCTGAGAAGTTAGGAAATTGATTGACCCGTACCTTTCAATGTTGGTTTTTCTCCTAGTCTCAATAGTTCGCTCTTTCACTCCCGGAATTTTCCATTGGTCCCCAGACATCTTCCTACCTTCATCTGTTTGTCTCCAGTAAGCTTTCCCGTAGGTTTTTATGCATGTCTCTTCTTTCTTTCTTAGAGCTTCTGGTGTAGAGTTTAGTATAATCGCCTTTTTCAATATTTCTGGATTCTCGTACGTGTACTTATACCCTGTAGACTCTAAGCAAGTTGCCTCTTTCTTTCTTTTTATGTCCTCTACCTGGCTGATGTTGTCAACTCCGTATTTTCTTCGAACTGTTTCCTTTGACTTTCTGTGTATCTCTGGGTTATGCAGCGGAGATTCATACCCGTATTTATCTAAATTAGATTGCTTGACTTTATCCTTAACGGCCTTACTAGATGCAGGCCAGGGAACACCCCACTTCGCAACATTTGCTGCGATTCTTTTTTGTCTCTCTTCCTCAGTCCACTTTGTTTTGGGCACACAACACTCCTTTGTTCAATAATAAATCAAACATATACATGTGTATGCTAGAACTATTGTAAGTTAGACACCCTACATAAAAGGTTCTAAATCCTAGCTAATTCTTGTTAGGTTTCGATCACGTGTCCAATAATATATTCCAGATGACTCCAGAGATAAAGCCGATCGTAGAGAAAAATCTCCGACTCATGCTTGGTGCTAATATCTTAGGTATGGCTGAGTGGGAAGAGACTACTATGCAAGATGCTATGTCTCTAGGTCTTATGGATTACTTTAGGTGCCAGCCATATATAATAAGGACCTTTGAATATATATCCGGAGTCAATACTCCGTCTCGTGTTGTTCCATTTGAGCAGATCCTAGCGAGAATACCCGAAGGGCATCGCAAGTATGCATATTTCCTAGGAATCGTGCGTACTGACGTGGCTATTGGTACCTTTAACCTAGGTCTATACAGCTTTGATCAGTTCCTTATGGGATTCAACGTAGGCACACAATCTAACCAATCAATCTTTGATCCTCTCAAGCAGGTAGCTATGAACTCTATCTCAGACTTAGTGACTGGAGAAGTAGAGTACGAGATAGATAGAGTCAATAACCAGGTTAACTTCACGTTCCCTGTTACAATAGGGCAGTGTGTAGTAGATTACGCTATTGGATTCCAGGACAGGTGGGAATATGTCAAACCTAACCACACAGAATTCCTCGCTAAATTATGCGCAGTAAAGTTTCTTAACTCTATTATAACCTCTAGGACAGCGAGCACTCTGACTGCCGACTTTACAGTCGACACATCAGCACTGCAAAAGACTGTCGACCGCCTCGAAGAAGAGCTGAAGAAGGATAAGTTGCATTATCGTCGCTTACCTATGCTTTGGTCTTAATTGAGTTAGTTAGTAAGAGTCTTAACCAAATCACATTAACTAGTAATAAATAGGATTACTAACATGGCAATAGCAGAAATTCAGAAAGTCCAATCTATGACGGATCCTCTGAAGCGCTTTATGTTCCACATGGTTCTGGCAGAAACTCGTGGTGGATTTATAAACGCAGAGAACTTCGAACTACAGTGTACGGCTTACGATTACCCCGGATACCAATTCACCAAGACCTCGGTAACATTAGGAGCTATAAAACGCACAGATGCAGCGATCCAAGACCGTTCTGGTGCGTGGAACACCTCTATGGTCGAGACTTGGGATGCAACCGTAGACCAGGAATTCTCGGCGTGGGCTAATATTGCTCACAACCCAATCACTGGAGTGATACAACCTTCGAGAGCATATAAGACTTCGGCCCGTATATCGATCATAGACGGAGACTTTAACGACATCGTTGTTAAGTCTCTTAAGGGTCTGTGGCCTGAGACTTACAAGTCTAACGGATTTGATTCTTCGAACTCTGGGGAGGCTGTAGCTCCTACAATCACCTGGTCCTACGACTATTGGGAATAGAGTCTTAATATAGGAAATCTACTATGTTGAGATTCTGGAACCAGGAGTCGGTTGCTGGAATTGCAGATGCTCTCCGCAACGACCGATTCGAAGCTTTCTTCCCAACCATAAACGGTTATTCACCGATCGTGGAAGACGTCAATATAACCTTCCCTACATTTGAGTACCACGAGATCCCTTACGGGTCTAGAGACATATTTTACGCATCTGCCATCAAGAACGCTTCTCTAACTGCTGTGTTTTACGTAGATATCTCAGGAGAGACTCTAAACTATATTGCTGAGTGGAAACGTCTAGTTCGAGATCCACGAACCCACCTATTTGGGTACGCTGATGACTACAAACGCAACGCAGTAATATATATATACGGGCCTGATGTCTCTGGGTTAGCTGGAGGGCTTATCGGGGGGGTTGTTGATCAAGTAACCAATACAATAAACAAGACTCTCCGCCTAGATAAATTAAGCAATGTCGCTTCTAACATAACGTCTAAGGTCGGCCTAGGAAGCGTAGACCTTAAGATAAAAATACCGCCTATTGCTCTTCCCTCTATTAAGATAAAATTAGACGGGATATGGCCTAAGGGAGGAGAGAGTTTGCAGCTCAAATACTCAGGTAAACCAGACAGAGTTAAGTTAAGTGTAAACTTTGCAATAGACGCAATGTATCCCGTCCCTCAGCAAGTAGGAAGGACGATCGGAAGGCTCTACGGAGGAGCACTGTTCTCTGCTTCCGACTTAATTTCAGAAGGTTTTACCCAACTAATATAATAACGAGAGGAATCTACTATGGATGTAAAAGACAAACTACTTAAGATTGAACTACCCGGACATGCCTTTTACAAGGAGGAGATGACAGGAAGGACCTTAACAGAGCTAGAGGTTAAGAAGCTAGCGGCTCTCACTCACGGAGACAATATTAAGGGTATTGTCCAACTGCTGAACGACGCAGTCAGCAACGACCTGTTCGAGCTATATACTGACGACTTCTGGTACCTTATGTGGTGGTTGAGGGTTCAGACATTCCCTAGCTACCCAATCGTTGTGCCTTGGACCTGTAAGTGTGGTGCGGAGAACAAGTCTGATTTAACAGCAGATAAATTGAAGTACATAGACATTCCTGAAGAGTTTAACCCTCTACACGCTCAAGTAAGGCTCTCCAACGGGGAACTGATCTCCATCAGACCTCAGAAGGTTAAAGACGAGTTCGATGTAGACGCCTACCTGAAGCAAAGGATGATTAAAGACCCAGACAGATCTATTAAAGGGGTCCTGTTAGACCTGGCTTGCTTAGGAGAGGGGAAGACTATCGACGACCTATACAAGTCTTACAAAGCAGGGAACTTCTCAACAGAAGACTTCTTTACCATCCAAGGTTTCAAAACTCTCTATACGTGGGGTGTTAATAAGATCGCAGACTTCTCCTGCTACAAGTGTAAGGAGGGAGTTAGTGTTGAATACGAAGTCACACTAACAAACTTCTTTCCCGACATTCTCCATCGAGAGTATCTTAAGCAGAGAATACTTTTTAATGTACCATCTACACCAACCGAGGAACCAGTTAGAGATGATGGACTTCAGCGAGTTTGATTGGTTTTACAAGAAACACGTGGAACACCTAACTAAAGAACAAGAAAAGATAGAACAGAGTAAGAATAGTGGCTAGCGCATCTGCAGTATTGATCGGAAAGGACTCTAAGATCCAGTTAGATTTTGGAGGACATTCTCCCGTTCGAAGGGCTCAGAAGAACGCGGACAAACCCGAGAACAAGCAACAAGAATCTCTAGATAAGATCGCTAGTATTCTCTCTCAGAAGCAGGAAGAAAGTTCTGACTCCTCTAACACAATAAAAGCTGACAATCTTAAAAAAGAAAGTGAACCTGAAAATTTCTGGGGAAATCTAGGAAATGGTTTTATAAAGTTCTTCACGGAGATGAAAGCTCCAATCGTCGATACCGTCAGGGCCTGGGGAGGAGCTGTCAAGAATATCGCTAAGACCATAACTGCTCCATTCGCTGCTGTGTGGAGCGCTGGGTCTGCGATAGCTGGGTGGTTTAAGGGGGACGATAAGAAGAAAGGAGGGAAAGGAGAAGACTCCGCAGAAGATGCCGAGAAAGCTAAGGAGGAGGAACAACAAGGAAAACTAACGGGGGCCGTGTTAGATATCCGGGACCACCTCTTCGGTATGGATAGAGGAGAAGGGAAGCCAGAAGAAGAGAAGAAAACCGTCTGGGATTATATTAAGAGGGCTGGTGCGATACTGGCGGGAGCTATAGGAGCCGTCTTAGGTCCTCTGAAGTGGCTTGCTGCTGCGCTGGGAGGAGGTCTGAAGTTAGCGCTTAAGAGTCTGGCAGCGGCCTTGACTCCTCTAGGATTGAAGATTGCCGCTGTAGCTGCTGTTGGGTATGGGTTGTACAAGATTTACGAATTCTTTAAAGAGCACGGCTTTGTTGAGGGTATGAAGATCGCGTTAGGGAAGGTCGGAGACGCCTTTACCGCTGTTGGTAAATTCTTCGGGGGAGTTATTGATAGGATCCAGTTGTGGCTCCCTAGCTGGATGGGGGGTATCTCGCAGGAAGAATACGACTCTAGAGCAGAAGCTCGGGAATTAGGAGTCCGCAGAGAAGAATTCGACGCGGAGAACACGCAACGTAGATCTCACGGTTTACGAGAATTTACGATGGCCGAGTTCGCATCCCTTAAGAAGGGTGCTTCGACAGTACAACAGCACAACATGACTTCTCTTTTAGACGGAGGAACAGCCTACAGCTCGAGCCAAGAAGAATTACAGACCTCGCAGATGCCTACAGAGTCTAGCATTCAAACCCAGGCTACTAGAGAGGCACTCCTAATGGGAGTTAAAGCTCACGGAGGCAACGTACAGAACATAAACGTGGCTGTCAAGAATTCCAACGTTTCCACAAACCCTCGTCCACTAGACGGGACAGGAGGTAGGTAATGGTTGTAAGTCTAGCTAATCTCGGGTTAGGGAGCGGTTTTGCGGGAGAAGATAAGAAGGTAGCTGCATCGAAAGTTCCTACGGGTTCGTCTTCTTTTACGTTTACTTTAACAGCCGAAGCGAGCGCCGCTCAGAAGCTCCCCAAGCTAGACTTTGTTGGAGTACTTCCGAGAGAAGGTATTGAGCTTAAGGCAGAATCCATCTATGAAGATTTAGATGTAATGGATCAACTCGGAGCAGGAGCCTTGTCTGGTGGGGGTTCTGGAGCTCTGTTTGGAGGGATAAACCAACTACTCGGAACCGCTAACGTAGCTAAGAACAAATATTACAATCTCCAAGTCTGGCAGAAATCGACCCCCTTCGAGTTTAATTTCAAAGTGTATCTAACAGCGGATAACGAAACCCAAGCTCGCACCATGCAAAGCCAAGCTAGAGGTCTTATGAAGCTAGCTCTACCAAAAGAGAGTGAAACCTTAGGAGCATTAATAGCACCTGGTCCGTCTCCGATAGGATCAAGTATGTCTAAAGAGATCCAAAGCACGATAAATTCGGGACGTGAGTCTGCTTCTTCCTTTCTGGAAATCAAACCTAAAACCCGAAGCCCTTGGTCCTTGCCCGCAGAAGGAGGTAGGAACGTAACTATCCAGGTTGGAAACATACTAACTCTATACGACGTTATAGTCAAGAGTGTTGCCGTTAAGTTTTATAATAATTTCGCTAGATCATCTTCGGGAGACTCTCGTTTCTCTATGCCTGTTGTTGGCGAGGTATCTATATCTGTTAAGTGTCTATATCAAGCAACTCAAGACCAGTTGGATAAGATGTATAACGTAAAACCTGACCAACCAAATACAGATAGGACTCCGCAAGTTGGAGGTAATAAGCTGTTAGGTGCTCTTAAAACTGCAGTGAAGAGTGTGACTGGGGTAGATCTCAACCAACCAGAAGATCTATATACGGAGAAGTGATATGGATGAAAACGCACGTCTGTCTCTAGATGATTACCTTTCCTCTTATAGGAACCCGGAGACTGGAAAATACGAGATAGCATTCGCTACGGGAGTTTTTTCAGTCTTGAGAGACTACCTACTGTCCTCTACTCTAGAGGAAGTAGTGGTGTCTAATCTAGAGGAAAATACCCCAGATTTGATATCTTTCAAGTACTACGGGACTATGTCTTACTGGTGGTTCGTCTGTTTGGTGAACGGAATAAACGACCCTTTTACAGAGCTAGTTCCGGGCACAAGGTTATTAATGCCTCTAGCTTCTGATATCTCTCAGTTCGCCGAAACTTTAAACATATCCCCCAACTCTGGTTTTAACTCCGGAACAATAATATCTCTCTAGGACCCCTAAATGTTTATCTCTCAGAAGATGTATGGTTTAAAGATCTTCCTAGCGGGAGATGAGTACACCGAGGATTCGGGGCAGCTTTCTTACATAACTATAACCGAAGATGTAACCAACCCCATACCTAAACTAGATATAGTTTTAGTTATGAAGGCCTCTTACGTCGAATCAAACCCAATCAGGGATGGGATGTCGATAGTTATTGAAGAGAACTCGACTGAATCCCGTTGGGAATTTAGAGCTTCGTCAGAAACCTCAGATGTAGATAGAGCAACAGGGTTGGTTACAACGAGGATCTTAGGTTGGTTAGACGTTCCTGGTATCTGGGTTGTGAACTCCTCCTACAGCGGGGTATACACATCGAGCTCTGTGTTTCAGACCGTAGCACAGGGTTTAGGTCTGTCTTATGTCGGGTCCTCTACGAACGATCGACAAGCCTGGTGTTCGGGGAACCAGCGGGTGTTGGACTACTTGAATTTTGTAGCGGACCACGCTTATTCCGACGATCTATCTGTGTTTATATGGTACATAGACAAACGTAAGAACATAACGTTGAATAATTTAACCAGGACAATGCAAAACAGTTCAAACACTAGCTTTGAACCAGGAATATTCACTTCTCCAAGAAAGTCTGGTTTAGTCCACTATATAAGCTATAAAGTCAACTCTGACTTTGGAGTTGATAACGTATACCAAGGTTACGGAACGGACTTCCTGATATTTGACGCTCTGGAGAACAAAAATTCTCCTATACACCCAGAAAACTATGTTAAGTTCTCGGCATCCCTAAATATAAATAAGAACTTCGCTAGTACCGTGAACGTGGAGAATTACGAACTGAATGCTGGAAACGACCACCCTAAGATGTATTTTGCGGAGAACCATAACCAGAGAGGACGCGCCTTATGGAACCGGAGAATAACTCTGCAGAGTTCTTTTTTACAGCCGGAGATAACTTTAGGGAGTAAAGCCGAACTCCGAGCTGATTTGGTTGAAGGTGTTAGATCGGATAGGTTTTCAGGGCCTCACCTAATCACTCTTATAAAGACCACGTTTAGGGTGGATGAGTGCGAGGTTATATACGAGTTAACCTCTCAGGGGTTCTTCTCTAACACTAAGGACATGTTGTAATGCTCTATAACGAAGACAGAAAGATTAATCCTTTCCTAGACGGCTATATGTCTGCCGCAGTACTAGATAATATAGACCCTGTGAACAAGCAGAGATGTAGGATCAGAGTAGACGGGTTGCATGATGGTCTACAAGACAAAGAGTGTCCCTGGGCATTACGGCTTAAATCCCCATTCTTCGGATCAGGGGACGGGTCGGGAGTTAGGTCCTCAATAAACATTGGGTCGAGAGTTATTGTTGTGTTCATGAATAACGACCCTATGAATCCTCTAATGGTCGGGGAACTAGATGATGGGTCGAGCACAATACCGGACGGATCCTATGGGTTCGTTGGGCAGAACGGGGAGTCTGTCCAATGCGACACTGAAGGGAATCTAAGAATTAAAGCAACGAAAATCTACTTAAACTAGCGCAAAATGTTCTAAATAACGAATTATTATGGACTCACAAGACGTAAATCTTTTCTTTTTCGACGATCCGCAACCCCTAATAGTTAGCGGTAATATTGCTATACAGAGAAGAATTGCTAACGTCGTCGGAAATATAAGGGGGTCGAGGTTCTTCAATAGAGGGTTCGGTTCTGGTGCTTGGGATTTCGTCTTCAGGCCAATAACAGAAGAGAATGCGGGGTTTCTCCGACTTACTTTGTACCACGATTTCTTGCGAATGGACTCGGACTTGAATATACTAGTGTCTGATATATACGTAACACCACAACCAGAGCAGAAAGCATACTCTGTGTTAGTATTGTACGACCCCGAAGTTGAACCTTACAGCTTTACGCTGTCCGATAGGAGTGCCTAGATGCCTACACTTGAAAAAGAAAGGATTAGTACAATAAGGGTCGACGACCCATCGACAGACTTCAACGCACTAAGGAATCTGCTTTCCGAAGACCTGTTGAATGTCTCTCCTAGCTTTTCTTCGATACACCCTTCTGCCACATCCCAATACATCCTAGACCTATTGTCTGGTTACGGCGCGATGCTCTCCTATAGAACAGTCTCGGCAGTTAATAATAACTTCCTTGAGGACGCTGTAGACCCCCAAGTGATCTATAGATTAGCAGACTTTTTAGGAAATTACCAAACAGGATCCAAAGCTGCCGCATGTACTGTTAGACTTGTGAAGAGCTCTCAATCCACTGGTCAGTCCTTCTTTATCCCGCAATTTAGTGAGTTCCAGATTAACGGACAACCATTCTATAACCCCAACCCAATTAACTGGGCGTCTTTCCTAAATACGATAAACGTACAACTCAAACAAGGCAGAATCCAGACGACTGACTTCGTTGCTCAAGGTAAAGATTTTGAGAGATTTTATTTCTCCTCAGGGTTCCAAACAGACATAACCTCCGACGTCTCGATCTTCTCTAACGGAGCAGTAATTCCCTTCGTGGTTGAGTTTGTATCTTATAGATTAGATGAGATGAGGAATTCTGTCTTCCTCAGAACGTCCGGAGACGGTAGATCTTACATTATGTTCGGTAATGGGTCCTTAGGGCTGTCTTCTTCTTCTGGGAGCCTAGTTACGGCGAGGTACTTCGAAAATATAGGGGAATCTGGGAATATTCTGCAAGTAGGCGTTCCTGTCCAACTATCCTCGGGAGTTCCAGGACTTATCCTAGATCCTACTTCCGTTACTATAACTTCTGCCCTGGGAGGTACTAACGTACCTTCTCCAGACGTAGTCAAATGGTCGTCCCCTAAATTATTCGCGGCAGCGGATAGGTGTGTAACGAGAAACGATTATCGTGCCAGGATCCTCGAATTAAACAATTCTCTTATTGCTGCCCAGGCCTGGGGGGAATACGAGATGGCTCAATTATTAGGTTACTCAGACAACACTCTTATGAATAGAGCTTATATATCTGCGATCAAGAACGTACTACGTTACCCGAACCAACCTATGCCTACACTACCTTCTCCAGGATTCGTCGAAGTTCCGACCACGGACGACTACGTACCGGGAACATTCTCAAACACAGTCAATTGGATGTACGACGACATACCTCGGTCTCAGACGTATGTAGACGACAGAGGTTATGGTTGGTTAACCAGCCCCTCATATCCTAACGAGGTTAGAGGGTTTGTTAACTTTACTCTCTCGGACAACCCCAATAACAACACCAACCCGACCTATCCTGTATCAAACATTCAACCGCAGCAACAGGATCCTGGTAATCCCGTTAATTACGACGCGAGCTGGATCTATGCAATTGATAACAGCCAATATTGGCAGACGACAAGGCAACCAGACATCTCGAATTCTGTAATCCTCCAGTTACAAATGCCGGACGAGACAGCAATACTGGGTTCTATAGTCCTTAGAGCCAACAACCAAATAACTGCGTCTGGTAGGGCATTTCCTAAGACTATGAAGGTTTTCGGTTGGCCTAGCGACTACGCTCTGAAGCAAGGTGTAACTGATCCTACCACAGTGCTTACGATCGGGAATCAAATTAATAACCCATATTTTGACAACATAACCGACTTACTAAACATTCCAGAACCCGGAATTAATGGGGCCGTGGAGGTGTCGCTCAACACTCTTCACCAATTTCAAGACCCGACAGCTGTGACTCCGAAAGTTTATTCCCAATACTTTGTTGAGTTTTACGATTCTTACGGATCCGGATCTATATCTCTCGGGGGAATTAAAGCAGCTCATCTTATGATTGACTTATCAGACGGGGACATAAGCTACCAGAATACTTATGGGGGGTTCACTCTAGGAACCAAGCTTTATTCCTATACCGGTTTTTACTTCTTTTACACCAACGGTATGACTCAGACCGAGAAGGACTCTTTAGTCTATTTATTAAAGCCGAGGAAAAACTTCACTCCCGTAATAAAGTTTATTGACCCAACAATATCTCTGATAGATATAGATCTGTCAGTGAAACTAAACGAGTACGTAAACAGTAGCGATACATTAAACGAGGTAGAGAGAATAACCACGTCTCTGATAAACCCGAAAGTGGGGGAAGATAGTGGATATGGCACTAGATATGTAAAGATGTCCGACCTTAACGCAGAACTCCGTGAGATCGATGGAGTAGATAACGTAAGAATCAACTTACCATCCCAAGACGTCTTCCTCCTTTGGAACGAAGTAGCGTTACTAGGCAATCTAACTATAAGCACGCTTGAATAATGGTTCCTTTTTATAGATACGTGACTCAGGAATCTCAGGACTCTCAGTTCTTGCTGTTCCATGAGGGCAGGGCCTTACTTACTAAAGGATTAGTAAGCTTTGCACGTAATACTTTCACTGTAGATTTTATTACAAAAGAAGGAGAATCCGTTTCCGTATGTAACGTGAGGAACTACAGCATACAGGATTGGATATATTTGGAATACGTGGTTTCCTCTCCAGACGGGGTTGTGGTAGGGTACGACCTCGGAAGTGTTTTATTAGACCTACCCAACCCCGCAGAATCTTTAGTATTCTTAGACGGCCTTCTGTTAAACTCTACTCAATACACGATCTCTAGCGATACCTTAACAATCCCATCCGCTCAGGTAGGGGAAAGTGTTATTATCCTAGGGTCCAAAACTCCCGGGAACATTTCGGTGATATCGAGCTTTAGGAGGGGTGCAGCGCTGTATTTTGACGCGAGCGGTACGCAGAGTGTTGACGCGAGCGGTACGACTTCTGTGTTCTTCAGCAATTCGAACACCTACTACTTCACTGCCCAAGACTCCCAGACTACATTCGGTTTCGTAGATTCCTTAGGAACGAGATATATAACTGCCCCAGTCGGGTTGAACCATAGACTATATTCGAACTTCCATAAGAGACATGTCGGATGGTCAGTTGTAGAGTCCAGGAAGTCCGGTCTGAACGGAGAGGCCTTGATAGTAAACGAAGAGGAAGCCTCTGTTGTAAGTCTATTCTCGGATATGTCTTTACTGGCCCCTACTTCAGGGGATAAGGTTACAGTTATTCCTAACCCTGTAAGAAACTCGGTAATTCAAAGAGAAACTGGAACTATATCTGAAGTCCTAGTAGATGGAACGGTTAACGTTTTCCTAGACACATCCCAAGTAGAGGTGAATGTATCCCTTGGGGACATAGAGAGAGCATCTAACGTTCTTTACATAGCTCCTCCTCCGAGGAAGAACATAGCTTCCTACCTAACCCCAAGAGAGCTTAAGACCAGCTTTATTCCTGACATAATGGAGTCTTTTCAGAGGACAATCTTAGACCCCATACAATCTACGATAGATTACATAACTAATATTAGAGACACGACCTACCTAAACGAACTAGATTTCCAAAAGTCCCTGAGGTTGCGAGGTTTTGACCTTCCAGTATCTGCGTACTCCCGAGAAACTGCAATAGCTCTAGACGCCTTATTACCTCAACTGCAGAAGGCCCGAGGATCTGAGAGTTCCTTATTGCTGCTTAACTTAATAACCGTGAATGGTCAACTTTCTGAAGAGCTCTGGACCGACGACTATAGAAACTTCTTCACTAGAGGAGACTTAGGTGTCGGGCAAACCCCTATAATTCAATATTTTAAGGTTGATTATCTCCCCATAACGTTGTCGGCCATAAACACTGTTGATTATGAATATGTATCTCTCCCTAACCAAGAACTAGTAGATTACGATCTAATCACAAGCCCCGATTTTGTGGTTTTAGGTTTGCAAGATGCAGGAGAACCACCAGCACCATACTACCCCACAAATCACGTAGTACTGACTGTTGCGCAGGGTAAGGAGATCACCGACGCAGACTACCGTATCCTAGAGGAGATGTTCTACAAGCTAGCTCCGATCGAACTACTTCTTTACGGTACTGTTGAAGAACTCAACCTAGGTTCCAACACCACAAATCTAGTAGGATCCGAAATATTTGTATCAGAAGAATTTATAATGGCATCACCAATCCAATACATCGAAGGACTATAGAATGGCTAATTCAGTACTCATGACAACCGCAGCAGGTCGTAGGGCAGCGTATGACGCTATTATGGCGGGTATTAAGATCAAAATAGGATCGGTAGTTTTCGGCGATACTGTAATTTCTGACCCAACCACCATAGACTCCATGACTCAGGTTCCCGGAAACCAGGTTATCGTCCTATCTGGTGCTGATTTCGATTCTGCTGTATTCGTGTCTGGAAAGTTTATGGGAGACGGATTGCCTGGGTCGGACGGATTCCAGATATCTATTAACTTATCGAACGAATGGCCTACTGCTTCCCAACAACCTGATCCGTCAATCAGCACAGTAAATATCGGTTCTGTTGGGTTGGTGTTAGATAACAACGTGTTGTTTGCTGTAGGGACGATCTCTCAGATAGTCAACGGAGCGGAAGTTCCAATAACTAAGACAAGAGTAACTAACGAAGGCGCAGGAGACTCAAAAAAGTTCTTTGGAGTAGTAAATCTAGTTCAAGGAGGTAATGCGGTCGAGACCAACGTAGTTCAATCCCCTATAACGGCCCTATATAGGGTCTCTAACGACAGACCTCAAGACCCCAACACAAACCCAGGAGGAATCCCTCCTACTCTACAGTCTCCTTTAAACTCGTTATTCGTGGAGAATTTCTGCAATACAGGAATGTCGGCTTTCGCAGTTCGAGACGAGACCTCTCCCAGAAACTGGAGATTCAGTACTATGGAGGGTAGGATCCAACAGATAGATCAATCTCAGTTCCCTCTTTATGCTGCTTCCGTAGGTTTATATATATCTTACGACCCGTCCACAGGAACCTACCTACCCACTAACGGAACCAACGCAGCTACGAACAACTTCAACCCGATAGGTTTATACGTTGGGGACGGAGGATATAATAACGTTGGATATGTGGTCGTCTCCGGCCCCGTCCCTAACTACGCCGGATCGAACACTATAAGCCCCGAACCCTACTTAGCGAACACTAGATATACTATAGGAGTTTCCGGTTCACTGATCCCTGCGACAGGTCAGGACTCGTTTGTTGTTGGGTTATCTGATGTTAACGGAAACTTAAGAATAAATCTAGAGAGACCCACAGCAACAACAGTTCAGGTCAATTCATCTATTAGCGACTGCCCTATCCCTTCGAGAATGGCCTCCAGGTTCGCCTTAATAGATTCAGCTAGGACTATCTCCGGAAACTGGACATTCACAGGATCTCAGACATTCTCCCAAGTTATTCAGGGAACAGCTCTACGCGCTCAGTGGGGAGACTTAGCTGAGTATTACGAATCGGATGAAGATTACGCTCCTGGAACCCTAGTTAAGTTTGGAGGATCTAAAGAGATTACGACAGCAGGCATTGACGATGTTGAGGTTAACTTCGTTGTATCCACCAAGCCTGGACTAGAGTTGAATGCTCCGAAGAAAGAAGAGAACTCCCCTGACGAAAGGATTATGCTTCCATGTGCCTTAGTGGGGAGAGTTCCAGTTCGAGTTTGTGGATCAGTTAAAAAGTTCGATAAGTTATATCTTAGCCATGAATTCTCAGGGACGGCTACCAACGTAGTGTCGAACACTCACGAGCTTATCGGTGTTGCTTTAGAGGATTCCGTAGACGGATATGTGCTGGCGTCCGTTAAATTAAATCTTGGAGCGTAAGAAAACTCTAAGAATCTAGGTACTCTACACCCAAACTAAAGCCTCTTGGAAGTATTTGGGAAATAGATTCTTGTTCCTCTTCCACAGAGACTCGAAACTCCCGTCCAGGATCCAAGTATCCGCGTAATCCGATACTGACCTCACAGACCTTCCAGAACCTTGGACTATCTGCTCGATAGTCTTACCGGCATACCACTCAGAATCTCTCTCCATACGAGCTTTTATCGCGTTATCCCCTAACGACAGGTAGGGAACTTTTACGAACATCTGGAACCTCGAAAGATCGTCGTCTAGACTTATTCCTTCAGTACAGGAAGGAGATAGTAAGATCCCGTTTTTGCTCTTGTAAAACGCTTCCAACACCTCTTCTTTTGTCTCGGACGTATGGATAAGCATTCTTTTGGCGTTTCGAGAGTGTTCGAACACAAATCTAGCATTTGCGTAGGAAGTTGTGTGAACAATACCTTTCGAGGTACTGTAGGACTTTTCGATTAAGTCATCCATGAAGGAAACCATCTTAGGGAGCGTCTTTTCTTTATTCGCGTAATTCATGTATCCAACAGGGCAGAAGAAGATCTTACGATTCTCCACAGGAAAGGACATCGGTAGTTCGAGAACTTCACATTGGTCGAACGGTATTCCTAGATCCTTAGCGAATCTTCGGGGGTCGATTGTTCCAGACATAAAGATCAGCTTACGTGCAAATTGGTTGAGAATATCTTCCGTCATGAATTCCACAGAGATTGGAATAACCTCGAACCCCACCACATCTTCCTTCTCATCGAGGTAGTAGTTCGTAGCCCAATCGGTCTTTTCTTTGTGTTTGCGGTAGTTTGCTATCTTACAAATTACGTGTTCGATCTCGTAGGAAAACTCACCCAAGCAGCAATTCTTGAAGTATTGGTCTATGACGAATTGATCCTTCTCAGTCTGTTTCATGTATTCTTGGATATTCTCGGAGTATTCGTCTATGTCTTTTTTGAATTTGCAGAGGTTTGAGAATAAAGAATCTATCCAGCGAAACAGCTCCTTTTCTTTACGAACCTCGTTATCGATAACTAACTCTTGAGGGATAAATCCTGAGTAATTCTCAAAGCCCTTCGTTTGGTTTTTCGCGTAGGATACGACCTTATTGAAGTATGTTAGGAATTTCTGATCGACAACTATAGCTCGATAGCCTTGGATCACTTTCTCAGCGCAATGGCATTCGTCGATAACAGCTAAATCCCTTGTCCCGAAGGAGCCGGTGAAGTCGAAATCAAGCAAGAGGAAGTGTAGGTTGGTCAGACAGATTGGATGGTTCTTCGCTCTCTCTTTAGCGCACTTATACGGGCATTCTCCAGCACATCTCATGGAGAATTTTTTATTGCTTCTGCACGGAGCTTCGGTATACTTGCAGGGACGAATAATACAGTCGTAATTATCCTGACCCTTTATGAGGGCCAATTGTTGTGGCGAGAACGTCCTCTCGTACTGCTCGAGTAGCGCATTAAATGGTGCAAGTAAGAAGGTAGAGCCACCGCCTCTTTGAACTAATTTCGAGGTAATATAAGCAATCAGGCTTTTCCCTGCTCCTGTTGGTGCCGAGATAATCATGTATTTCTTGGGGTTGTCCTGTGTGTTATACCACTTTTTGATGGTATCAAGAGCATCGATCTGCTGAGGACGGAGAGTGTCTGAAACAGTATTAAACTGCTGATAAGTTAGGTTTTCGGGAATCATACTCCCTAGAAGGTGGCGATGTTTTACGAATTCGCGTTAAGATCGTTTGGGTGTTGAGGACAGGTTATGTGTGGGAATTTTCCAGACAACAACTCCAAGACATCGAACTTATTCTGCCTTAGAGCGCCCATTCGAGATTTGTAGTATTCTCTCTTAACACTAGACGACGCTTTAAGTGTACAATCTATTCCTACCCAACTCTTACCGTCGTCATGAACCTCAGCTTCAGGATATTGCTTATCTTCGTAATCGTAGTAGATTGAAATATCTTTCGCCTGACAATACGTCTTCTCGTCGAAGTAAATCCTACAACCCTTCCATATTGAAATATTGAATCCAGAGTCTCTTAACTGCTTTGCTGCTAATTCGATTTTCTTCATACAGACGCGTAGAAGTAATTAAAAATTCCTCAGAGTAAATATTCTGAGGTTCAAATAATTTTAATACGTTTGCTAGGTTCTTAGAGAGAATGCAGTGGCTCCCCTTGCCTCGTAATACTCGTTCGATAAATCTCACTCGTATTACTCACCATACCCCACTTAGCTCGTTCGCTTCGCTCACTCGGTCTATGTGTTACTCGCTCCTCGAATACAGAGTATTCTCGTCGACATTTCAAGCGTTCACTCACTTACGTTCGTTCACTGTGAAATGTATCGTAACAGAATCAATATTAACTCGCAAAGTATTGCTCGTAAATTGATTCTTGGACCCTAGAACCTATGTTTAGTCGAGAAAGAGCGCTACGCTACTTTCCTCCTAGTTGGCTACCCGCCAGGTCAGATCTACTCTCGAAACAGAGTTTCTCGTAATTAACTTCACTACACAACTGCGTCTTTTAGAGACTTGTTGTTGGTTCAATTAATTAAAGTTCGCTTCGCTCACGATCTGAGAACAGGTAGACCTTTCGGTCCTAAGGGTAGCAAGTTCAAGTACTGTTTAATTTCTTCTCTCATGCATGTGTAGATCTATTCGAATACTACTAGATAAATCTAGTAGATATTCTCATATCTCTATCATCTGTTATGTTTCTTCTTAATCTTCTTAATCTACTCTACTATTATTTTTATTTATTCTTTCTTCTTACTTATTCTTAAATAATTAATCTATAATGTTATAAAAACTAGGATAACTAGATCTTAATAAGAATTATTCTGTTTATTATGTTAAGAATATTAAATTATGTATCCAGTTATTTTTAAGATTCTACATCTACAGTATTTATTCAGTATTGTTAAGACTTAGTATTACTCAATTACTCACTTCGTTCGTAATCTCGTAAACATAAGTCTTGTAAACCTAGGTAATTTGAACATGTTCCAGAAGTTAATAGAATACCTCGAGAAGCTGTTTAAGAAATTACTAGGTGTTCGTGAAGAAGGTTTGGAAAAACGTCTCTCGAAGGACTCTAAGGAAGATAATAACCAATCTAAAGGTGTAGTTATGACGGAAGTAAGAGAATTTGTAAAAAAGAACGATATGTGGGTAGATTTTGATCCTAAGGATATTTCAGACGAGATCAAAGTGAGGTTGGAGATTACAAGATCTAAAGTTAATCTCCTGTTAGCTGAAGCACCCGAAGAGCTTACTAAGTTAGTAATTGTTCAGAGAGGTTGGAGATCTCCTGAAAAGAATACTTCAGTAGGAGGAGTATTGAATTCACCTCACGAGTCTGGAGAAGGAATAGATATTAGGGAACTCAAATTTAGTAAACAAGAACTAGCTAAGTGGTGTGCTAAGAACCAAAACTTACTAAAGAAGCATGGGTTGTATCTTGAAGATCCAGCTGTAACTGTTGGGAACTTTACTGATTGGTGTCACTTACAGACTCGCCCAACTAAATTAGGTAATGTTGTGTTCATGCCTTATTCTTACACAGGGTATAATTCGTCTAAGGAATCAGTGTCTCAAAAGTGGTGGTCTGATTTAGGTGTTAAGAGGCCGTTTTAAGGTTCTAAACCACAATCGTAACCTGACAGCAAGCCAACACTAAATCGAAAAATTACTAAGATGTGCAAGAAATTACTAAGATGTGCAAGACTCTCCAGTTAAAGAGGGGTAGTGCTTCCGACAATAATTCTTTTACAGGACTTCCTGGAGAATTGACTGTTGATCTAGACACTCCTTCTCTAAGGCTCCACGACGGATTAACATCAGGCGGCTTAACTATCCAGACATCTCCAAGAACGGTCTACGGGTACTACTACTTTCCTACAGATATGTTTTATTGGGATCCAGGTTGCACCTTTCCTATAACAGAGGACTACCAGGGAAACGTAGGCTCAGATCCACAAGAAGGAAACAAGTTCTTCGATATTCGGTACGGTGTGGGGAATGCTAAAGAGTTTATATATTGCCTCGCTGGAGGCGGTAGGTATAGTAGTCGTAGGTTCTTGCGTAAGAGATCGAACTTGGGTGTTAGACCTAATTTCAAGGCCGTAGATTACACCCAATCCGTTAGTTCGAACTCTCAATCTCTGGTGTGTAATTTTCGCGGGTCTCTGTTTCACGGAAATCGTGCTAATACCGGTATGGGTTTTCATACGTTTATAGGCTCTCCTGAGGTTATTAGATTCTCGGGTCATAGTATAATTTGGCCTGCATCTAGAGATTGGATAGCAGGGACTTACGTTGGTCGTAGATCTAGTGACGGTTCGGATGTGTATTTGTTGGGGTGGACTAATAGAGGGTTAGCGAGAATTGTAGTAGACAACCCTGATAGCGGTACTCCTGCGTTAAACCCTGAGAGTGCTGAATTACCTCTTCCTGTAGGATGGGTGAACGATATACGTAAATTGAATACGTCGTATTATTGTTGGGATAACTCAGGAACACCAACAACGGTGTTGGTGGGTAATGGAAACCAGATAGTTGCGTGTACTTATGATGTAGACCTTAACCCTGTTTGGGGAACCGTTAACACCACACCTATAGCTATAGATACGTATGCTACTGCCTGTGGGGTGTCTGGACTTCCCTTCGACGACGATATCGTGGAACACTTTCAGACTCAATACGGTGGATCTCAAGGTGTAGTTTCTTATATATCTAGATCCACAGGGGAACTGTTAAACTCCATTGCATTCCCTAATGTCGGAACAGGTTTAAATTCCTCGGCGGCGTTTTGGGATCTACAATTAGACGTAATAATCCACCAACAGAACGCCTCAGCGAACAATTTCGGCGGTTTTAGTGTGAACACCGACGACTTAGGGGATTCTCCTTCTTGGGTTGCTTACAGGTTCTGGTTGACGGATACTGCAAACACAACTAATGGAGAGTTCGCTAACTGCGCCTTTGACGGTCTCGGTAACTTCTGGTCTGGTAGGAACGCTGCGGTTCTCCAGTACGGAAGTTTGGATTAATTATCCTACCCAATCAAATTTATTTATTAGCTTTGCTAGGTTCTTGGTTCAAAAACCAAATTTTCCGCTTGACTTTTGGAAGGAAGCGAGCTATCGTTGGAAAGCATGGAACAAAAAGAAAGGGGACAAGGTTGGAGAAAGTGAGCAAATCGGGCCATGTGGGGATTTATCCACTCCCGGAGGACGTCGGGGGATACAGGGTTTGTGTTTTCAAAGATGGGTGGGAGTATAGAATTTCGAAAGTGTCGTCGATCGAAGAAGGTTTGGAGAGACAAGTCGGTCTCAAAAAATTATTCTTCAAGGCGAGAGAAGGTTTGTGGAGCCCAAACGACGTGAAAAGTCAAGCGGAACTTCTTGGTTGGAGGGTGAAAGACAACTATAGAAAACCTGCGGAGATAAAAACAAACCAGGACAAAGTTTCCAGACCAAAAAGACACCTGGGAGCCTGGAGGATATATTTCACAGCCAAAGAAGGTTACAAAACCTCGAGGTCGTGGAAGACCGAGGAGGAGGCTCAGAAAGCTTATAAGGATTTTCAGAACTGGATCCTCGAAGGCCGGGATATCTCAACTTGTTTTGGTCGAGGGAAGAAAGCTCCAGGATGCAGTGCTGTGAAAGAGACGAATTTCAGCAAGCTAACTTTCGAGAACTGGAAAGATAACATACCTTTGGTTCGAGAGAAGATCAGATTCTCTAGGGAAGAGGGAGTTAACGAGATATACGACCTTTTTGAGAATTCTCTCGAAGGATCCACCCACTTATACCTTAAAGTTTGGGACTCGGAGAGAAAAGATTGGGTTATAGAGATCCGTCCAAACACAGAAACCTGCGAGGAGGAGCTATTCTCCATCTATAGAACTTATCAGACCTCTCCCAAGCCTAGCGTTGGTGTTGTGGAAGAGAGTGGAGATCTCTTGAGACTTTCTGATCCTTGTGGTGGAAAGAAGCAAGGGACGTATAACACGAGAACTCTTCAACTGACCACTGAATTTTATGAGGTTAGGTTCTTTTCTCAGGAACAAGCGGACAAGGCTCTTGCTCCGTACGACGTTATAGATTTGGCGGGTTCTGATTTGAAGTTGATTAAAACAAGAACAAAGTAATATAAACTGGAAGGAAAAGAGTATGGAAAACCAAGAGATAGTCAGCGTTGTGACTGACGTAACGGAAGAAATAAAAGATATTGTTCGAGACAAGGATGTTCGAGAAAAAATTCTCAAGGAATCTCGGATCACGCGAGAAAAGTGGCTTGAAGACGCTTACTCAAAGCTGAAAGGCGTGTTCCCAGCGTCCTATGATCTCCCTCAAACAGCCTCTATAAGCGTTGGAGATTGCGGGATGGATGTTTTAGGTAGGTGTTATAACGCAACAATCCATACGGGGAACTTGTTCACAATTATCTTGGATTTTACAGAAGACCGACCACTCAATGTCTTGGGAACTCTCCTCCATGAGATGATCCACTGTCTCGAAGGGTGCAGGAATCACGGAAATAAATTCATGAAGGTCTGTTTTGAGGTCGGCCTCGCTATGGTTTGTAAAAATGGCCACACAGAAATTACGGAGCAGCTCAAACCTAGGCTCGAAAAGATCGCACAAGAGCTTGGTCCTTTCCCCCACAAGAAAATTGTCAGACCTATCAGGGACAGAAATATGAGGGAACCTGCGATAAAACTGATCTGCATCAACGGACACGAAGGACCCGACACAGAGAATCTTCACTGCGAATATCGGATAAAAGAGAAATTCTTCAAGGTAAAGATGGAAGCTTTCAAATGCCCTGTCTGTGATAGATTGATGCAGGATCTCAGAGTTCATCTCGGAACCAAGAAAGGGGTCGAAGTTGAAGACGTATAACAAAATATTCGAGAAAGACGTCGAGAGGACTTGGGGGTTCTCCCATAAGGATATACCTAATAGGGAGCAAGACATTCTCCACGCTGCGTTAGGGTTGTCTGGAGAAGTTGGAGAAGTCTGTGATGTACTTAAGAAGTCTCTAGCGGTTGGAAAACCTATAGATGAAGAAAATCTACTAGAGGAACTAGGGGATGTAGCTTATTACGTCTTCATAATCCTAAACAGAATCGGGAGATCCCTCTCAGAAGCTCAGAAGAAGAATATAGCTAAGAGGGCTGTCAGGTTCCCTAGAGGATTCTCAGAAGATAGGTTCGATCGTAAAAACAGAAACCTAACCCAGGAAAGGAAAGCCCAAGATGGACAAAGATAGCGCAATAACGTATTTCCTAGACCACTTCGATGCGTTATTAATATCAGGATCGGTATGTAGCAAGTGTCGTGTAGTTAAGGATTTATTGTTTAGGAAATTTTCCAGTGTTCCTGTTGGAATTGTAGAGGCAGACTCTGCAACAAGAGATGAAGACGTGATAATCTTAGAGGCCTTTAATGTCCAATCCATTCCTGTAGTGATAAATCTAAAGACGAAAGAGAAGTTGGTTGGGGACGAGATCACCGAACTCTCTCTTAAGGAGCTGCTGCATGTACAGTAAGACGGATAGACAGGTCCTGGTTTCTGTGCAAGAGATAATAGACGAGGCCTACCTAAACCTTGAGGATAAAGGAGATCTTTGTGAGTTTCACGAGAGCCTAAAGGGGTTGTTGAGGGTGGTTAAAAACCACCTATATTTCGAGCACTACAAAACTCTCTACATTGAGGAGTTAGGTTTGGGAAACAGGTTGGTTTCCGCCTTAAGACGTATAGACGTGAGAGTAGTAGGGGATTTATATAAGCCTCAGGGTCCTGTCCTTAAGGGAATCGCAGGTATCGGCGCTAAGTCCCTTCTAGACTTGAAAAAGAAACTAAAAGAGCTAGGCCTCGAACTACCGCAAAGGAAGATATGATGGATATAAGAATTGAAACACTACTAGGTAAAGTCGAGAACATTCTTGAGTCAAAGAATTCGAGTTCCGAGACTTTGAATATCTTCCTAGATGATGTAGCAGATTTTGCCAAAAATTGTGGTATTTTTTACAACCAGCAGGTTGAGAAGTTTAAAGATCTATCAGAAGATGGTAAGGCTTGTGTTGTTGCTCTCGAGTCCTTGCTGGGGGAGTTTAAAGAGCTCCAGAACACGTCATCTAAAGACACTTTTCACATAGACGTGATGGAACTGATTCGGGCCATCGTCACAGTGTTGGTGAAGTTCGAGCAACCTGCTTAGGTTAGGAACCGACGTGGTAAGGGTTGAAGCAAGAAGTTGTGAACTGAGATCCGTCTCCCTAAAAGAGGCGGATTTATTTTTAATTAACCACCACAGACAGAAGTCGTGCGTAGGACAAGAACATAGATATGGCCTATTTTATAATAAAGATTTAATTGCGGTTATGACGTTCGGAAAACCTAGATACAATAGACATTTTCAGTTCGAAATTCTTAGGTTGTGTTTCCGAGAAGGGTACTTAGTGGTCGGCGGCAGCGAGCGGATGTTCGCTAACTTCTTAAAAGACGTTTCCCCTATTTCTATACTATCTTACTGTGATAAGAGATATTACACAGGGGAAGTCTACAAAAGATTAGGGTTCAACCACTTATACGATTCTCCTCCTCAGAAGATCTGGTGTAAGGGAGACAAGAAGATAACGTCCAATCTTCTGAGGAGATACGGACCAGATAGACTTATAAGAACCGGGGACGGGAAAGGGTCTGATAACGAAGAGATTATGTTGAGGGAAGGGTGGGTTCCCGAGGAAGATCTAGGTCAGGGAGTTTGGGTTTGGGAATCTCCGGTTAGAGGGAAAGTTGGTTACATATGTAGGATAATAAACAAGATAAACAACAGTACTTACGTAGGGCAGAAGTATTGGGGAGAGGAAGGTATAGACCCCACGTACTTAGGGAGCGGTACTCTAATAAAGAAGGCTGTAGAGAAGTACGGAAAAGACAATTTTAAGGTTGAGTTAATCGAGGAGTGTTATTCTGTTTTTGATCTTAATAGGAAAGAAATCGAGTACATAGAGTCTGAACGGAAGGTGGGGGGAGCTGAGTATAACATCACCTCCGGAGGGTTCTGGGGGTATGGTGTTGTTTCGGAAGAGACTAAGAGAATTATCTCCCAAAACAGCAAGAAGATGTGGGAAGATGAGGAATTTAAAGAACACATGACTAAAGTGTTTAAAGACCGTTGGAAGGATCTGGAGTATAAGAAGAGGGTAGTAGAGGCTATAGTTGCTTCTCAGAAAACCGAGTCTTACATACAAAAAGCAACCAACTCGGCTAGGGACCGTTGGATCGATCCCGAGCAGCGGAAGAAGGTATCGGAGGCCGTCAAAGAATACTACGACAAAACCGAAGGATCTAGAGAGAAGTGTTCGGAGATCTCTAAAAAGACGTGGGAAGATGAAGAGTTAAGAACTCGACAATCTAACACTTATAAAGAAAAATGGAAAGATCCTAAGTTCAGGGCAGAGAGGATTAAAAAGACTCAAGAAGCGAGAAGTACTGAAGAGGCTAAGAAGAAGACATCCCAAGCTTCAATAGAGATGTGGAAGGACCCAGAATTCAGGGAAAGAGAGACGTTGAGAAAGAAAGAATCCGTGACTGAAGAATTCCGAGACTTAGTTTCCCAAAACAGCAAGAATCTCTGGAAAGACGAAGAGTATAGAAGAAAACGTAAGGAATCCTTAGATAAATATAGATCCTCTAGAGAGGGCAAAGAGAAGTGCTCTGCTGTTTCAAAGAAAGTTTGGGTAGACCCAGAGAGAAGGAAGGCAGCGTCGGAGAAGAGAAAGGTCCTGTGGAAGGACCCAGAATTCAGGGAAAAGATGAGATTAAACTCCGGTTCTAAACCCTAACTAACTCTCGCTAGGACTTAACGTATGCCGACTAATCAAATTTCTTCCCAACAGCTGCAACCAGAAGTTCTTCTCTCGCTCGTAACTCAGCTTGGGTCCAATTTCCTACCGACTCAGATAATTTTAGGACAACCAGGGTCCACTCGTGCCCTTCAAGCTGTCGTTAATACGTATACCTTGTTTAATAAGACTATAAACGGGACTGGAAACGATGTGAACGGCGTAGCATTCAATGGAATAGCATACGGCGCTAATTATATGGATGTAGCGGAATACTACGTGTCGGATAGAGATTACGCGCCAGGCACGTTGATCAGGTTTGGTGGATCTAAAGAGATCACCCAAACAGAACCAGATATGGAAGTACATGGAGTTGTCTCTGAGAAGCCGGGATTGATATTAGGGGAGCCTGGAGAGGGTAAACTGAAGGTTGCGCTCATAGGTCGGGTTCCCGTCCTATTCGACGGTGCTGAGTGCCCTCCTAAGGGAACTAAGTTGTATAGATCGAGAAGTATCCCTGGAAAGGCATCTACGTCAATCACCGGTATTCCTTTCGGGGTAGTCGTCGGAGAAGCTCTCGATTCCAAGGGACGTGTAGAGTGTGTTGTTCGCCTTTCCTTCTAGTCGGTTAGTTAAATTCGCTAATCTATTGTAAGGAATCTAATATGTCTGCAAGTCAATATTCTGACTTAACCCCGTTTAATAATACCTTAATCGTTAAAGAAATAGATACCTCAGAGCAAGATCTCGGGGCCGGTTTGTATTCTCCTCCTTCTTCAGGCAGCGTTGTTGAAGCAGAGGTACTAGCTGTCTCTGAGTTGGTCTACAACGATCGAGAATCGAAGATCGTGCCCTCCAACAGTCCTGTGGTTGCTGGAGATATCGTTATTTTTAGTAAGTTCTCGGGGACTGACTACGACTACAACGAATCTAAGTGTAAGTTGATAAAAATCACAGACATAATGTCCTATAGGAGGAAAATCTAATGCAGATGGTAGCGACTAAAGTTCTCTTCGGAAAAGAGGCTCAGGATAAACTAATAGAGGGAATCGAGCTCGTCCATAACGCGGTCTCTTCGACTCTAGGGCCTGGAGGTCGTTGTGTTCCTATTATGGTAAGCAATGCTCTCAACTTTAAGATCAGCAAAGATGGAGTTAGCGTGGCTAAATGTATCTCCTCTAGAGATGCGGCGGTCAATGTTGGTGTTAGACTGATCAAGCATGCAGCAGAAACCGCAGGTAGAGTGGGAGACGGAACGACGACAGCTACAGTTCTCGCATACTCTCTAATTAGAGAGGCCCAGAAATATATAGTTCCTGGTACTAACGTAAACTCCTTGACGGAGGGAATAGATCTCGAACTCACGAGAGTCCTAAACTATCTAGACGATAAGAAAGTTAAGATTGATATAAGCAGCTCTATGCTTGATCATGTGGCGGCAGTTTCTTGTAATGGAGACATTAAATCTTCTTCGATAGTCGTCGAGGCTATTAGATTCGCCGGAGAAGACGGGTCTGTTGTAGTCGAAAAATGTCCCGAGTACCAACACACACAGATCAAGAAGGTTGAAGGGATGAAATTCGCTAAGGGTTTGTTCTCGTCCAACTTCGTAAACACTCCTGAATCTGGAGAAGCTGTATACGAAGATGGTATAATCTTAGTGACGGATAAGTCGATAGTGTCTAAGAACTCCCTCATGCCTTTATTAAGAGAGCTTGCAGGATCTAACACTCCAGTTGCAATAGTCTGTCCTAAACTGTCTGGAGAGGCCCTCGAGTTTTTATCTTTCAATAGGTTAAAATCAAATCTCCCTGTAGCGGCTATCTTGGCTCCTGGGATTGAGGGGTCGGAACACCAGAAAGAAATCCTAAAAGACATAGCGGCCTACACAGGAGGAACTTTCATCTCCTCTGAGACAGGGTACTCCAGTATAGAGACTGTTAAGATCTCTAATCTAGGGAAATTCCGCAAGATAGTTTCTTCGAGAGGAGATCACCCCGAGACCACCATCCTTGGCACTACAGACTCTACGATACAAGCAGTAAGAGACGATCGAATACTTCTTCTTAAGTCCCAGAAAGAAGCAGCTACTAATACGTTCGACAAGGAAAGGTTCGCTGAGAGAATCGGTTGCCTTAGCAGCGGAATAGCTGTGATCCAGGTTGGAGCTAAAACAGAACAAGAAATCCCTGAGATAAAAGACCGTATAGACGACGCTTTGTGCTCAGTTAGATCGGCTCTGAGAGATGGAGTGCTTCCTGGAGGTGGTTCCTCTCTGATCTCTGCAAAAAGTTCTCTCGGGAAACCCTCAGACTCCGATAGGGATGTAGAGAGCGGTAAGATGGTCCTCTGGAATGCTTTAGAGTCCCCTCTCAGGGTGATAATGGCGAACGTGGGAATATCCTTCGACGAGTATAAGAAGGATCTGCAATCGTGCGACTTTGGTCTCGGTTATAATGCTAAATCTAAGAAGATGAGTAATCTCATAGAAGATGGAGTTATGGATTCCTTTGGGGTTGTGTCTTCCTCCCTAAAAGCAGCAGTAAGTACCGCAACGCTTATTCTTAAATCCTCTGCTCTTATATGTCCTGACATAGACATTAGTGGGATTGAGGGGTAGAGTTCGCTAGCGAACTTTCTAAATAATGCGTAATAATCAGTGGTTTTGAGCTAATTTATGGATCACAATAAGAACCTTCGAAGTGAAGTGATAAATAGATCGGCTCTTTACCAATCTGAGCTTAGAGACAGAGCAATACGTATGTACGGCATTAAGGTCTCCCATAAGAGGCCTAAAGAAGACCCTAAATATCAGGGCGTGTATACAGACTATGACAACGAGACGGAATTTGAGACTAAAGAGGTGTATGTACATCCTCAATTCAAAGAATACTACTCTGTAATAAACGAAGCAGGATATAACGCAGAGGACAACTACCCTCTAACAGTCTCTATAATGTCTAAGGAATACGTTCCAGAGAACTCGAGATTTATTATAGACAGGCTCGGAGATAACGGCGAGACGTACAATCAAGAATGGAAGGTACTGTCGACAGAAGTAAAACAGATCGACGGGACTTATTCAAGGATAGCTTCCTGTGTTCCCGCGAGGACCAACAAAACTCGAACGAGTCGCTTAGGTCTAGTTGTCGCTCGGTTCGATATCTCTTCAGTAGAGATGCACTCATCTAAGAACGCATCTACAGATAACGTGCAATTAGCTCCGATCGAGGAAAGGTTTATATTTAATCTTGAGACTGGGGTGCAGAGAACCGACCACAGACTGAGGCCTTTAATGGTTCGGTTCTCGGCCCGCATAAGACAACCATCAATACTAGCATAAGGAATTAATATGTCTGGACTAACAAACACAGCTCGCGATGCTATACTAAATTGGGTCGCTCTAGGGAATTCTGGAGAGTTTCTCCCCCCTAAGAATCTAACGGTGGGACTTTTCCTCGAGGATCCGACCCCCGGAAACGTGGGGGTGGAGGTATCTACTGAGAATACAGGGTACCAGCGCATGTCTATGTCTTTTATCCCTGGCCTGAATCCAGGTTCCGTCCGAAACGGGAGTGCGATTATATATCCTCAGGCGACCTCTAACTGGGGTATTGTAAAGTTCGTTGGAGTATTCGGAGTTATAGACGATACTAACGTAGAGCAGCTACTCTTTTACACCAACTTAATCTCTCCGACTGAGGTTCCTGTTGGAGCTGTTACGTCGTTTAACCCAGGAAATCTGGAAATATCTTTGGTCTAAGAGGCGTATTGTGGATAAACAGAATCTATTAGAGCAGCTTGGAGTGTCCCAGGCCCCTGTTCAAGAACAAATAGTTAAGATAAACGAGACAGGTACTCACGTAGCCTACCTGAACGAGGACTCTCAGATGGTTGTTAAAACGATCCTCAACGGTTAAGGAAGGATTTAGTTTTGAACCCTCTAGTATTGTCTTATTATGCGTCAGTTAAAAATCTAAGAGATGAAAAACACTCTTACGTTTTCGCATTCAGGTTTTACAACTACATAATCGAGTGCGATGTACCGTTTGCTAGAGGGGATGTGTTAGAGATAATCTCCCTTGAATGCGGAGATAAGTACAAGAAGATTACTGTAAAAGTTAAGGAAGATTTTCAAGGAGACAGAAAGACCTTGAAAACATTAATATTTACATCTGTTCGCATGATATATAGTAGGTATAGTTCTTTTGACTTTGTCTCTAGAGATGTGTCTAAGCTAGATCTTTACGATAAATCAGAATTTTTAATTAATCACAATCTGTCTGTTGTTTGTGCGGTTTTAGTCGCGGAAGGTAAGCATGTTGCCACCCTGGTGGATAAATACCTAAAGAACAAGCTACAGTTAAAGTATGACCTTAAATTTATAGAGGTATAAGTATGTCGAAGATAATAGACCAAATCAGGGGCCTCTCTAAGAGATCTACAATAATTGAGGGCCTCTCTTACAATGCTAAATCTAAAACGGCAACCGTAGGGGTAGACAATAAGTACCTCAACAACTTAAAAGAGTTTGCTCGTAGACAAGGTCTAGACATTAAGACCGATAGGGAAGGTAAATATATAACAATCCCTGGAGGATACTCTAGAGATGAGCAGAACTCCTTTATATCTGATTGGCTTACCTCGTTCAATCTTCCTGGGACTGAAGTAGTTAAATCTTATTACGACGCTTACGACCTTATGGATTCCAACGTCAGTTTGATAACCTTAGCTCTCGATACTTACGCAGATGAAGCTCTGTCTGTTGGGTTCCTCGACAACGACCCTCTCAAGATAGAGATATCTGATAAAGAGATTCAGGAGAAAGTAGAGAAGGTACTAGATATTAATAAGTACTATAAGAAACAGCGTGGTATAGTTAGATCTCTCGCCAAATACGGGGACATAGGAATCGAGTTACAACCGGAAGGGGTAGTGTCTGAAGAGCATAGTATTAAGTTAACAACTAGGAGAGCGACTTTAATCACCCCTATCGTGATGGATGACTCAGAAGTAATCTCTTCTTTCAAAATTAAGATGGATCTAAAGCGTCTGTCGCGCCTCAGGAACTTTACTAAGACACGCTCTGAGAGAGTGGTTCAATCCTACGACTTTGCCTACTATTCCCTTTACGACGAAGAACTGTTCCCGTACGGTCGGTCTATGCTGTATAACGCCAAACCTATAGCTGACCAGCTTACAACTCTAGAGACTCTTCTGGCTCTTGGCCGCGCTAATAATGTAAATCGCTTAATTATTAAGGTTCCCGCTCCTGAAGGAGACGCTGTTGAAGCCTTCGAGAAAGTCTCGCAAGTTAAAGGGATGTATAAAAACACTCTGTTCGACGAACCTAACCTAGGTCAGAAGGCTGGTAGGAAGATTCCGGGTGTGAACGAGATACTTTGGATGCCTAATACCGAAGGGTTCGATATATCGAACCTAAAAGTCGATGTTAATATGGCAGACACTGCTGACGTTGACCATTTTGAAAATAAATTAAAAGACGCCACGAGGCTGCCCAAGGGCTTCTTCTCGGGTGATGAAGTAACTTCCCGAGGGGGTGCATTAGCCGAACAAGACTTGAAGTTCTCTCGGTTACTCCTCACGCTCCAGGACGCGTATTGTGAGGGAGTAGCTGATCTTGTTCTCCGAATAATCCTTAAACTGGGATGTGAGATTACAGACGATCTAGAGATTAAAGTCTCCCTAGAGAAACCGATACAGCTCTCTGCAGACATGATCGCTCAATTCTCAGATAAGATTAATCTCGCTAAAGAATTCCTCAGCCTGAACTCTGAAATAACGGCAGTTCCAGGGCAGGAATCCCCCAAACCTATGGTGCAATCTAACGCTTATCAGCTCCTACAGCTTCTCGGTATACCCGAACAGATAGCTAAGTTGGTTACATCTGTGGGTGCCCTCGAAGTTATGCCTAAGGCCCAGGATAATTTCCTGCTAGGCCAGAAGGTTGCAATATCTGAAGGTAGTAAGAACGAAAGCAAGAATAAAGACGTAAAGGATTCTGGGTACTCAATAAGAGTCCCGATTACATCTTATACTTTAAAGTGTAAGGACACTGCTCCTAAGACTCTGATAGAATCGTGCCGAAATCCTGTAAAGGTCTAGGCATGAAGCTTCCGGATCTCTTTATTCTTAGGTTCAATCCCGACGATAACTTAAACCAGGTTAGTATAGAGGATCCCTTAAACAAACAGAGGTTTAGATATGGGTTCGAACCTTTCTTCTTCGCTTTAGGGGGGAAATTAACCGAGGACTTAATTGACAAGGTTAAGAGCCTACTGTTTGGGGGAGAGCAAGTAATAATAAACTACGATGCTGGGAAGATCTACAGAGAGAAGAAGAGCGACACACCTCCCGAACTACAATTCTTCCTAAACGAGATGAAAGAATTTAGAGAAGACATAGATTCTGGAAATAAAAAAGGAGTTACACAATGGTAAGGTTGGTACCAACGGCTACTACTAAGACTTTAGTGTTAAACACTAAAACTCTAACAGAGGAGGAGAAGAGAGATTTAGACGCCATCCTCAGGGACGTCTTCTCCTCAGAGAAGGGTAACAAGTTTTACGATAACGTGTCCTACATGAGAGAGAACTCTAAGACGTGGGATTTCTTGTTTCCTGACGAAACTCCCGCAATATATGTTCCGATTAGAGATATGTTTTATAAACTGGATCCGGACCTACAGTTTCTTATTATGGGATATATAGTCTCTCGTCGGCAGTTCTAAATCCTAGGATATTCCCTCTATTATGTCGTTCTCTCTAGGTATATACATCAGTGTCTAAAGAAATTCTCATCGAATCCAGTGGATTCTCTGTAGGTCTATCTGACTTCGAGTCCTCTAAATCCCTAGTCGAATCTGTTGACGGAAATAAGCCCTTCCTAATAAAGAGGGTGCCTTGTTCTATACTCAATAAAAACACTCTCAATGGTAGGTTTTATTCCACAGACGTTGTTAAAGCGTCTTTAATAAAAGCTGTTGAGGCTATGAAAGCTAAACGCCTGATATGCCAGGGGGATGATCACCCAGTAAAGACATCTTATGTAAAACCCACACACACCTCGCACGTAGTCGTCAATGCTTGGGTCGAACCTCTTAAGAATAAAAGAGGGGAGACTAACGACGTCTTGTTTAACGATTGGTTGATAATCCCTACTGTCGAGGGGGATAATCTTAAAGCGCTTATAACTTCTGGGGTATCTTTTGGTACATCGATCAGAGGTCTGGGGGAAGTTGTCGGAGGAAAAGTCTCGGACTACGAGTTCCTAGGAACCGATGTAGTAGGGAATCCTGCGTCTGGTACCTTCTCTGAAATGTATGACGGGTCTAAAATGGTTGTTGAGTCCTGCGAGACGGATGAGGCTGTAAAGTCTTTGACTGAAGAGGCTAACGTCTATTCCTCGGAAGAGACCGCAAACGTCGAAGGCGAGTGGGCTGAGAATCTAGCCAATAACGAGGGAGGAGACGTAAACCTCTCTAGTGTTGCTGAGAAGGTCGAAGTTGAGATTGAAAACTCTCCTGGAACCACGGTTGAAATAAAGACCGAAAAAGAAATTACTAACTCTACTATAGATAAATCTAGCTCTGAAGGAAATACCATGGACGCTGTAAACAATGTAGCTGCTTCCGAGAACGCTCTCGAGAACGGCACAAAAGTGGAAGTCAATATGGGTGACGGTAAGGTAGCGACTGGCGATGTTATTTCGACTGTCCCTGCGTCTGACGGTGAACCCGAAAAGGCTTTCGTAAAGATAGATTCAATCGTGAACACTGAAGGTTCTGCCAAAAACGACGGCGCTGCACTTAATGCGGCCCTCGATAACGCGAACATTGCTATGCGTGATCTTGAGAATCTGAAGATCGAAAACGCCGCTCTTAACAATACTGTGAAAGATAAAGAATCTGAGATCAATAATCTCGGTGAATCCGTCAAGAAGCTCTCTAAGCTTCTTGAAGCTGCTCTCTTGAAAGCCGCTGAGGTTCGTAAAGAATTCGGGGACCGCAACTTCGAGCAATACGAAGATGCTGTGAACGACTGGGCTGAGAAAGAGACTAAAAGGGCCGTAGCAAATAACGCTAAGCTCTTACATGAAGCTATGCTGCATGCCCGCACACTCCATCGCGACCTTATGGAGCGCTACGAGGAAGTCACAGAAGCTCTTAAAGAGACTACCGCAGTCCGTAACGCAGCTATCCGCGTAGCGAACACCGTTACGACTGAGATGCAGAAAGTCCGTGCCCTTAACAACAAGCGTTTCAATCGCGTAGAGTCTTACGCTGAGAAGATCCGCAACAAGAAAATGGGAGGCTAACCATGTCTAAACGTATTAACCTGAAGTCTCTCGCGGAGAACTACGAAGCTGGTAAAAAAGCTATCTCTGAAGCTGCCGAGAAGAAAGCTCTAGCAGAGTCTTTTGAAGCTAAATCTGGTGAGGTGTGGAAACTTCCTAACGAATCTGTTATGCGTAAGTTCGTGAACGGGTACGCGACGAACGGAAACGAAATCACAGTTCCAGCTGGTACTGAAGTTCTTGTTGTCGAACAACCTCGTGCCGGAACCAACTCTTATAAGGTGGCCTATAATAACACGATGTGGTTGGTCGATCCTGAGAACAGACTCGTTGTTACAGAATCTACTGAGGACGAAGACTCCGCAGAAGAAGGCGAAATTCGTTATCTGGTGGGAGAGATCGAGAGGGCTTGTAAAGTCCTTAAGGATTCCGTGAATAAAGGGAACTACGAGGCAGCTACTACCCCTACGAGGCTGCTCTACAACTATTGTTCCGACATTCTTCCTTTGTTGAGTAGAGTTTCCTAAGTCTTCACGAAACCACTTAAGAAGCCCTGCCTCCGGTGGGGCTTTTTCGTTTACCCTTCTACGTGTTTGGGTCACTACTTTAGGAGGAGTTATGGTAAAAGTTTCCACTTTGATTTTTTGCTTGTTGCTTGGTTTCTTCACGGGGTATTCTTTCGGTGTTAGTCCGTCGATCTATTTCTTGAACGATAACATTATACACAAGAACGCTGTTGCAGAGTACTGTTACAATCTTCTTAAGTCTTCTCACGGCAGTGCTGCGTTTTCTCGACACGTTATAGATTGTGACGACACGCTGCGTAAGATAGAGGAGGGAACCTATGAAAATTAAAGTATCTAAAAAGTCCCCTTGCCTAGAGATAATCAACGTAGACTACGTGGACGTAAAAGGAAACAAAAACAAACTAGTCGACGTTTATCTACAGGTTCCTGGGTTACAAGACGTAAACGGGTGTGGTGTGTTTCTGGGAAGTCTAGTTTACCCTCTCAAGAAATTCCTTTGTGAGACAAAGAGGTATCCCGCCGAGAATGCTTTCTTCGGGGAAGAATCTGTAGAGAAGGAGGTTCCTTTACCTGAAGGGTTCGAGAATGTCTGTGAGAAGCAAGTAGGAAAAGACGAAAGGATCTATCGTTGGGCCTTCGATTCAAGGGAACCTCCTCTACAGGTTGTGTACTCTAAGAACAGATTTGGGTTTTGTCTCAGAGATAGAAAAGGTAATCTTTCTAGGCTTAACTTTAAAGATCTTTATTTCGTCGCAGGCCACAAGATCTCTGAAATCGAGAAGGTAAAACGTGAATACTCCTAAATTATTTATACAGGCGGGGATAAGTGGAACGGGAAAGGGGGTAAGAGTATCCAGCCTCCTGGAATTTCTTAAGACCAAATTCGCTTGTGAATCTTACGTGATAGAGGAGTGTAACGGGTTCTTGTTCAAGAACCCTCCTCAGATAGCCGTAACCTTCCCGGAGATTAAGGTCGCCTTTATCGGGAAGTGGGTTAGATCTAATAAGGGAGAGAGGTTAATATCTTTCCAGGGTTTAGACGCCTACTCGTTCGATGGAGGAAAATCCTATCCGGCACTATGCGAGTACTTCTTGTCTAGAGGGTTCCATCTATTCGTAGAGGGTTATTTTGCATTTAACGCTAGGATGGTTAACTTCCTTAAGGCAATCGGGTACTTACTTAACGACAGAAGCATACCTGAGTTTGCAGGAAATAAGTATTTTCCGAGCATAGTGCATTGGTTGTACTCCGACGTCGAAGAACTCCAACAGAGAATGCTTCAGAGGTCTGGGTCTCGTATAAAGGGAACTTGTTGGGGAGACAATAAATCCTGCAATAAACCTGAGAACCAGAAGATCCGTTTGAAAGAAATGCAGGAATTTTCTTGGGGAGAAGGCCGAGGGATCGTAACTCCCGTAGAATACTCTTTTAAGAACGCTCAGGAAGACCCCATCTATTACGGAATGGTGTGTCTCGCGAAGATTGGTTACTCAGACCTCGCAAAACAGTACGCAGAGTCTGGAATAAACACTCACAGGTCCGTGAACGATCCTGAAGGGAACTCTAAGTATTCTAGGAATATCCCTACGGACTCTTCTACGATCCATCGGATTAAAATCTCCGACAAACTTTGCAACGAAATATTTACCAATCCCCGTGGTGGGGTTAAAAAGAAGGAGGCGTAATGGATTGGGGGTACATACTTCTCTCTTTAGGAATTATTTGTGCGGGAGTTAGTTTGGTTAAGTGGGGTCTAGATCAGAAACACCCTGCTTACTACATTATAGGTTATAACAACAAATATCCCATAGGAATCTTAGGAATAGGAGACAATTTCTTCTACGATACCGAGTATTTAAAAAGCTTCACCTTCAAATTCTGGGCCAATAGATACCTAAAGGTCTTGGTTAATAGGCGGAAGAGTAGGAGTATGGAATCTAAGTATGAGGTTATATACTTGAGAGACTCCACAGACCTTGTGTCTGAGACGAGTAAAATAAGGGAGGAGAGCTTGAGAAAACATAGAGAGTGTAATGGAGCGTTCTTCGGGGAAGAACCTAAACCAGAACCTATATTAAGGAAGTGGAGGCCCGCAACTATTCCCTCCGGGGTAAAGAAGGGTTCTCTAAAGAGGATCTTGAGTAAAGATCTACCTAAGAAGAAAAGAGTCAGTAGATCTCCTGCTGTGAAAATTATTTCCCTAGCGGATCTTAAAGGTAAGAAGCTCGGAGTTACTAAGGCAGGAGTGCTTAAACTCGTAAGTTAAGTAAGTCTATTATCAGTGTCGAGGAGAATATCTAATGCCTAAAATTTATGTCCGTGTCGGTGAAGAAGACAAAGTAAGAGAACCCTTGAAGAAAGAAGACGTCTCTAGGTGTGAACAGATAAAACCAGAAGACATCGTTAAGTTTGACGGCAAGATGGTTCAGTACAGGTTTGGGGTGATCGGAGAATACCGAGAAGCTGTAAAGGAAGACGTTTATATTGAAGGCGTTCTCAGATGGTGTGGTAAATTCTATACAAGAAACTTTAATGGAGGAATAGTAGAGTGAAAACAAGAAGGATTGCAGGAGTAGGGGCAGGAGGGTCAGGAAAGACCACTACCTTAGATCTCGTAGCGAAGAAGCTTAATATTCCAGTGGAACAAGTAACCACTAAACAGGTCAGAGATAAGTACTTACTAAACTCCCAAAACGAGATACTCGCTGTCGGGAATACAGTACCTCACATAGGGATAGCTTTTCAAGAAGAGATGATAAGAACCCGGAAGGACCACTTTGATTTTTTATGTGACGGGAAATGTGTTACTGAGTTCTGCACCGACCGCACCCCGTTAGACTCTCTGGCTTATACATACTTGCAGAACTCTTATTGGGATACCGAAGAGCATATAAACGTGTTGAAGGATCTCGTCAGAGACTCTGCTGATAATTATGACTATATTTTTATGTTCCCTACTGCAGTGTTCCCTATAGAAAATAACGGGCAGCGCGGTTTGAATAGAGAATATCATAGGATGGTCGAGACGGTTATTCGTTGGCTTGCCCCCCAAGTTGGGTACGAGCTAATCGACGTACCAGTGTTCGACGATCTGGAAGCCCGCGCTCAGTGGATTTGTGATTACGTGAGTGGGGTATTCGAAACAGAAAAGATTAAAGAGATGGTGGACGATGTAGATTTTATCCACGAAGCGAGGTAACATGCTAACGTACATAGAAGTTTCGGACAAATTCGACAGCGCAAGAAAGTCTGGTGTTAGTACTGCAGAACTCAAAGTCTGGGCCGAGCTGAGACATCTATATCAGTACAAGGCTATAGAGTTGGGGACAGACCCAGAATCCTTAGAGGAAGACGTTAGATCTAAAATCGTAAACAAGGCTCTAAAAGAACATAGAGAGACCTTCAAGGACATCGTAAGATATCTGCACGAAGAAGGGAAGAATAGCCAAGACAAGGGTGTACTGTTCCAAACGCAACGAGCGAGCGAAGAAGAGAGAATTATTAAGGTCCTCGAGAGTTTGTCGCCTAAAGAGTTGACTGTTGAGGAGATAGAGAGGGAGATACATACTATAAAGTTCTCCGAGGACGTAACGGAGTGGAAACAGGGTGATTGGGCGAAAAGGTTAAAGTCTGTTAAAGGTATGAGTATCGCTAGCGCGTTTGTTATTCTTAAGCGCTTGGGAATGCTGTGTCTGGCTTTAACTGCGGCGGCCTGTTCCCCTACTAAGGAAGCTCCTGCTACGATCGTACGAACCGTACCTATCTACGTAGTTCAATCTTGCGATTGTACTTTCGTGAACTACGGGGAATTAACTTGTAACGTGGAGGTATCAAACTAATGTCTAAATCCGGGAAAACTCCTCTAGCATACAACAAAGCCTCCCTCTGTGATAGGAGAATAGACTGGGAGAAGTATAAACCAACCCTGTGGGAATTGTTCCTAGCGGATTATTGGTATAACGGTTTCCTCCTACTATTCCGTAGAGGAACTTGGGTTAGGTTGTTACAGAGACTTACTAGGGGTTGGGACGATTCAGATACGTGGTCCTTAGATGTATCTGTAGCTAAGTTTTTGCTTCCTCGATTAAAGAGATATAGAGAGTTACGCCAAGGAGTCCCCGCGGATTTGTATAGAGTGTGTTGTATGAAGTACACTCATAAGAGAATCAAGTCTGGGCAGAAGTACGAGGGCGAAGAATGCTACGAGTATATAAAAATAAAAAACGACTGGGAACTCACGGAGAAGCAGTCTAGGGACGTCCATAATAAGGCTGAAAAGATGTGGGATACGGAAATCCGCGAGATGATAGATTGGCTTCAGGATATTGTGGACGAGAATTCGGATGAGTTCTTCTCTCCCAAGTTCCAAAGGATTAGCCACGAAGAACGCGGCAAACTTCGTGAAAGAGGAAAGAAATTGTATTGTGAACGGTTTGAGGACTTGTGGTGGTAGCTGTGAATAAACTTACGTTAGGCCTATCGGCCACATCGATAGCACTTATCGGGCTGTTCTTCGGTCTCTGGAGATATAACGCCGCTAAGAGAGAGACTGCAGAGAATACAGTTAAAGAGAGGGATGCGACAATAAGCACTCTTAAGAAGGAAGTCGAGAACCAAGTAGCGTTCGTCAAGGCCAAGGATTATGAGAATAAGAAGATTCAGGCAGAGTACGAGTCGAGGTTAGCTTCGATCCCCAGAGACGAATGCGGCGACGCTAAACCTTCTACGGAATTATTAAACTATTTGAGAGGGAACTAGTTGTGGAAGCGAAGAAAATTGTAGGGACTTTTTATTTAGAGCCAGACGAGCACATAGACTCTGATACCGTTGTCCTAAAGTTCAAAACTAATAAGAGAAACCTAGTAATAGATACATCCTGTCCGGAAGCTGCTGAGTACGTTCAGACAGGGGATTATGTTATCCCTAAGGCGAACGAAGCTGGATGTCTGTCGGGGGCCTTTATGGTTGCCTTTGGAGACATTAAGTGCAAGGAATATCTAAAGACCTTGTACAAGGATCGGGATTATTCCGAGAGGAACTGGTTCACAGGAGATCTGCACAGCAATTTCTATCTTCAGAATTTCCAGTTAGATCCCTTGCTCTTCGAGATCCAACCATCCGAGATGTACGAACCTGAACACGAGAACCACGTGCCTTTAAAGGTGGCCTTTTTCAACTCCCTAATCGCGGACAAACCCGCCGCAGAGATTGAGTATTCGTTTTATTTCGCTAAGAGGAAAGATGGGGTATCCGCATGAATTGTTCTGTCTCGAAGATACTACGGAGTCTCGCTCTATGTGTGGTCGTGGCAGGTTGTACCGTAGAGCGTAGAGACGTTATACAGACCAATCGATTCTATCAGGAGAACTTCGATAGCGGTTGCATTCGAGATGGGGTGTCTTTCTCAGAGATGATTCTGTGCCAGCAAAAAGACCTCAAGTCTGAGCATTCTCAGAACGAAATAACTAATAGACTAGTGTTTGGAGAGTAACGTTGGAAGATAAGAAAGATACGAAAGTTTCAAACCCAAGCAGAACTAAGTGTGAAGTATGGACACGTGCTATGGGATACCATCGACCTGTCGAGAACTTCAACGTCGGAAAACGTTCTGAGTTTAAAGAGAGGGTTTTCTTCTGCGTGAAGAAGACTGAGAAGAGAGTACTGGAGATAGCTTGAATTACGGATTCAATAGGAGTGAGAGTAAATGGGAGGACTCTGTTTGGCGGTTAACTCCCGTAGAGATCCACGATACTCCTCTAGGAAGCATATATCTTAAACGCGAGGATAAGTTCTTCCTCGGAGGAGAGATGTTGTCTAACGGGTCTAAAGCTCGTCAAGGAGTATATCTCGCAAGTATGTACGCGAATAAACCCGAGATCCACACAATAATCTCTGGTATGGCTAAGAATTCCCCTTCACATTTTCATGTTCCGTCTATAGCCAGGCACTTTGGCAAAAAGTCAGTGGAGGTGATTGGTCAATGTAGGCTAGATTCCAGGTTCCTGGAAGAGACTGAGATGTGCGCTGCTGCAAACTACCTTGGAGCGTCTTTCCTCCGCGCTCCGTGCAATTATAATGCGGTTATCCAAAAGACTGCTCTCGAGTACTCTAGGAAGGATCCAGGGGTGTATTACCTTGAATATGGAATCACGTTAGATCACAAGAAACATCCTTCTGAAGAGATCTTTTTCTTCCACAGAGTGGGGGCTAACCAGGTAAACAACATTCCCTCACACATAAAGAAGTTGGTGATTGCGTTAGGTAGTGGAAACTCTGCTACGTCTGTGCTTTTAGGTATAGCGATGTTTAGAGATAAACTCCCGAACCTTAGGAGTATTGAATTAATCGGGACAGGGCCGGATCACCTATATTACGTGAAAGAGCGTCTCAATACTATGTCGGAAGTCTCAGGAGTTGACACGGACATCTTTAAGTGGGAATACGCCTCTCTGGAACCTAGAATACTTCAAGGCGGAGGTCTGTTGGACTTCAGTGGAAAAATCCTAACAAGATTTCACGACTGCTCCGGATCCTTCGGTCTCTACAATTACGACATGAAGATACCTAACAAGATAGGAAACGTAGAGCTACACCCCCGCTACGAGGGTAAAATGTGGGATTATATTAAGAGGTCCCATCCTAGCTGGGTCAACGAAGATACTCTGTTCTGGGTTGTGGGTTCTGAACTAAAACTAGACAAGCTTAAGCAGGCCGTAGACGGATACGAAGGAAACCCTCAAGAAGTGTTTATCTAGGAAGGAGAAGTTATGGTTAGTATACAAAAGTCCTTAGGATTTGATTATACGGAGTTTACAGAAGGAAGATTGTTTTGTGTGTTAGACGTTCACGGAATGTCTTTAGATAGCAGTTATAGGTATGTTCGAGGATCTATTGAATATCTCTACTCTCAGAATCTTCGCAACGTTAAAGTTATTACAGGTCACGGAGAAGTGTACAACAAGCTCGAGGAGTGGCTCGAAGACATGTTTGACTCGTTTATTTCGATGGATCGGAAGAATGGCTGGTATGAAATAACTCTAAGGAAACAGGAACATCTACGTGCTTCTAGCCTGCGTAAAGGATCTAATTGTGGAAAAAGACTATAGGATCAACGACCTCGCGACCCGTCAAGAGTACTTCGATGACTGGTTCGCGTTTATGGCTGAGTACGGCATCTTCGCAGGATGTGTTCAGCTATATTTTCCTGAGTTCGCGAAGAGATTGAATCTGAGTCGCGAGCAGAGGTTCTGGTGGGCCTGGGTAAACTCCCACTGCCAGAATGCTTGTGTGACATATACGATCACGAGGTTCTTCCCAGACCTCCCTCGAACCGAAGAAGAAATATCTCGCCTGGAAGAATGGTACAGTAAAAACTGGCGTAGAATGGAGTACGACACGGACCAACGTTATAGAAAGGCTAAGCTCGTTAGCGAGTTGCGTGATTATTTGTCTCTTTTAAATGGTAGGACCCAAGAGCAGGTTTTCGACGTTGATCTAGCAGACCCTGACCCAAAGAAATACTTCCGTAACGTGCATGACTTTATCGAACAAATAAAGGGTTGGGGAAGACTCACTTGCTGGTCTGGGACAGAATTCTATAAGTGTCTAGCAGATCTCCCTGTCGAGTGGGATTCTTTCATGATGTATAACGTTGATGGGTCAAAATCTCACAGGAACGGGTGTTTCAAATCCTACGCTAAGGACGACTTAGTGTGGGATAAGAGAGAACCCGTCTTCGACGAGAAGAACAGACCAGATTCCCAACTCTGTTCGTTCGCAGAATCTTTAGGTTGGCAGACCGTAAAGAGGTTGAGAGAGAAATATAAAGAAAAACCCTGGTTCAGGTTTATCGGGCCGGAGACAGTAGAGACAGCCTTCTGCTCTTACAAGAACAGCTTTTACGGACGCAGGTACGTAACCGTGTATTGTGATATGTCTTATAAACGGATTAAAAGAGCGGAGAGGGATTGGCCAGAAGTGAACTACTCTATCTTCTGGGATATACGCAGAGAACGCCTCCCTAAGAAGATTCTCCTCGAGTATAACCCTCGAGATGCGGAGATATGCAACTCGATGTCCGATCTATCTAAGGTTAAGAAGGCGCACGTGTTTAAGGAAACTGGAACCCCTCCTATGATGTCCGTCTTATTTCCGGGTAAGTATCGCAGCAGTTATGATGAAGAATTTTTGGAACAGAATTAAGTCTCTCAGGGACAGTCTCAACTTAGAGATCCTGTTTGGCCCCTTTTGGTTCCTCTTTAAGGACCTGTTATACGATCTTTTACACATCACCGTTTTCTCAGTTAAATTTACTTTTAAGTTAGGGTTTTATCTTCTATTTTGTGTTTTTTGGACACTGAACCTTCCAGTCATGATGTTCCAATCAAAAATAACAGTCTTGAACAGTGTGCAGAATCTAGTAAATAAGATCAGATCAATCAACGGAGAAATAAGTGAGTAAATCAGACAATCAAGAGAAAAACGTATATATTAGTGCTAAAGAGCAGCAGAGGTTGGATAAGAAGTTATATCACGAGAATTTTTTAAAAAAGAATGCGCTACACGTACTCCATCAAAATTTTAGGACAGATGAGGAATTGCGTGATTATTGTTTTAACACTTACGGCCCTTATTACGGTGCAGATCTATACGCCTATTTAGGTAAAGCGTCCTAGGAATTGTTCTAAATCTTAGCTAATTATGTACGGATTTCAGTAATGGATTTGCTCGCTCTCAAGACACTTGTTAAGGATTTTATCACCTCTCCCGAGGAGGAAGCGACGTTCAAGTCCGTAGCTTCTGACGAATCTTCGAAGATGGTAATGTTCTTGACCGAAGAGTCTAGAGGAAAGATACAGGAATTCTGCGAGAGATGGGAACTTCCTTGTAGTCAAGAGAAACTTCTCGAACCGATCGTACTGCTCCGCTCAGACAAGGAACTTAGGTTCCCTGAACTAATCGAAATTGAGGGCCAGGTTATACATACTAGTGGTTTAAGCATCGAAAACACAGACGAAGGCTCTGATATATTCTTCATCTACCGTAGCCCAACAATCGACAACATAGTCGCTAGGACTGTAGAGATGCTCTCAGAACTTAAGATAGATGACGAGAGAAACGAAAGAGTAGTTTTCTGGAGGGATGCTAACCCCAGACAGGCTCTGGACTCTAATAACGACTTTAATCCTAGACTCGAGTTGAGTGTTTATTTAGAGATCGAGAAAGCGTAGTGGTCGCATCAATTCCTCTGAGATTCTACTATACGTGCACTAAGTGTAACCTAAACTCGGTAGAGTTCGTCACTAAGGATGGCAAAGTTCCATCTGGGACCCAAAAATTCATGAAAGACCGTGGTTGGTATCTAAGCGTTGATATTTGTTTGTGTCCTAAATGTAATAAACGAGATCCTACTAAGACGCACCACTCCTTACTTAAATACAAGTTAAAAGATAAGACAAGCAATTTTCAATTATAGAGACACCTAGATGGCAGCAACAGTATTTCTTCCTCGCAGAGGCTCAACGTCCCAGATGGCGTTATTCACCGGACAACCAGCCGAGCTAACAGTAGATACTACTAAGAGTGTTGTAGTTATGCACGACGGTATAGTTCCTGGGGGCTACCCGCTGTTGAGGGAAGATTTCGGAAACGTAAACCCTGCTACCGCAGCAAACTCCCTAATAGCCCTCAGGTCTATGTCTAACGTTTCTCCAGACAGTATTGCTCAGCTAGGAATAGCTTACGCTGACCTGAATAACATGACGAATCTATCGAGTCAGGGTAAGTCTGTTATTCTTGAGTCTATAACTCCTTCTGATCTAGACGGACTCGGAGCAGCCTTGGTAGACATGTCTAACGTCTCTTTATCTGCTGTGTTGGATCTTGGAGTAGCCGCCCAAGACATGACTAATGTGAATAGGCAGAACGTGCTAAACTTGGGTATAGCTTCCAGCACCCTGGCCGAGAACACGGATATACTCTCTTACATTGATCCCTTAGCAAATAACGATTTATCGAACATAAATTGGGATGCTGTAGATTTCTCTGCGATGCCTCTATTAAACGTAGACGGGTCTAATGCAGCGTCAATAAGTAAGGTTTTGACCCAGTCTCTGAGAAACTTGGTTATTAACGGAAACTTCTCTGTAAACATCGGAGATTACGTTCCGGGTACTCCCGTGTCTGTTCCTGTAAACCCCGATCCGGAACCCCTACCTCTATATACCGGTTGGAGCACCGTTGTAGATGGATCTTACGTTGATAAGACTCAAACATCTTCTTCGGGACAAGACCCTATCGGATCATCCATCGTGTTTGGAGAAATATTCTCTGACGTATGCGATTGGCAGGAGACTCAGTTCAATAGGAGCTCTCCTAGCATAACTGCTTGGTTTACTTCGCAAACGTATGTTGAAGACGGTTCCTTCCAAATAAACCTCATCTCTGAAAATGGAACCGTAACCTTATGGAGCTTCGGCCCGTTTACGGAAGACGCCAACAACCCAGGACTATGGGTCGGTGATAACCCTTTAACAAGCACGGCTGCTAGCGCTCTAGAGACGTTCAGAATTCAAATAATCTCAGGAACTTCAGGGTCGTATAAAGAAACTACGTTCAACATGCTAACTCTAGATTTGTGCGGCCACGTATCCCCGTACGAACAGAGGCCGATTACTTTAGAGAAGTGCTTAGCTGCTGACCCCGTACAGATGGTCCAGGACGAGACTGAGAGAGCTATAGCAGCAGAACGTGCACTACAGGCCCTCGGAGGCAAGTGGATCGGTGAGAATTTCCCTAACTACTACATGTCTCTTCCGTCAACGGTTAACTTTATTAGGCCCTCTAACTTTGATCCAGTCGGGTATAATAACGTAGAGTTTGCTTCCTTAACTGATCTCCAAAACGCTGACCCGTCTCCCTCAGAAGGAGATGTAGGTATAGTAACAACGGACTGGAGGACAGTAACTTACTACTTATACACGAGCGGATCTTGGGTTGCTCAGACCCCGGACGCTAACTCAGCCTACACATACTTGCAGGGAGTCGTAAGTGGGTCTAACCCGACTCCTGACCCGAACGATTGGTTTAGGATTCAGCAAGACATGCCTAGAGGAGGCAATACTACTCAGTGGGTTTGGTCTACAGCAGTTTCACAGACTCAACCTACGTTTAACTTTAACTTTATACTATCTATAAAACCTAGAGATTTTGAGACCGACCCCATACAGTTAGACGAGACGTCTACAGTAATACAGACTTTATTGTCTTACGTGGATACGGGAGACAGTATTTCGACTCTGTTGGCCGGTAAGCAGAACACAATAGGGCTGACTCCAGGGTTCTTTGTTCTGCGAGGAGATCCTACAGGGTCTTTTATCCAGAATACTTGGGTCGTATCTACCTCTGATTCTTACGCTGTATCCACAGACAGTGAGATTTACACTGCGGCGCGAGTGGATGCCTTGGTGGCAGCTTCGATAGGATCTATCCCTATTGGAGCACTCCCCTTGCTTCCTACTAATGTAGGGCAGTATACTCTGTCGTACGACGGGACTAACTATTCTTGGAGGAACCAGCAGTTCCAAGAAACGGATTTAACCCCACAGATAACTGGGTCTAACACAGTATTCAATATTAGCTCTCTGATAAACAACACTTGCTACGTCCAGGTCTTCTTTAACGGGTTAAAACAGAGGGCTACTAACTTTACGATAAACTATAGTGCGTTGACGCTGACCCTCGGATTCACTCCGGCTACGACAGACGCCTTAGAGATAGTGTGGGTCTAGTAATATGGACGAATATAGGCAATTATCCACAGGGGTGCTCGAAGTAGTCCTTCAGCGCCAGGGAACTGTCAACTGGCACGACTTAATGTTGTCTACATCAAACGGTGGTGTGGCTCTAAATACCCCTCCTGTGACTACTATAGATCCCGATTCAGGAGTTATAACTACCGTTGTAGGGAACAACGTAACCAAGACTCGGATTGTCAGACCCCAACCCAACGACTGTGGTTGGATGGATGGTACCCAGACGCATTCTTTAGACTTAGGAGTGATTGGAGATCTTGTTGACGATTCTCTTGACCTAGGATCTCCAACTAATGTTGTAGAGCAGCCTTGGATGGTTATGCCTGAAGATATTACTCTTCCTTGGGTTTCTGTTTAAATTTATTTAATACCTTTGCTAGGTTATTACTATCACACCTAAACTTTTCACTTGCCTTTTGGAAAGAAGCAAGCTATAGTTCGTTCTGAGTTGTGTCCGCAAGTAAAATGTTTGAAGGGAGATTACGGTTGGATGTGTGTTATGAACTATAGAGAAATAAGCTCGGACTTACAGATCTGCGTAAACGGGCAGAAGAAACAATACGCAGATTCTATCCAACTTATAGCCTCAGAGAATTACCCAAGTCAAGCAGTTCTCGATCTCATGGGTAGTTGTCTGTCTGCAAAATATTCCGAAGGATATCCAGGTAAAAGACATTACGGAGGTTGCTCGATAGTTGATGAAGTTGAGCAATTCGCAATAGACAAGGCGTGTGAGTTGTTTAAATGTGATTATGCGAACGTCCAACCTTGGAGCGGAAGCCAAGCCAATCAGGCGGTGTACTTAGCTTTCCTAAAACCGCATGAAGTTATACTGTCTATGTCTTTGTCTAGCGGAGCTCACTTAACTCACGGAAGCAGGTTTACTTCCTCCGGTAAGTTTTATGTTCACAAGGAGTTTGATCTTGACGAGAATAACGAGATAAGCATGATTCTTTTGAGTAAGTCTCTAAAGGAACACCAACCACGTATGCTAATCATGGGGTACTCTGCGTACTCCCGAAAGATTAGCTTCGCACAAGTGCGTGAAGAGGTTGATCGCCACAACACTTGGTTGTGGTTGCACTTAAAAGAGATGTCTATCGGTATAGAGGAAGCGATCGTAGAGGAAACTTACGAGAGTAAGAAATGTCTCTTGATGGTCGATATGGCCCACTTTGCGGGTATAGTAGCAGCCTCCACCCGCACGAACGTTCAAGATCTGTTAAACGACGCAAACCTGTTGTGGGAAGATGAATGTCTCCCGTTCCCCTATGCAGACGTCGTGACTAGCACAACCCACAAGACTTTAAGAGGGCCGAGAGGAGGCCTTATTCTCTGGAACGATGAATCCTTTACTAACAAGATAAACCATGCAGTATTTCCAGGCATCCAAGGAGGAGCCAACCAAGCAACAATAGCAGCGAAGGCCCAGTGTTTTATAGAGGCCCTGGACTCTGAGTTTAAAAGATATATAAACAACGTTCTCAGGAACACCCAGGCCTTAATCAGAGGATTGCTCAGTACTGACGATAGGCTGAAGGTAGTGACTGGGGGTTCTGACAACCACATGATTTTGTTGGACTTGAAAGGGATTAACTTACTGGGGTCGGACGCTGAGTCCGCATTGGAATCTGTAGACATCATCTGCAATAAGAATTTAATGCCGGGAGACAAGAAACCCGCTGAATCTTCTGCTATACGTTTAGGGACAGCCGCTATGACTTCGCGAGGGTTCACAGAACAAGTGTTCGAGGACTTAGGAGTTGTGATTGCCAAAGTGTTAGCGAAAGCTGCAGGAAGATGTCTCTTCTACGAGGATAAGACCGTTTACTCGAGACAGGTTGCTGGTTGGGTTAAAGAGTTCCCGTTGGAGTATTGAATAATGTGCTACGATGTATTTTGGTGCCCTATGTGTCGAGGTTCTGGTAAGATCTTGAGTTGCGACGTGTTCTCGTTCTTATGCGGGCCGAGATTCGAAGTATGTACGTTCTGTCGTACCTGGAGTGGTTGATTGTGTTCTGAGTTATATTGAACAACCGTGTAAAGGAGGAAAATAATGCCGTTTAAATTTGCAGAAAAGAAGTATATCCACCGAAACGCAGACACTCTGATCGTGGATATCGTGAAGGACTTGAGAGAGATAGACGATGTCCAACAGTCCCGCCTCGGAGATTACACCAAGGAGATTCTCGGGGCCTCCTCTGTCTTGACCGATGCCCGGAATGTGTGGCAGACCAATAAGGGGAGGAAATATAATTTTATCCACGCCATCGCAGAAACTGTCTGGATGCTATCCGGGAACAAGGATCTAGACTTCCTTGAAAAGTTTCTTCCACAGTGTCGAGCGTTCTCGGATGATGGGTTACATTGGCGTAGTTGTTACGGTCCGAGAATCCGTAATTGGGTCGGAAGGAACGATAACAACTACTGTCGTAAAGGAGAACCCGAAGAAATGGTTCTCGACCAGTGGAAAAATGCTATAGAAGAACTCCAAACGCGACCGGACTCTCGACAAGCTATAGTTCAGATATGGGATCCTTGTGTTTGTGGAGATTTCCGTGGCCGCGAGAAAGTTCTCGACAGGGCGTGTAACCGCAGTGTTGACTTCAAACTGCGGGATAACAAACTGTCTATATTTATTGAAAACAGGAGCAACGACGTCTACTGGGGGTTGTCTTCCATAAATCTTGTTGAGTTCAGTATAATGCTCCAACTAACCGCCTCCGTACTCGGTTGCGAGTTAGGGCACCAACAACACGATTCGAGATCTCTCCACGTCTATAACAGGCATTTCGATAAAATTGAAGAGTTACTGACGGACAAAGAATTGCTCGAAGATTTTAGCATATCCAACACTGAGGGGGATTCTTGTAATTTTGAAAAGTTGCCGAACTTCGCGACACTATCAGATATATTGGATCTTACGTATAAGAACATTGAACATGCAACGAAGAATCCTGGGAGGAAACATTTACTGGAACCTAACGACCTCTTGGAGGGACGTAGGGAAGATAAACTGTCCGAATATGCGAAGCTCTACCCCAATATAGTATATACTTTAAACATCCCTGTGTTGAAGTACGTTGAGGAAGATTCCCTCCGCGGAGAAGTCTTCGGCCTTATGAACAGGAATCTACACCCTGCCTTGAAAATCCTCCTCGAAAGGAAGTACTTGAAGGTAGACGCAGTTATTATCGGGGGTTAGGTTGGAATTATTCTAGCGTCTATGAAGACTTTGATCGTAAACATATTTGGTTCTCCGGGAGTAGGAAAGAGCTCCTTCGCGGCAGATCTGTTCGCACGTCTTAAGTACTCTGGAATATCCTCAGAACTAGTCACAGAATACGCTAAGAGGTTGGTGTGGGAGGAAGACTGGAGAGGGTTAAGAAACCAACTCCAGATCCTCTCTGAAGCCGTCCGTACCCTTGAAACTTTGGATGGTAAAGTAAGGGTTATTGTGAACGAGCAATGTGTATTGAATTCTATCGTTTTCGTAACTCCCGAGTCCAGGATCAATACAGATTACTTTGCCCAATATGTACTATCTCTAGACGAGAAATATGGCGGACTCAACTTCTTCGTCGACAGGGAACCTGTGTTCACAGAAGAAGGTGCTCGCGTTCAGAAGACTAAAGAAGAATCTGACATGCTAAAGGAGAGAATTTTAGGAGTCCTTGATATGTCAAAAAGACCCTACGAGAGGGTCTCTTCTTGTGACAGCATGTTCGATGTGGTTATAGGACTCTTAGAGAACGATACCTTCGTCTGACATCTCTTTCCTCATCCTTATTTCGTCTTCTCTTACTTGGAGCTCTATGTCTAAGAGTTGTTTGATTCTCTGCGATTCTGGGTGTCCTTCATCTTGGGCCACGTCGAACGCTGCAGTGAGTAGGAGTATATTCTTCCACTCACACTGGTCCAGTACATCCCTCTTTTCTTCTCCTAAAGCACACCCAAGACCTAATATTGTGTTCTCGTAGGAATAAAAGTGTCCTATAATAAGAGCACCGAAGTCGTGAGACATGTCTGGAACGTCGTAAAACTTAGATTTAACAGCTTCCACGAACCGTTTGTTGTCTACGCACAAGTATCTGTTCTTCATGAGGTTTCTCCTGTTTGGTTAGGGGCTAGAAGATTCTACTCAATATGGTTGTTATTAAACACGATTACGACGAATTCTGGTCTAGCTTTAACCAATTAGACCTTTTTAAGAAGACGTTGGACCCGAGATACACAGCAGACGAACTTAAACTAGTTCTTATGAAGTGGTGGAGATTTGACCGCAGACACGACCTAATAGCCACAGAGGTGGGTCGGGGAATAAACGCCGACGCTTTAGGGATAGATATTGCAGATCCCGCGAGAGGAGAGATTACAGAGTTCGAGGTGAAGGTTGACTTCGAAGACATGAAGGCCGATCGAGACAAGCCTAAACACAAGAGATATCTAATAACTAAGTCCGGACTTATTCCTGATTATTTTTACTACGTCGTCCCAGAAACTCTAGAGAGTAGAGCTAAGCGGTGGCTGGAGGATACCAACTGTCCTTACGGTCTTATTGTATATTGTCGATGTTCTCAGGCTCTGTATAGATATAAGACTTGTCCTAAACTATGTAGTTCTCTCGAGAAACGTGCTGAGCTGTTTAGACAACTATGTTGTAGGGCCTCTAGCCAGTTAATCTCTAACAACCAAGACTACCTCGTAGAGAGAGATAAAACAAAGGAAATGGTTAAGGAACTTCTCAAAACCAAATTTATTTAATACCTTTGCTAGGTTCTTACTCTCACAACCAAATTTTCCACTTGCCTTTTGAAGAGAAGTACGCTATAGTTGAAGGTATGAACAAAAAGAAAGGGATAGGGTTGACATGGCTATAAAGTATTACAAAGTTGGTGGTTGTGTTCGAGACGGAATCATACGAGAAGTCCATAAAGATTTAATTATACCCGTTAAGGGGGGATATCGACTGTGTTGTAACAGGAGCCACTCCTCAACACATGTTGGACAACGGGTTCGCTCGCGTCGGTAAGGATTTCCCTGTGTTCTTAGACGACGTGGGAAACCAAATAGCTCTCGCCAGAACAGAGAGAAGTACCGTAGAGTCCAACACAGATTTCGATTTTGATTACAACCCCGAAGTCACTATCGAGGAAGATCTATTCCGCAGGGATTTTACCATGAACGCAATAGCTGTCGAGTGTGTCGGAGAATTTGAAGCTCCCAAGGAGATTGATCCTTACGGAGGGAGAGAGGATATAAAGAACAAAACAATACGACACGTTAGCAAACATTTCTGTGAAGATCCTTTGAGAGTTTTGAGAGCCTATAGATTCTCTGCTCAATTAGGTTTTAGTATACATGAAGACACGAGAAAATTGTGCCGGAAGATGGTGAAAGATAAGGCCCTCTCCTCCTTGTCTAAGGAAAGAATAATCGAGGAGATTTATAAAATCTTTACACAACACTTCTCTACTGCCGGGACCTTGCGGTACATGCTTGAGGACAAAGTGTTCGATGCCCTTGGGATTATGAATTCTTCGGTAGGAGACGACGCAATCGAGAAGGTCCTATACAACGAAGACTTAGTTTCCGAACAGAAGCTCGTTTTATTTTTGAAGTCGTGCGATAGAAATTTTAATAGCTATTTCTTTTCCGAGAGAGGTTACAAGACAGACACTTGTACTCTGTATGAGGATGCCCAGCAGGATTTCTATAGCAACATAGTGAACGCTGTTGAAACTGTGACTAACGGTTTTCAAGGGCCTTTGAGGATTGAGAGGGTCTTACCTGTTGTCTCTGCCTTTTTCCATGAAGACAAACACAACTCGCTTATTACGAAACACCTGAGGAAGATCCAGCTTGAATCCAAGGTCCTCTCCGTCTATAACGCGGGCAGGCTTATAACTTTCGATCTAATTCGTAAGACTTACTTTCCGAATATAGGGGATGTTACAAAATATCTAGATGTTATAAAGAAAAAGCGCCTAGATGTAATTTCTGAAGTATTAACGGAGGACTGAGGCGGTTAACAACACTGTCCGCTTAGGTGCTGGAAGCGTCGGGAGATGTTCGTCAGCAAGATACCTTTCTACGCTACGTACTGATATAACGTAGCGTAGAGGATTACATGACTGACTTAAGCGACCTAACACAACCTAAGAAATCCGAAGACACACTAATCCAGATAGACACTAAAGATCCACGTGATCTTATTGCTCATGCAGAAAGAGTGGCTCTAGAGAGAGGTCTGAAGGCATATATAAACATGATGCCTGCGATTGGGTACGATCATGATAAGGGGAAGTGGGTTGCTCCTTGGGAGTTAACCGTGGGAGGGGAACACCCTCAGGCCTATTTTTCCCTCGAGACTGAAGCATTCAGGACTCATGAAGAGTCTAAGAAGAGATGGGGAGAAGCTCACAACAACTTAGTTGAGGCTTATCAGAAGGACGAGGCTAGGAAAGAGTCTCTAGATACTCAGGAAGCAGAACCTTCGGAGTAGTTTCTTCTACCCATTCGAAATATAATGGAGGAAGTACATGCTTACACAAGCAACTCTTACGCTGTCGCTGAAAGATTTGAAGTCGAAGAAATCCGTGATTAAGGTATTCCCTGATATAGATTTTCCGTGCGAGACTCTAGCGGAGGTCCGAGGGACCAAGCTGTACCAAGAATGGGTCAGGGCCGCAGCTCCTAAAGGGGACTTTCTGATTAACTCTACTCACCTGTCCTTAAAGATGCCTAAGCCTCCAACAAAAAGAGATTCTAGCGGGGATATAATCGACGTTAGGAATTCGGTGAGCTAGATTGGTAGAGAAGAACTACAACGCGGACGAGGGGACTCAGAGGAAGATTTTAGGCCTTATAATCTCTGATAAGACTTACTTTCTTTCCACGGCGTCGGACACAATAAAGGCTTCTTACTTTACCTCACAGATACATCAACTCATGTGTAGATGGGTTTTCGATTTTTACCAAAGATTCCCGGACAACCAGTGCACTGAATCTTTCCTTCAGGATATGCTAAAGAGGTATTCCACAACGTGTCGGTTCCGCTCAGACGTTTTAATGCGTTATGAAGAGGAGATAACTCTGATCTGCGAGTCGGAGATACTGGACGAGGACTACGTTAAAGAGCGGGTTCTTGAGTTCGCCAAAAGACAAGCGATGCACGAGGCTTTCCTGAAGTCCATAGAGATTTACGAGTCTCACGGAGAGACGGATAAAATAGAGCAAATCTGGAAAGAGGCCCTGTCTGTAGGAGGTGGGGATAATCTAGGAATAAACCTCCAAACAAGCCTTGAGGACTTCCCTGACAAATTAAAGAAGACATTTGATCGAGGGAGCCTGATTCAGACCCAGATTCCTGGGTTGGATGATTCTCTGTTAGGAGGAGTTGGAAAGGGAGAGCTACACATTCTGATGGCAGCGTCTGGAGGAGGAAAGTCGAAGGGTCTAGCTTACCTGACTAAGGCTGCCTTGTTACAATCTAAATCCGTCTTGCACATTACCTTCGAAATATCTGAAGAGGAATCCCTAGCAAACATAGTGTCGTCGTTAACCGGTATGGGTTTGTTAGACCTAATAGATGAGGGAAAGAGAGAAGACTACAAAAGGAGAGTCGAGAGATTCAAAAACCTCAACCTGAAACTGATGGTTAAAGAATTCCCGAACTATAGCGTCAACTGCAACAATCTCCGTGCTTACATTATGAAGGTTATAAATAAGGAGAACTTTAAGCCGGATATAATCTTCCTAGACTATGCCGACCTTATCCTCCCGATAAAAAAGATTAAGAGTTCTGGGGAAGATAGTACCTACGAGGCCCTCGGGACGGTGTTTTACGATATAATAAACCTAGCAAAGACCTTTCAGGTTCCGATCTGGACTGCATCACAGACAAATAGAGGAGGGTGGAATTTGCAGGAGGAGGGTGTCATAACTATGGAGAACATAGCTGATAGTGCCCGCAAAGCCCACACGGCTCACTCCATAGTCACAATAAATAGCAACGCAACCGAGAAGAGGTTAGGTAAGGCCAGGCTGTACACAGCGAAGGTTAGACGAGGGAAGGACTTCCAGACCATACACGTGGACTTCGATAGGAAGAATTCGACAATAAAACAGATCGAGCCTTATACTGTAAAATCTCTCGAGGGATAGTTATGGCTGTTGGGTTAGACATGCTTCTTCACAGGCCTAAGGAAATTGGGAACATAAAGGTTCGCGACGTCCCGACAGAGAAATACACAAACAATAACTATAGTCGTAAAAACATTCTCTTAGGAGAACGTAGCGGGAATTCGACATATCTTAGAGTATTAGGTTCGGTCCACTGGAATCGTGTTAAGTTTCCCTACCAGTCCTATGAGGTAGAACTTGAAGGAGGAGAGAAGATATACCTGTCTGGGAATCAAGAGGTTAGGACCGATCTCAGGGGGTGGGTCAGGGTTAAAGATCTCTACGAGGGAGAAGACCTGTATACATTCGAAGATTCGAAAAGATTCGGAAAGATATTTGAGAGGATAGAACATCACGGAGACTCAATCGAAGGCGCTTACGTCGCGATATCTAAAAACAGAGGCCTCCCCTTTAAATTAGAGAATGCTTTAGAGGAAGGAAAATCTATAGAAGAGTTTAGGGAGGAGAAGAAAGAGTTCTATAAAGACTGCCTCCAGAAAGCAATTGATTGGAGGAAGGACCAAGCTCTGAAGAAGTTTGAAAGTAAACTATACGGAGATGACAACGAAAACCATTATTAGCTTTCCTAGGATTTTTACTTTTATTTAATACCTTTGCTAGGTCAGTGAAATTTTTCACTTGCCTTTTGACAAGAAACAAGCTATAGTTGGTTGTTGGGGAACAGTTCCCGAGAAAACAGAAAGGAGCACAAAGGGCAGGAAAGTATGGGAAGTATAGCCTTGAAAATTATTCTACGATTTATTTAACCGCAAGCAGAGGAGAGAACAATGCATGCACCTTATAAGAAACCTCTGAGGACTTTTGTCCTCGAGGGCAAGAAGAACGTCCTTAAAGCTCTTAGGGACCCCAAAAACCAACACTATTTGAGAACCTATGACTTTTATCCAGATTCTGTGCCTGGGTATGAGATCCGAGTTCCCGACAATGTGTCTCAATTCAAGTGGATCAGCGAAGTCAAGATCAGAGTTCCTTGTCCCGAGACAGGATCTGAGAAAGAGAAGTGGGATATACGCCGAGACGAAGAGGGGAGACCTCTTTACTGGCAGAGAACCGGCAACCCATTCACAGAGAAAGAGTTCCCTAAGACCCCGTTGAAGGATTGCAAATCCGTAAGGATACCTAGGTTCGGTAAGGGGGAGAAAGAATGGACAACTATGCCTGGCACTGGTATAAGGTCCCACTTAACCAAACTAGGCATCGAGCGAGGACTTCTGAGGAACCTCACGTGGATAAATCGCCGTAAACCTTTCCGCACTGCTGAACTTGTCGGAGAGTATATCGATAAATATTTCGAGAAGTTTCTCCCGCGGTTAACCAGAGAAAATTGGGACAAATGCGTAGACCTTGCTGTATTTTACTCGAAGAACAAGATGATAAATGTGGCTAAGAAAATTCACAACTCCTACTGTTCCGAGGACGATATTGTGGCGGAGATGAAGGTTAAGGCCTTGGAAGTGGCTCAATTTGTGAAAGAGGAGTACATCGAAGATGGGCACTTCTTCATAGAGCTTTGGGGTTATGTGATATATTGTATAGGTACCCACACAGGGGAACTTATGACCAGATTCTCGAGACAACCAGATTCCTCAGTCTATAGCCGAGTAGCTTTACCCGAGACCGACGACGAAGGTAACGACAATGCTCACACGACCTTTACAGAGAACGTGATAGCTCAGAACCCGGACCTAGCTGTAACTACCCCAGACGAAACGTACGAGCACCACCACCTAAAGAATCAAAACATGAGAGAACTCCTGAAGGAGGAGATCCCTCACGTATGTTTGGACATGTCTGAAGAGGAGGAGGAATTCTTCACTAAACTCTCGAAGAGCCTCGTAAGTTTCTCAGAGGAACCGGAAGATCTTACAGTTACCTTTCGATACAAAATCGGCGAAGACGAACACCTACATTGCCAGTTTTACGAGTTTTTCTGCAAGGTTAAAATCTTCGATGGGAAGGTCTGGCTGTTCAACAAGACTTACTCTGTGAAAGAGGACGGCAGTCTGGTTCCTGAGAGAACGACCCCGCAAGGCATTTCCAAGCGTTGTGTTCCTAGCGATTACAATACAACGGATAGGGGAGACAGGGTTGGTTACCTTAAGATGAAGACGTTTCTCGACTCTCTCGGGTTGTTTTTATGGTCTATAAACGCACCCCAGACACGTATGGACGAAGCTATGGATGTTTTAAAGAAGATCTTCCTGACTTCGAAGTATAGAGTCCTGGGGTCCTTAGACGAGGACGATAAGAACGTCGTACGTGTTTCGGATCAAGAATGGAAGGACAACTGGGACAAACACCGAGTTGGCTACGCAGGACAGTGGTGAGATTTGTGCCAGTTAATGGCATCGTCAAAAGTACGCCAGAGGAGATATGTGTGGCCCAGACCCTCAACTCTCCTCTGGAATTCTATCTGGGTGTCTGTTTGCTTTGACGCTTTATCGGGGGTTTTAATCTCAACAAACACAACTCTACCCTCAGGAAGAACAATCACAAGGTCTGAGACTCCCGCAAGGACTCCTTCACTCTTCATGATGGAGGCTTCGATTATACTTCCACGATAACCTCCGTTCGGGCAAGCGAAGACGTAGTAACCGAGTGTTCTGAGATACTTAACGATCCCTTGCTGTATCTTGGATTCTTTGTGGTTCGGCATAGAGTTCTAGGGGTTGTGCTTTACGTTTAGAAGCTAGGAGGATTATTTGTCGGGAAGCTTTTACTCAACGAACCAGATATCTCAGGAACTGGATTTTATTACAGATCAGGAACTTTCTTTTCTTCTCGAGGATAGGGCATCTTATGATCATCTAAGAGTCTTATTGGAATCTATACGGAACTTCTCCAACAAACTCGTAGAGGAGAGAACTAAGATTCTCGCTGATGTTAGTTTTTGGAAAGGGGAATTCACTTCTCTCAAACTCCAGCTACAGGCGCTGGTTAAGAAGAAAGAGGCTCTACAATTTAACAAAATCATGGAAGATATGCGAGTGTCTGGATCCAAGTATTCTTCCGAGATTGTGACTAATAAAAAAGACGCAACTCTAGCAGAGGACACAGCCTTCAGTAAGATCGAAAGGGCCTTATTCTACGCTAACAAGTGGGGAGACATATTCACGGATTGTTATTACATATTAAACGGAACGCATAAGATACTTGACAAGGATATAATTTAAACAACTAAATAAAAGGTAAACACGATGACAAGACTAAACACAAACGTAATACAAGAAAAGATAGACAACTCTAGCATTGACATAGTCTTGCTTGAAGGATATATACAGGAAGCTAAGGACAGAGAAAAGACAGACAACGTTGATTACGAGAAGAGTATAGACAATATAGTCGCTCAATCAGAGATGAAGCTAAAATCCCTAGAAGTTTCTCGTGCAAAGCTTACACTTCTACTCGAAGAAGAACTAAAGAAGGGAGAATAAACATGAACGCGAAATTCGAAAAGAAATCTATCGATCTATCGTGGGTTAAGGACTACCTACAGAAGAATAAAAAAGAAGATCGTCAGTATGAGGATGACGGACCTAAGATATGGTGGTCGTCAGTTCGCAGCAAGGTTGCGGGACAGTACGTTACGAGCCAGTACAACTTTAGGCTAGTCCCTAATTCCGAAAAAGACATTCAGCGAGGCGAGCGATTCGGTCTAATGGTTTACCGCCACTGGGGTATGCCTACGAACGGAGGGAAAGATACTCGCTTCCTTTGTCCCGAGTACACTTATCCTTCTTCGGACGTTAAGTGTCCTATCTGCGAGGCAATTCGGGAGATGGAGAGGGCAGGTATAGATCCTGAAGCTCTCGACGACTACAGGCCTTCGGACGAGTTTTATATGCGAGGAGTAATGCTTGATACTCCGAATCCTGGAGACGCAGATTCTGTGGGCAAAGCTGGAGTAATCCAGATGAACGGTCTTGGTAGCAAGAATGCTCTTATCGCCGAATATGCTCGAGAAGATAGGCCGGACTATCTAGACACGAGCGATGGCGAAGTAGTATCTTTTATGTTCGATAAATCGCAAGGGAACTTCGGGATGTGGAAGCGCGAACTGAACGCATACCACCCTATGAGCAAAAAACCGTTGAACAGTGAAGTAATCGAGGTATTCAAAGATCTCAACCTAACAGACGTCTTTCCCGTCCCCACGGATAATAGAGTCAACTCCATGATCGACAGCGCTAATCTTCTCAAGTCGAAGATTCTCCCTGCAGGAGCTGCTATAAAAGAAGCAGTGTCTGTGGTTAAAGAAAGTGTAGTTGGCGACGACCGTATCCCGGAAGAATTCAAAGCGCAGCCGCGCTACGACGGGGAAGGTAATCGTCTAGACAACAACGGTAAGAAGGAAAACACCCCGACCATCGAGGACGATAATATAGGAGAAGTCTTCGGGCCGAGAAAAGAGGAGACTCCTAAGCAAGTTGAGGGTGAATGTATTCTCGGGGATAAGACTAAGTACTCTCTAAGCGAGCAGGCCTGTATGGGTTGTCCAATGGGGTTTAACTGCTACAAAGCTTCGGTCAATAAATAATGCCGAAAGATCCAGCGATTCTCTCTTTAGCTGGAAATATTGAAGGGTCAGGGAACAAAAACTCTGACCCCATTTTTGATATAATAATCGTAGACCTTGCTTGTGTTGTGATGAGTCGTTTGACCTCTAATAACGTAGATCCTATTGAGATTCGTCCGGGAGAGTGGTTGTGTGTGGAGGGGGTGACGGAGACAATGCTAGCGCTTAGGCACTATTCCGGGAGGTTCCAGTGCCGTAAGATTGTCTGCTGCTTCGAAGGCTACCCAGCTTACCGATATGGGTTGTTCGAGTCCTATAAAGAAGACCGGAAGACAAATCCTAAAGACCCTAGAGCAGTGATCCTGAGGAGATCTAGGAAGTATGCTTTCAATGTCCTAAAGGATCTCCTTCCCAGGCAAGGAATTAACACAACAGATTACGATAATCTCGAAGGAGATGACCAATTATATTTGGCAACTCAAACAGCAATAACTAGCGGTTATAAAAAGATCCTGATAGTGTCTGAAGATAGAGACCACTACCAGCTCATGAAATATTTCCCTAGTATTGAGATATATCATCCTGTGAAGAGGGTCGTGGTATCTGCCAGCAATGTTCACGAACACTATTATTTAGGTGATCCGACCTGGATCGTCGTAGCTAAGGCCTTGACGGGAGACTCTGGAGATTGTATACCTCCATGTGTGAAGGGTCTGGGGGAGAAGAAAGCTCAAGTTATGTGTAAGATTCTCCAGCTTAGTGGAGTCAATCCAGATTCTCAAGACGTGTTTGTTAGACTGTCCCAAATAATCCAGAATAATTCTGAGAACGTGATTGAGAGGGCCTGTATCTCTTGCAGCACTACTCCTGGTAGAGTTAGGTCTACTCTCGAAGATTACGTATCCTCTGGGGTGAAAACGGCGGAGAGGAACAGAGAGCTTGTCGACTATCGTAGGGTTCCTATCTCTGAGGCTACTAAAGAAGACTGTTTGAGGATGGTTTCTACGCTGAGAGATTTCGAATATAGGAGAGATTTAATTGAACAATCGGTACTTAATCGCGGGTGACGAACATATAAATTCCTGCCACGAATTTAGCAAACCCACAAAGGATGGATTGTCTGTTCGGCTGCAACAACATCTACTTCACGCCAGACAGATCTCCCAGAGGATCCTCGATTATAAACCTAGCTGTTTCGTCTCTTTAGGGGACATCTTCCACACACATACCACAATCGGTGTTGACTCTCTTATCACTGCCAAGAGGTGGTTTGATACGATATACGCGGCCTGCCGGAAAGTCGGTGCGCATTTTTATATAGTGGTCGGAAACCACGACTACTACTCCCTAACCTCTAACCTACATGCTTGTGAAATATTCAAGGGTATCGAAGGAGTTACGGTGGTTGATGAGTTCCTAGACACTCCCCAGGGAGTATTTATTCCTTACATGGAAGATTTTCGAGTAGTGGAAGCTCTAGTTAATGGGGTCTCTGATAAAGAAAGTAAAGTCTGTTTTTCTCACATCAATTTTCTCGGTGCAGGATTTTCTCCGACAATAAAGGACACTACCTCCAAGAACTTACCTGATTGGTTTAAGGACTTCAGGAAGGTTTATGCGGGCCACATACACATGCCTCAGGTTCTGGGGAAGAACATAAAATTCCCCGGATCACTCAACGACTTTTCCTTCAAATCTCCTCGGGCAGATAGGGGTCTAATCCTGTTCGACTCAGGAACCGGAGACGAGGACTTTATTCAGATAATCTCTCCTGATTTCTTAACATTCAACGACGACAACATACAAGACGTAGGTCTGGGTAGTGGAGATTTTTATGCCAATATAAACTTATCCTCTAAGATGGTGTTGGAGGCTCACGGTTATTCAGAAGAATGGCTCAAGGAGAACACCGCAGGATACTATATAAATTACGACTATCAGAGAATCAAGAAGGGAGAGGCCCTTTCTGAGTCAGTACAGGAGAGATCTTTCCAGGAGATACTGAGCGAGTACGTCTCTTCTTCCATTGAAGATCCTAAAGACCACATTAAGTACGCACAGTCGAGGTTGTTGAAGTGAATTTAAAAACAATAAAATTACAAAATTTTAGGTCCTTCAAGAATTGCGAATTTGATGTGACTGAAGGTCTCTGGTTGGTGCAAGGAGAGAACCTAGACGACGGTATGTCGAGCGGGAACGGATCTGGGAAGAGTTCTTTGATCCTAGAGTCTATTCGGTGGTGTCTGTTCGGTTCCTCAAGAGACCCCGAGAAGGTTATTAATAACGCCGTCGGTAAGAATTGTTGCGTCTCCTTAGTGTTTGACAAGGACGGAGAAGAGGTGGTAATATCTAGGTATCGAAAGCATTCCGACTTCGAGAACGGTTTAAAACTTTCTCTTGGAGGTCAAGAGGTTACTGGTTACAGAATAGCGGATACCCAGAAGAAGATAGAGGAGATACTAGGGGTTTCTGAGGATCTCTTTAATTCTCTGGTTGCTATGACCTACGATCTATCTGGGAGTTTCTCCCGACTGACTCCTGCTCAGAGGGTCGAGGTTTTAGAGTCTCTCGGGGTGTCTCAGAACTATGACGAGATGAGGAATCGGGCGAGAACAGACTCTGCGGAAAGCAAACGAGAGATGCAACGTTTACAGGTTTCTCTGAGCGGGCTGCAGGGGTCCTTGGTCGAGAAGAAGAAAAGGTTAGACGATCTCGTGGAGGAATTAAGCAAGACTCCGGACGTAAAAGAACTCTCAGAGCAGAAAGCATCGGCCGATCAGGAAGTCGTGTTTCTCGAGAAGAACTTAGAGGGTATCCAAGAAAAAGTAAAAGAGCTTCCCTTTAAAATCTCAGAAACTAGGGACAACCTCGCTAATACTAAGGTAGGGATTCAAGAACATAATAACGAGTTAGATAAGAAAATTCTCACCCTATCTAGTGAAGAGTCTAACAATAATAAAGAAATTCATACAATAAAAAAGACCTTAGAGAGCGGTATATGTCCTGCCTGTAAGTCCGTTATTAAATCCTTCAGCGAATCCGAGAAGGCCGAATATACTTCGAAGATTATAGAGCTGGAGGGCAGGAACAAATCTATAAACGAGGAGAAAGACTCCCTAAGTAAGTCTCGAAAGACCACAACCCCCGAGATCGAAGACTACGCTAAACTAATCACGCAACTAGAGTCTGAGCACCTCCAAATTAATAACGTAGTTCGGGAGATGCGGTCTAAGATCTTCACGGCCAAGACCCAGTCTAGTGTTATCGAGCAAAAGGTTTTAATCTTGTCGGAGAGTAAGGACAAACTGTTAATCGAACGCGAAATTAAACTAAAAGAAATAGACTTTGTTGAGGGGGAACAGAAAACTCTAACAGCGAGGGCTAGGGATGAATCTAAAAAAGCAGCGATAGCGGATTACTTTTTTAAGACCCTATCTCCCGGAGGAGGTTTAAGGAATAAAATCCTCGAGAACACAATTAGATCTCTCAACGTAACTCTCCACAAATACATCTCTAGGCTGTTCCAAAACTCCTTCGTAGAGATGGAAATTATAGACAAGAACATTGAGATTAAGTTTAAAGATGTGCGAGGAGAGAGAAGCGTAGAGACTCTATCCCAGGGAGAGATGCGGAGAGTAGACCTAGCGATACAGTTCGCTATATTAACTCTGGCTAAGAACTGTTCAAAGACGGACTTTAATTTCCTCGTGTTAGATGAAGTTGGGATAGGTTTAGACGTTGTCGGTGTCCAGCAGATGATATCTCTCCTAGAGGTGTTGCAAGGGCGCATACCTTCGATTTACGTTGTCTCGAACGACCCGATGTTCACTAATGCGATAGAGACACGCATTCTAGTCCGTAAGCAAGGTGGAGAGTCTAGAGTTGTCGGAAACAATTAACACAAAATTTAACATCATGGTTCCCTGGGCAGACGGGAAGGCCTGCCTAGAGAATGGTAGGATACTTCTTCTTTTTCGGGCCCCTGCGGGAGAGTACTTTACGGGTAAGGGAGAGGCTCGACAGTTTACAGATAAAATTCTCCCTGTTCGCATCAAGAACTATTTTAACATAATCAAGAACCAAGGGTTCGATCTATACGGGGAATTCTTCGTGAACTATCTATGCTCCGAAACTCTCGGGACTAAGGACCCCGTCCCACACAACCAGATACCCCAAGGCTTGTCGGGTTTGGAGGGGTTGATCTCAAGCACTCCCTCAATTCAACTAGTGATGTTCGCAGGAACCAACACTTTCACCGAATTCTTCTCTGAAGAAAAGGTAGAGATGAAGGAGAAGGAAACAGGCGTAAAGGCTGTTAAGTCCGGTCTAAAGCAGGGAGTTGTCTACGAGATCGTATGGCGGAGTTTATCGTTCGAGTTTGTAATAACTCCCTCAGAATATTACTCAGATATGTTTGGGCAAGCGAGAGATGTTCAACACAAGAGATTTATCGAACAAGCGACAAGTTTATACAGATATCTGAACCCCGATGTAGTCGAGGAAGACTACGGGGGTCTGGTGACCCCGGAAGAGTTTATAGAAACCCTCAAAAAGTACGAGGAGTGGTACCATTCCGGAGAGATAGATCGTATCGGGTTCGATATAGAGACTACCGATTTTGACCCAACTAACGAGAACGCTAGGATCTGTATGTTCTCGATCGCAGATATGAAAACCCATCGAGGATATGCGGTAGCCCATTACCACCCCGAAGTCTGGATGTCGCAGAAGAAAAAGGAATACTGGACAGCTCTGTTGGGGAAACTACAGGTCCTCCAGAACGTAGTATCTGCGAACAACGAACACTTTGTTAAAGCCCTAACGATTGAACTTCAGGGGGTTAAGAAGGAGTGGGAACTACTTTTAAAGTCTACAGGAGAAGTTCCGTCGTCGGACGAAGACTCAATCATAGAGGCACTAGATACCTTCGTCGCCTTCTCGAGGCTAAAAGCGGTCAAGTACCCGAAGGACGAGTTCGAGTTTACTCTTCTGAAGATCAACACTCTATCCCAAAGCCTTAGGAAGCTGATAGCTTCGGACTACGACAGTAGGATCAAAGCAGTCGAAAAGCAACTAGACTCGACGCTGAGGAAAATCCCCTTAGTCGGGCATAACATTAAGTTCGACTTAGGTTGGTGTTACTCGAGAGGTATAGCTAACGACTGGATGAAGGTTTATGCGGATACCTATGCTTACGCTGTCGCCTTCGAGGGAGTCGAGGCCCCTAAGAACCTCGAAGATATCTCTATAAAAAAGCTAGGCGTCGATAACAAGTGGAAGTCTAAGTTTAAATCCCACCCACGCCTGACTACTAGGTTGTGGGGCCTGAGGTATGATAACGTACCTTTAGATATTCTCGGACCGTACTCCTCGGGAGACGCTCTCGCTACTCTTCTGATAGAGGAAAAGTATAGGCCTGAGGCCGAGGAATTGAAGGTGTCTCCTCTCATGAAGGAAGTAAATATGGCTATAGAGGCCTACGCTTCGGCTGAGGCTGTGGGGTTCACTATTATCGAAGAAGATGCGAGAACCCTTTATCACCACCACAAGGAAAACCTAGAGAGGAATTTCTCGGAGATAAAGGCTATGAAAATGCCTCAGAAATTATTGGAAGATAACCCAGACCTCCAAGAAGAATGCGCTTTAAAGTTCGAGGGAGTCACTCGGTTATTCCGTATGAAGAAGGGAGAAGTCCTCCAGATAGCGGACGATAACCCTAACGGGCCGACTTTAAAGGAGTACACAGAACTCGAGGTCGGAGACAAAGTTTACGATAACGACGGAGAGTTACGCGTCATAAAAGAAATTCGCTTGTCTGGGGGGTTCTCAATAACAAACACGGGAGCTAAATCTCACAGAGCTCAAGTCCTGTTTGGGAAGGATTACTACAACATTCTCACAGATGTTAAGACAGAGACGGGAGAGTTCTCGACTAACACTAAGGAAGTATTGAAACCTCTCCAATCAAAGATCAGAGGTTGGTTGAAAGAATACGAGGAAAACGGACAGGCTAACGAAGAATACATCCTCGAGATCGAGAGAAATAAAAAGGAACCACATTCTTACCCGATAACCTCTGAGAGGTATGAAATCTTGAAGGAATGTCTGGAGTTCGTTACGAGACTAATAGACTACTCCGCAAGCAGTAAACTGTTTACGGCCTACCTGTCCCCCACTTTCGACGAGTTGACTAACAAGGTTAAAGCACGGTTCCAAGGAGAGTTCAAGCTGGTTGGTGGGACGGTCTCGGGGAGAATGGCGTGTCTTCTCGGGGAAACTTTAATAGATACTGACTGCGGTATTTTACGCATAGATGATATTGTTGAGAATCAGAAGAAAGTTTCAATAAAATGCATTGATGAGTTGGGTAAAACTTCTTATAAAGAAGTGCAATCGTCCGTATGTAGTAAATTTGTAGACTGTTGGGTAGAGGTGGAATTGGAAGACGGTTCAGTAGTTAGGTGCACTCCCGATCACAGATTCGTTATAAAAAATCCGAGACCTTTAGATTGTAAAATAATTTACGAATTCGGAGTACCGTATAAGGAGGCTCAGTTCCTAAATTCGGACGATATCCTACAGACTGATAGAGCATATAAGGAGAAAGATGAGAATTAAAGAAGTTAGATTTATAGGCGTTTCTGAGGATAGAAAAGTTCCTGTGTACGATCTTATTCTTGGATCCGATCCTCACAATTTTAAACTAGGTTGTGGGATTTTTGTCCACAACTCAAATTTTCACCTAGTTCCTCGACACGGGGGTATAAAGTGTATGTATACATCCCAATGGAATTCGAGATCCAAGAGATTTGATCCAGGTTATAAAACCTCTAACTGGTCGTGTGAGGAGTAATATGGCAGGAAGGCCTAAGAAAGAAATCAAGCATCCGGCGTACTTTACGGTGTACGAAGACCCAATATTCCCTGGAAGGTGGAACGCTAGCGCTAGCGATTCTTCTTGCGCCTACAGCTGCTTTAATACTCCACAGGAGATGGCTGATTACGTGAAATCGAAGCACCCTAGTTCTGATATAAAAATAAGGGGGAAGGATGCCTAAAGGAGGTCTAATTGGTTATCAGGATTTTAGTACCCTTGAAATTCGCGTAATGGCTGCTTTGTCTAAGGACGAAGGTCTTATAAAGATCCTCAACTCTGGAGCCGACCTTCACTGCTCAACGGCTCAACAGATATGGCCTAGTGAATTGGCAGGTAAATCTATTGAAGAGATTAAAGAGAAGTATGCCGAACACCGCAGTCGGGCTAAAGCCGCGATTTTCGGTATCGCGTACGGAGCTAGTGCTAATAGCTTGTCAGAGAGTTTTAACATCTCTCTAGCAGAAGCCCAGGGAATTGTTGATGGGTTGTTCCAAGGTTTCCCTGGGATCCCTGAGTTTATAAAAGAAAGCCACGCTCACGCAATAAAGCACGGATACGTCGTGACCGCTTTGGGTAGGAAAGTATTGATCCCCGACGCTTTGATAGACCTGAACGATAAGACTAAGGTGGGTCTAAGAAACCATGCCCTAAGATTCAGCCAGAACGTCCGGATACAATCTCCGAGCTCTGAATTAGCGTACATCTGTTCGTCGCATATCTGGGACGATTTTAAACTCTTAGGCATGAGATCTCGCTTACTGGGGTCTGTCCACGACTCAATAGAGTGCGACATATACCCAGGAGAACTGATAGATCAGCTATACATCTATAAGTATCACGGAGAGATAGTTCCAAACACAATATATCCTTGGTTAAACGGGATAAAGATGAAGACTGATCAGGAGACGGGAGTGTCTTGGGGGCGCGGAGTAGAGGTTAAAAGATTCGGGTTTACCAAGGACCTAAACTACTTCGACGTTGTATACTCAGGAGGCAACACTAATATAAGACAGATGCTCGAAGAGATGGATGGGTATTACGACTATGAAGTTATAGATAGGCTCGATAAAGACCCTTATGAAAAACCAGAGAACACTGTCTTAGAGCCCAACACTCACGACGTCAAGATAACTCTGAGGTTAAAGAATAACTCGAGAGTGCTAAACCGAGAAACTGGGTTGATGGAATTTAAAAGCAAGTACCACATAGGAGACCATACTAAGCTCGGACCGATACCCCCTTTTGGGGACATTGATCTCGATATTCAACAGGAACGAGACAGATCTGCTCAGAAAGAGTATCTTGAAGATGCAGTACACCAACTCAGATAGGGAGATAAATAATGCTGACAAGCGACGAACTAAATCAAGTATGTCCAACAGAATTCAACCCGAAGTTGAAGAAAGTAATCGTATATTATGAGGAAGTTGAGGGAGAATACCCTAACGTGGTAAACGTACACTCCAGCCAACTCTCTAAAGGAGATCTTATAGAACTGTTCTCTAGATGCAGAGATTTTGTGGAGGACTTGTGATGGAAAACAAGATTAAGAAACTTAACCTAACACCCGGAGAAGGTGGAGGACCTGTAGATGAGAGTGATAAGGATCGTGCAGAGAACGGGTTCAGAGGAATTTATAACGATTATTGGTTGAATTCTCCGATAGAAACTATTCCAATACTCTATAAGGCCTTAGAGAACGCTCGTACGGAACCTACTAGACTTTCGTTAGTGACTGAATTAGAGCTACTTATAGGTTCAACAGAGCAATGCCACTGGATAATAGATTTAGGAGAACAGCAGAAAGCTGTAGACTTCTGGGTAGATTTTTTCTCAAATCTAGATGCAACGATAGAGGAAGTCTTTGTGGAGAACCATCTCGAATACAGCCTATTAAAAATAAAGATAGAGCATAAGGCGTTTCCTGGGGGTATTAGATTTACATCCCAACCTAACGGAAACTTAAACGAGGAGAAAACTGTACGTGAGAATAGTTAATATAAGTCTAGACGCAACTGACTACAACGAGAAGGAAGTGGTATACGAAACTTCGAACCTCGAAGACCTAACGGATAAACAAGTTCAAAGAACCAGAGAGATTCTCATGGACGTAACTAGGAAGCTCTGGCAGATCCAGCAGGATAGAAGTCCCGTAGCAGGCAAGAACGGTAATAGAGGAAAGTAAGCATTCTACGTCTCTGAAAGAGAGAATACTATGACTGACTTACTCAACCTCACGCCCGAGCCGTGTAAGGCTTGCAACAGAGGCATTAAACGTGGTAAAATCTACACAACTCCTAAAGGCACTCAATCACTACCTATAATAAAAGAGGTAGAGGGGTTACACTACGCTCGATGCTCTAACACAAACTGCACTAAATACGACCTATACGAATTCCTTGGAAGAGACCCTCTCCACGCGCTTAAGGTGTGGAACGACGCCATGATTAGTTGGAAGGATAACAGGTTAGTTCGAGATAGGAAGAAGGAATCTAAATAGTGTTCCACGTTACAATAGATCCTCACACCAACGAGACTGTAATACACCACTACATCGGAGCTCTCACTCAAAAATTTCTCCACTGTAAGATACGATGGTTGGATCAATAAGGAATGGCCTTCTCTAAAAATTTGTCTAGACTCTAAGAATATACCTCTACCTACTCATCTAACAGAGATACAGGAAGTAGATGGAAAATTAATAACTAAATCTGTCAGAGTGGAGTCTTACAATTCAAACATCTAGGAGTGAGGGAAAAGTCGCTCAAGAACCAGACCCACCTTACCTTCTGTATCTTAAAACTCTAAAAACGAAGACACAAATATTGTAATATTGTTGTCTAGTTTGCTGACTCTCGTAACACAGTAAACTTACAACTGAAAGGAATATCTAGGGTTTGCAAGAGAATCTACTAGAGTCTTAGAGAAGATGTTCTGAGTATTCTGCGATAGTAATGTTGTGCTGTTCTTGGGGGGGTGCGAGATCTGGTTCAACCGAACTTTCCGCTTGCCTTTTGGAAAGAACCAAGCTATAGTTGAAGTTATAGAGCAACAAAGAAAGGAAACGGAAAACATGTTTGAAGTTGAGCAAAAAGTAAAAGTAAAACCAAGAGACGTATCAAATCTCTCTGAACACGAAGGTAAGACTGGGTTTGTGTTTGGCTACGGACCGGAAGATATCGTGGCCGTGATGCTCTACAAAACCGGCGAAGTAATTGTAGCCCACTACAGCTGCTTCGAGAAAGAAGAGGGTTTTACGTGCGTACACGAGACATTAAACTACGACCCCAAGACAGAACTTTTTCGCAACGCCGATAACTCCTTGGTGTTTGACAAGCACATGAATCAGTTTGGAAACCCACACGTTGAACTGAAGCATGGGAGGAAAGAAAAGACGTTTATGCTGACCTCTAAGGCTCGCGGCGGTGGGCACTGTGAATTCCACGTGGACGAGATAGACGGTCTTATAGAAAAGCTTAAACGGATCAAAGGCTAGAGGGAGGTACGATAAACATGACTAATTACGTGAAGAGTAAAATTGGAATAAGCAGACGAATTATATTGTTCGTTCTGAGTTGTATCGAAAGGAGAATATAGTATGAAAAACATAAAGCCTTGGGTCAAGTGGTTGTTCAAGCTCCCTAACCCGAACAGTAAGGGCCTGGTACCAGTTAATTGGTTCTGGCAATCGTGTTGGGCGTCTATCCTACTCACCTCGTTATTGATAGTGTCTCTCGAGGCATACACCAATAAGGTCGCAAACCTGAAGAGTGAGGTGTGTGACTTGAAGCGGGAACTTGAGTTGTCTCGGATTGATGCGCAGTTCTGGGAACAAGAGTTCAAGAAGCGCGTGAATAGGGAGAAGTAGAGACACGTAAGTAGTTCTACGGATTGTGGAGGATTATATGAATATTCTTGGGTTGGTTCTTTCTGGCGTCGCTTTAATAGCTCCAACGTTCAGAAAAGAGATACGAGAGTGGTGGAGAAATTACCGAGCCTTTCGCGAATTCGTCAGAGGATTGGATGGAGAGGAAGACGATTGGTGTTGAGTTTTAAACCGAGAGTGGTGGATTAAGTTCTTCCACTCTTTTTAATTAACATCTACTATATACGAGAGAGGTATAACGATGACACAAAAACTACTTAAGGCCCTATTGAAGAGACAGGATAGAATAGACGCAGCAGTGTTTAAGAAATACGAACAAGAGATTCGTCTGTTAAATCTGATCAATGCTATTTCTTCCGCAAAATAAACTTCTACTAATTACGATGTCCCAGGCGAGCCAGTTTTACTCCAGTATTGACTGCAGTACCCTGGGACTTTTTAATTTATTAATGGAGAGGTGATGGATCTCATAGAAGCTAAGAAAGATGAGATCTTGAGGAGAATCGGATCCCTTACAGAATCCTCCAGCGACCTTGAGCGTAGACATACGTATTATTACGTGAAGAACCTACTAGAGGAGATCACGTCTACAGAGGATCTGAAAGAGTACGTAGAGGAATTCCTTCAAGCACCTCTAGATGTAGATGGGGGGAGGCACTCTCTCCTCGAGATGGTTACCGTGGCACATAAGAAAGACGGTATAGGTGTTATATTGAGAATATATAACGACCACTTCCCTCCACATATCCACGTAGATTCTTACAGCGGCAAGACAATAACTAAGATAGAGCTGCCGCTAAGGCGCCCCGTAAGCGTCTCCGACGTACGATCTATAGACAGACACTCCGAATTGAGTCTAAAGTTTAAGAAGAACATATTTGACTGGTTCCAGAGGGAATCTAAGATCTCTGGAAAGAGTAATTGGCTTTATTGTGTCTGGTCCTGGAATCAAGAGAACTGTGAAAATAGGTTCCAGATAGTTCCTGTTGACGGGAACTACGAGGAGTTTGAGTTAAAAGAAGCCTCTATAGCATGAGGGTCGTGCAACGGTTTTGTAAACCGTGGGTGTTAGTTCGATTCTGACTAGAGGCACCAAACAATAATAAAGGAACAATTATGATGTATAAAATAAAAAAAAGTTCAGGACCTACTAAATATCCCGGAGGATAAGATCTCCTCTATGCTTGTGGACTTAGAGAGTTGGATAAGGAGTACTAAGGTTAAGAAGGACTTGATCGATAAAGTACCTGGTGTGGAGTCTTGTGAGTTCGGGTTTACATGGATAGATGATGGAAACCCGGGCAGGAGATCGACTGACACAAGCATAATATATAAATAGTTAATACGGATCTGTGGGAGAGAGGTTTAATCCAACGTCTTGGAAAGGCGTCGTACCCACAAGGTACCGTCAGTTCGAATCTGACCAGATCCGCCATAAATCGTAGGTTCTACTCTCTATGTTGAGATATTATCCCTTTTCAGAGCAAGTAAACCCCAGGCCCTTGGCGTTGTGGCAGTTCGTAGCAGGAGTTAGTGCCGTGTCAGAGTCTTCTGTCGACAACAACCACTTCGCTAGGTTAGCTACATCAGAATACGACTCTTTTGTGAAGGTCCTCCAGAGAGATTACAGGTCTCCTCGAGAAATTCATAATACGGACTATCCAGGGATTGGGTTTGAAGTGAACAACATATTATACAATTTTCTGCCTAGAGGGTCTCTAGGAGAAGGAAGAGAGTTCGCGACAGATGACGAACACCCTAAGATGGTCCTCTTTGCTCTACTACCGGACCCACGCACCATAGACGTTTCCGTAGTTAACAAAATAAAACATAGCAGAGAAGCTGTCGAGCATAAAATAACCCACGTCATGGATCAAGAGAGGGTTTCTGGATCACCGAGTCCTGGAGCTTATTACGAGTCTCCTAAAGCGTATTATAACGACCCCTTAGAGTATAATGCCTACTCTATGGAAATCCTAAAAACTGTTAGATACTCCCTTAAGCACGAGTGGAATACAAAACAACCCTCTATAGTGAAGAGAGAAGTTTGTACTTATCTACAGAGAGCTAGGGACGGTGCAGTTGTGTCGGGGTTCAGTAGACCTTTCGTTATGAACCTTACAGAGAAGAATTACGTTCGATTAGTGAACCGAGTAGTAAACTACGTAGACTACTTCTGGGACCCTAAAAAGAACCAGTATAACGTAGATCTTTAGGTTCTACTCTCTAATGCCTGTCACTAGCTCTAAAACTAAACATGCACCGAGAAGGAAACTCTCTACGTGGGAATTTATTGCAGGTATGTGCGAAGGTCTTTACGAATCTGTCGAGGAAAATAAGCATTTTAGGAAACTAGCAGACAAACATTACTCTATATTCCTTAATAAATTAGAGCGAAATTTTGATGATCCGGAGGTTATTGAGAACTCGGACTATCCAGGGATCGGGTTTGAAGTAGATAGCATCCTATACAACTTCCAGCCTAGAGGTAAGATCAAAGGAGCCTACGGAGTAGACGAGAACAATCCTAACATGATAATCCTCCCAATACTAGACGATCCTGCAGTTATAAGCTGGAGTAACGTTAAGAAGGTCAGGGAGGAATCTGACGCGATCACTCACGAATTAATACACGTTATGAACTTTAGGAGATCTGAAGGACGAGCCAGAGCAGACGATTCAGGAGAAAGTGATGAGAGATATTTTAACAACCCCCTGGAGTATAACGCATTTTCTCACGAGATAATAGATCTAGCGAGGAAGAACGTAAAGTCCCTGAAAGACGCTGGTGAGTCCTTTATTAGAGCGAAGGCTAGAGTATTGGGTTTCCTTCAACTTGGGAGAGAAGGTAAACCTGGTGGGTATCGAGAGGATTTCTTATCTAATATATCTGAGAAGAACTATAAGAGACTTGTAGATAGAGTACTCACTCACGTGGAGGATGTGTACGTTCAATCACAAGGCCATAATGGAGAATTACCTAAGTGAAGTGTAAACAATGTAATACTAAACTAAGCACCTTCGACTTCCAGCAAGGGAAGTGTCTGAATTGCCAGCAGTATCTCACTGACTGGGAAAAGAACCAATTACTAAGAGAGTGGAAGAGAGATAGTTGGTTGAACCAGATCGGGTTTATGAGATGGGGGGGGATGCTTAAGTGAGTGTTTTAGTCTTAAACAAGAACTGTACTCTAATGTTCTCTTCTCCTCTAGTAGCAGGTACTGCAGAGTTCGAATCTGGAGAGTCTCCTAATGTCTACATAGAGAATTCAGAGGTCTTACTAGACCAATCTAACTTCACAGTCTCTGGTTGCGACGACGGGGTCAGTCTTCAGAATGCTCCAGAAGTACATCCTTTCCCTGCTGCTGTAGTTAAGACTTCCTTAGTGAATAATAAATCTCCTCTCTCTATAGATGATGTTTTAGAGGGAGTAGTTCAGGGGACTAACAAAACGACCGGATCTCCGGCCCCGATCAGCTTTAAGTTCACCGTATCGAATGCTGGTCAGTCTACCGTCTTCGCTTCGTAACCAAATTTATTTAACACCTTTGCTAGGTTCTTAGTTCAAAAACCAAATTTTCCGCTTGACTTTTGGAAAGAAATGTGCTATAGTTGAAGTTATGAAAAGCAATAGGAGGATAGTATGGCAACGCCATTGACAGTAGGGCAGTTAATAGAGCACTTGCGTGCCCTACCGCAAGACTTACCAGTTCGTATATCTCGTTTCGACGAGCACTGCGACTATGGCGGTTGCACGCAGGATCATGATTTGGAGTTAAGCGATATTTCTATCCACCGCAGCTTTCCTCCAGCTAGGGAGCCACAAGCAGTAGTAATATACGGAGGCTAGTATGGAACGAACAAGACCGGTATATTACTTCGGGAAGAAGATTAAGAAGAAACCTTTGAACAACTACAGCACCTTAGGTCTGTGGAGGAACTATCGCGTAGGTTCTGTCGTAAGATTCAGATTAGGCCCAAGTAAGATTGTTGAAGGTAAGATCGGTTACGGACCGTTTAGGGACGTCGTCTACCGCAAGATTGCCTACTTTGTTCATGTTGATGGTTTTAAGTACGAAGTGCTCGAAGAAAAATTTATTAAGGATTAGCGTAACTGTGAATAATAGACAGAACAAGTACGAACTAACACGTAAAGAACGAGAGCTACTAAAGAGAATATTACTCTCTGAGGAGAGAACTAAGCAGCTCAACGTTAGATTCTGTGAATCGATTTTCTCTAGATTGAAGATCCCTGACCTAGCTAGGAACATACTACATAATAGGAATCACAAAGACTTCGAGAAGATACTGGCTTACTACTTTAAGTTAGCTAAGAAAATTCTCGAATCAACCAACTAAAGGAAGGACAACAACATGAGTAATGCAACAGTGTTCCAAGAGTCGTACAAAGAAGGCTACAGCAAAGGCAGGAAGGACTCCGGTCATAACGCTACTACATGTAGTGTAGTCCCTCGAAGCGATAAGGTAGACAACTACTTAAGAAACAACAAAGCTAGTTCTTCTGATGACGCTCGAAGGCTTGGCTACAGCGCAGGGTATGCAGATGGTAAGAACGGCAGAGGAACCTTCTTCTAGACAACCATGAATAAGATGAAACAACTCAACGTGCTATATTATTACCCCACTCAGGTAGGTGAATAGGTCGTTGCACGTACAGTCGATTTGTCGTAAGGCCCTATTCAAAAGTCGAGTAGGGCCTTTTTGTGGTCTAGTTAAACATCGTGAATAAGAAAGCTCCCTTGGTGAAATTGGTATACACGCCAGATTTAGGTTCTGGTCCGAGAGGGTGTAAGTTCAAGTCTTACAGGGAGCACCAAGCTTAGGTATGGCCTAAAGACGTGGAGAGTGTGATTAGACGGTGTAGATATCTAGATCCCTAATTGCGAATATAGTCTGAAATAACTCCAAGATAGTTAAGGCGCGTCCTCGCGGGAGAGGCGAGCTGTGTACTTAGTCGATACACTACCTAAAACAAGTTCGGAAAATATATCAATTGGTAGATTGCATGGTTTGGGTCCATGTGGCTCCGAGTTCGAGTCTCGGTTTTCCGACCAAGGAAGAGTATTCTGATAGAGGGTCAGAGCAGTCTGTAAAACTGAGGCTTTAATTGGTTCCGTAGGTGCGTCTCCTACCTCTTCCACCAATAACTTACAAGATCGTTCTCTATTACATGTTCGACCGTAAAAACGCATTACTAATGTACGCAGAGACTGAACACGATATCCTCCTGGGATACGTTGTAGGAGTACATGGGGGATTTAGGCTAGAGCTCTTGAAGAGATATAGAGATAGGTTTAGGAGGATGCCTAACGTTGTTGGTTACTGGGACGAAGAGTCTAGACTTGAGAATGTGGAGATCCCTGCTGGTGCCTACTACACTTTAGAGGGTGTTGCTCACTACAATTCGCGAGACGGTGTACTTTGGAACATTAAAAACCTAAGGATGGCTTCAGAGAAGGAAATAGAGGAATACGAACACCACAGAAAGTGGAATAAGAAAACATACGACTGGATCTGTGATACATATTAGCGGTCATCTCGACGGTTGTACTTACCCTCGTTAAATAGATGACCTACGTGTTGTGGCGGTATCTAGTAAACAGTTTCTGGTAAGTAGCACAGCGGTAGTTGCTACGGTCTGTTAATCGAGTGGTCATGTGTTCGAATCACATCTTGCCAGCCATTTCTTCTAAGTTTCCATGAAGATTCACCAACACACATTCGAACAGATTTCAGTTAAAGATTTTATGTCTGAGCTAAAGAAAGTAGAGACGTCCGGCAGAAAGGTGTGTGGGATGTCGTATAGAGGACATCTAAAGGAAGGTAAGATCGAGTATTCCGGTGAGATCTACGATTTCAAAAAGGCTATACAGAAGTGAGTACTCAGAATCCTCGAACGACTCTCAATAATCTAGAGAAGCAACTAGTTAACACGACGGACTGCGTTAAGAGGCTCAATATAGAGAAACGTATAAAAGAGATTAGATCCTCTATAGCTCAAGAGAAAGAAGAGCATGTTAAACGTAAATACAAGAGTTATGTAAAGTGAAGTGTCCCCACGGCTGCAGTAAGAAAGACTTAGGATTACAAGATTTCTTCTTTAGGCAGTGCTGTGGTTGTAAGACTCTATTAAGCCCTAATCAGATGGATACTCTCTATGAAGAGATTAAGGCTATGAATCACGCTAAAGCTCTCCACGTAGCAGACAACGTCAGAGGTCCTGTTAAACAATAATCTTCTACGAATCAATCAAGCGGCGAGTATCTTAATTATTAGAGTACGAGCATTCCTGTTCGTTGTGTAGGTGTAAGTCCTATCTCCCGCTCCAAAACCTTCTCCTTCTACCACCATATTCTCGTAAACCTGTGTTGCTCTCAACAAGGTTTGTGGGCGCCGTTATAGGGCGTTATCTAAACTTTGAGGTGGCGAGATCCATCCAGGGTGCGAGCAGAGAGCATTAGCTCGAGAACACCCTGCAAACACTGTAGAGGGAGCCGTGTAGTAAAGCTTGCGGTTATTAGCAAGATACCGAGTTCCCTCCTTAAAAGAGAGTATTGCTTTGTTATCTTGCGGGTGTTACGGCTCGAGGGGGCATACAAGGACTTCAGAGACGCTCGCAAGAAGATAGAGAAAAGACTTAAGACTAGATTCTTCTAATTCCTATAGATACTATGGCCTTTCAATTCAACATCGGAGATACTGTGAGTTTCCCTAACTTTGGGTTTGCTTCAGAATTACTCGGTCAAGGGGAAGGTACGGTAGTAGATCAAGTAGACATTGGTGGGTCTAACTACTACAACCTCCAAGTACCTATCGGAGACTCCGGATCCTTTATACCGAACTTGGTTCAAATACCTGAGTCTCAACTTACCCTCGTATAATTCTTTTAACTGTTCGCTTATTCTAGACCCCGCAATTACGGAGGTTGATGTCCAACACTTTTCCTAAAATCGGGTTCGTAAACCTTAAGAGGGTATCTGAGCGGGACCTTGAGGTTTCGTTTTCTCTCGAGAATTTCTCCAAACTTACCCACGAAGATAACAGCACCGTGGGTCCTTTCGAGTTGACTTTTGAGAGAATATCGTCCTTAGATACGTCTCTACTCTCCGTGAGTTATACGTTTGACGAGAACGGGGTTCTTCACTCTATGACTCTCTATGGAAAGAACGAGAGATTAACTAGAGATACCACAACTGTTTCCGGAGGAGACCCTCGAGAGAGAAGAGTCTCTTGTACTTACCAACACAGAAACGATCTACTGGTGGTGTCTCTACAAAACCTAAGTAAACATCGCTTAGAGGAAATATATAGATTTCTTGTAGATATCCACGAAAACCAGAAATCGACCAGATCCTAAGCAATACATAATTCTAGGAGGAAGCTGTAGTGGCTTTTCTCTATTCTATATCTCTCTAGATAGACACTCTAAAATGGGTTCTGAACACGTAATACTATCTCTAGGAGGCAACACTCCCGAACAACAACAAGTATGTCTCGGGGAGCTGTTAGGTATGAATAAACTCAACAACACAACTAGACCAACCCAGAACACCTTCTCTTGCTCCTTCGAACTACTCCACGACACTCCTCAGTCGACTTACATACAATTCCTAAACCTCGTTAACTTCGAGCGTAGAGCGTCCATTTGTACTCCTTACAACACCACTTGCACAATACACTGTCTATTAAACCGTCCCCCTAAATATATAAAGAAACTTATCCAGTATATAGATACCTCTCTTAAGTTTAAGATTGTCTTAAGAGAGATCGAAGCACGTTCGAGGGAAGCTCTGTCTTCGAGCTCTGAGGCCCTGCTGAGGTCTATAGAGTCTACCTGTCCCTCCCTTATCGTCGTGTTCTAAATCTCGATACATACCTCTACTTTCCTATAGATTCTTGTAGGCAATTCGTGTTCAACAGTGCCCCTAATAAGTCTGGACGTAAGACGTTTCTCTCGTACCCTTACAGAGAGAATCCTGCGATTGATAACGCTCTCCCAGATTCAATACAGGTAGACGACGTTGCAGGATTGCCGGATTGCCGGAAGCTCTCGAGGATGCTATAGTTGGGGGTTCTTCCCTGACTGAAATTAACGTCCCCTTCCTGTTTAACGTCGAAGGAACCGTTACATACCAGAATTCTCTTACGGCTGACTTGATTCTGCAGTCATCTCTCTCGGGAGACTTAATAATACAGAGTTCCTTAGATGCTGCATCTATAGACTGGACTATTACATCAGCTATAAACGCTATCCCCGAAGAGAAGTACATATTAGGACAAAAGCTTACGTTCAACGTCAACACTATGGCCGTCTGGGAGACCTACCAGTTCGTAGGATTGGATCTCTCTACGGCCACATACCAATCTGCTGCAAATTGGGTAAAACTCTACTCAACTAATCCATAGGAAACTATAAATGTCTACAGTTACATCAGTACTTTTGAAACAGCTAATTCAACCTATTGCTTTCTGGCAATCCTACAACCAACCGATTCCTCAGGGAGTGCAAGTGTTTGCTCAATACCCTGACAATTCGTATAGATACGTAGTTGGTAATGGTGTCCTACTTTATAGTGATCTAGTTGAGCACGGAGCTCCTGCCCCGGATGTATCTACATTCATAACCGACGCTCCCGAAGATGGAAAGATCTACGGAAGACAGGATGGTGAGTGGGTCGAGATTGTTCAAGACGACGACTCAGACTTCGCCCAATTAGATACTCCGAACGATTTTACTGGGTTGAACACGTTTAATACGACCGGAACTCCAATAACTCAAAACCCCGACTATGACACTGACGCTGATGTAATAGCAAATAAACTTAGCTGTCATAACGAGCTGGTAGTGCTTGGCGACGCTGTGTGGGAACCTCAACCAGAGGCTACAATAGACTTGATTAAGATCGGTAGCAATATTACAAACATCAACTTCCAATCTAACGGGACCTATACTCCAGATGTAGCGAGCTCTACATCGAATTTTGTATTACAAGATTTGTATGGTAGACAGATTACAGTAAGACGTGAAGCTACTGTGAACGGGGGGAGGTTGACTCTGATCGCAGGATCCGACTTCAGCGCTAATGGAGGTATCTCTGGTACTGTTGTGGTTTGGGCTGACGGCCCTGTCCCGGCCCAAGGATGGAACTTAAAGACTGATTGGTCTGTAAGCGACTTGTTCGGGTCAGATATCTCTAGAGTGTTTGTACTACGTAACGAGTTCAGCGTAATCTCTTCCGGAAACTTGGTCACCAACACTCACGTAGTATCAACAACAGCTACGGAGAGTCTCTCTGTAATAAGGACGAACGCTCTTAGGGCGAACAACGCGACAGTCTTCGGGTCTCTGGTTATACCCACACCAACTGCTGGAGATAAGTCTAGCAACGCTGCCAGCACTTACTACGTGCAGAACGAACTGAACAACATAAACACCAACTCGATAAACGTCGCTAGCAGCTTAGTTGCTTTAGGCGATGTGGAGTGGGTAGACGGACAACTATACCCCGACATGACTCTCCCTATTGGAATCTCTATATCTAAGATAGATTTCACTGCTATGGCCGCAGCCGGCACTCCTAACTTCGTGTCCGGTGGAGCTTATCAAAATATAGTAGTTGTCGACGACTTAGGTAGACAAGTTAGGATTACTGTGGATAGCTGGAACAACCAGGTATGGTTTATGCCTGTAGTCCCTCTAGATAATGGGGGTCTCACGGCCACAGTGTACGTCTATAGGAACGGAGCATGGGCTAGCAAACTGTCATACACCATGACCGAGATTTACGCTACAAGCAACCACGCTACTGTTACTCAGAATAATTTCACGAACTACAACCTAGGCAACACTCCCATAGAGTTCACCAGTGCAACCATGAGCACTAGCGACGCAAGCACTAAGCTCAACGCAGCGAGGACTAATAGACTGATTGTTCTGTCGTCTTCTTCGTTCCCTACTCAGGCGTTGTACGATACTAGCTCTAACGCTGCCAACTGTAATTTTGTGCAAAACGCAGTAGACGATTTTGCGTACAACTACTTACCAACGACAGTAGCATCTGAGGATTCAGTGTTCGATGGATCTAACTACGTTATCACTACAGCCAATACAGTGTCCTTAGTCGTTAGTGTCAAAGCATGGGATTCGACTTCTGTCACGGAAATAATGGACTATACGGTGAGTGGTAATACCATCACGATCAACAACACAACTCTAACTTCTGGAGATAACCTCAGAGTAGTCTATTTCAGTTTTGGCCCTTAGTTGTAGGTGATAGATTCTAAATAAATGTGGTTGCCGAAAGGGACCGCTACTCTACTATAACAATAACTTGCTGTAACCACAGGAGTAATCATGGAACAGAAAACGCTCGTACTACGTAAACGTACAACCACAACCCCCTTTAATAACGACCCTCTAAAGAATCTCTTACGAGACTTTTTCGGTGTTGGAACAACTCTATTGGACACCATGCCTGTTAGGTATTTTCTTCCTGAAGAGCAATCCTATCCTCGTTACGATGTAATAGATAGATCAATTGAGGGTAAAACTAATTCTATAGAGATAAGGATGGCTCTAGCTGGGTGGTCTAAGGAGGACCTAGAGATAACCTCCAAGGACGGTTACTTAGTTGTCTCAGGAATCATGAACCGCGAAGGCAAGCCCGTCGAGGACGTATCTTATTACCGACGAGGGATATCTGCGAAAGACTTTGAGTGGAGCGGTAAGATGCCTGAGGACTCTGTTGTAGGGGGCATATCTCTTACAGACGGTATACTCTCCATTAAAGTGTCTAGAGAAATCCCTGAAGTTGAGAAGACTAAAACCTACAAAATAACTTAAAACATTCCAGCAGATAATCGGTCCTTGGTGGATTGGGAAGTACTGCAGTGAATAGACCCTCTTTATCCCCATGAAGAGGGTCCTTTTATAGCTAAAAACAAATTTACTTATTAGCTTTGCTAGGTCAACCAAACTTTCCACTTGCCTTTTGAAGAGAAGTACGCTATAGTTGAAGGTATGAACGAAAGGAAGCACTATGCTTACAAAAGTATCGGAGCAGCACTTTGCGGAAATAGCCGCTCAGAAGCTACAAGAGTATTATGAATCCCCACAGACCCCCAGGATAAAACAAGCCATACGGGTCTGTGAAGCGATTCTACGGGAACACAACTCCAAAATGTTCGGAGGAGAGCAGAACTACCCGAACACGAACGCAATCGCTTAGGATGTAACAATGTTACGCTCTCATGGAGGAATGTATACTCAAGAGACTTAAAATCTCTCGCTCGTAAGAGATTGTGGGTGCGAGTCCCACTGAGAGCACCAGGAACCGAGGAAGGAAATTAAGATGACAAGATATTTATGGGAGATGGCTAACATAAGACCGCACGAGTCTGGTCTTTCTATGAATGTTTGGTTAGACGATTCAGGAGAGAAAAGGCAAGTTCAACACAAGTCCCCTAGATTAAAAGTCCAACGGAATAAAGGAAGGGTCGGGCAATTTGATTCAGCTTTATCTGTAAGCATTTGCATGGATCCTGACTTCCTTGGTAGGGTGAGGGATTCTGATATAGAGTTGTCTCGAAAAGATTTAGAGAAACTAGGAGAATGGATTCAATTGAACCAAGTTGAGCTTCTGAGGCATTGGGTTGGGGAGATATCTTCAATCGAGTTCGGAAGCCTCGTGAAGAAGGTTTAACAAGAAAGGAAACTAATATGGCGCATTATTTGATGGAAATGGCCAATCTAAGGAAGGACGAGACAAACCTTCCCGTAAATGTCTGGCTGGACGAATCGGGAAAGGACAGGCCTGTGAAACACAATTCTCCAAGAATCAAAGTCCAAATTAACAAAAGAAGTTCCACAAATGTTCGCATGATGTACCCCGTCAGCATTTGTGACGAACCTGATTTCTTAATAAGTCCTAAGGGAGACAAAGACTTCGACTTAACGACAAAGGACCTCCAAAAGATAGCAAGATGGATAATCCTCAATAAAGATCTTCTCTTAAGACACTGGAACAAAGAAATAGGTATAGCTACGTTTGTGGTTGAGATGAAGAAAGTTTAACAAGAAAGGAAGAACTGATATGGCTAACAACAAAGAAATAAAGCAGAAGATTCAAAAAGACGAACTTCACGCTAACGACTACTTTAACAATATCAAGAGTAGCCTAAACAAGGTTACACAAGAAAAGCTAAGGA